GTTGCACTGCGCATTATTGTTTGTGTACCCGTTCTGCAGCCGATGACTGTTGCTGGTGTGGCAGTGGGAGTCCAAGACCCATAATCACACGCAGGACACTGAGATGTATCATTAAGTCCGACTTGAACCACGGAACTCACTGGGGCGGTACAGTCTCCTCTTCCACCATCGGTTGCACTGCGCATTATTGTTTGCGTACCCGTTCTGCAGCCGATGACTGTTGCTGGTGTGGCAGTGGGAGTCCAAGACCCATAATTACAGGTTGTCGGTGCCGGTGATGGTGTTCCGAATACTGGTGCTGGTGCAGGTGATGGTGAGCCGAAGACTGGTGCTGGTGCAGGTGATGGTGAGCCGAAGACTGGTGCTGGTGAACCGAATACTGGTGCTGGTGAGCCGAATACTGGTGCCGGTGAACCGAAGATTGATGTCGGTGATGGTGTTCCGAATATTGGTGCTGGTGCTGGCGAGCCGAATACTGGTGCTGGTGCAGGTGAACCGAAGATTGATGTCGGTGATGGTGTTCCGAATACTGGTGCCGGTGTTCCGAATGCTGGTGCTGGCGAGCCGAATACTGGTGCTGGTGAGCCGAATACTGGTGCTGGTGTTCCGAATACTGGTGCTGGTGCGGGCGAGCCGAATACTGGTGCTGGTGCAGGTGAACCGAAGATTGATGCCGGTGCTGGTGAGCCGAAGATTGATGCCGGTGCTGGTGCTTGTGATGGCGATGGCAACAAATTCATATTATTAATTGATGCAATTAAATCATTCAATGTAAATGTATTTGTATCTGATGTTAGTATTACCATATTTGACAGCGTACCATCGAATGTATTATATGAATTCAAAGAAGTAAATAAATAAACAATACCGTTGGTGTATGAAGAAATATTTGCTAAATTATTACCATTGAACAAATTGCCATTTTTATAAATCTGATAACTGTTGGTAGTGCGATTACAAATTATAAAAAATTGTGTAGGTATACCGACATCAATTGGAATAGTACAGTTAGTGATAGTGTCATTGTAACCACTTGTATTCACCTGTTGTACCATCAACATATTGGATAACGGACAGACCCAAGCACCTAGCGCGCGGATATCTGCACCTCCGGTGTCTGGGGTTAACCCAAAAATTTGCAAAAGCTGGTTGGTTGTATTGGATGCGGTCAAGTTAATAGTAAACGAAACTGCTATATTTGTTCCTAAAATTATATTTGCACATCGAACGGTATTGCATGACAACAATAATCCAGGTTGTGTTTTCAGAGGATTGTTACCGACAACATAATAAGTATTGTTATCATTGGATGATAAATTTTCATAAAATGATTTTTTAAAAAAAACCAGACAAATAATAAACACAAAAAATATTATTAATATTTTGTTAATCAGTTGCATACATTTATATAATAATAATAAATATTATATTATTATCAATTTTATATTAGCATCTATGTGAAGATGTATTGTTTTGCCACTGCATAATCGTATTGCAGATAGTCTTCTAGGTTGGCGCCGAAGGTGCCGGACTCATCTGCGATGCAATAAATCGACAACTAATATGAAGGGTGATTGAGGCATCCTAACCCAAAATCATCCCTTTCGCAGTGTCGCAAAGCGTTCTCTTGATTTAGTTGTTGGAAATTTCAATGTAGCATCTCTTCTTGCTACGCAGGCGGAATTGAAATCGAGATTAGTTACAAGAATCGGCGAAGCCGATTCGGGAACTAATGAGAAGCTTTGCTTCTCTGACCAGAATAAAAATTAGAAAGTTGCTGGAAAAACCTTGTTTTGGAGATTGTTTATATGCGCTGATGCCCTGGGAACATTGGCAGCGCCTCCACCACGCACTCTTGATAATGCTTGACGCGTTACATTGTTGTCCTTGTCACTTACAAATGATACGGGTTGATTATTTACATTCGCCATAACTCTACCGGATTGTTGGACGCGGCGCCTGATGGCGGTTTGTGAAGCGTCGCGATTTCCACCGATCCATTTCTTTTGTAGTGCTACTGCGGGTCCATTAATAACAACCTGATGACTACTTAATCCTAAAGCACTTCTTCCTATTGTCGCATTGCCTGCTGTATTTGGATTTGTCAGTGGATTAATGTAAGATTTTACAAATAATTTTCGATTCATTTCAAAAGACGCGCCACCATCGCTTGTAATATCTTTTATTGGCATTGCCATTCGTGCAGTAGATTGTGCGTTATTAATGTCGTTTAATATTGGTCCATTCGTCAACACCATTTTCTATAAATATTAAATATATTATATATTCTACAATCTATTCTAATTTGATTAAACAAACATTCGAACCGGAATTTACAGATAAATTATGAATAACATGAGTTTTTTCATCATTGTCTATTTTTTCACTATATATATTTGGTATTAATAGGTCCATTATTTTCGGTGTTCGTTTTTTTGCAGCACGATGTTCATATCCAACCACCCTCTCAACCTCAATAATTTTCCATGTTTCTTCTATCTTTGGAAGTGCCGAATTAAACCAATTGCGATTTCTTTTTACTAATATACATGAAAATTCATCCAAGTACCAATAATCTGTAGAATATAATGTATGTGTTTCGCGATACAATGTTCGATTGTCATTTATCCACATATCAACCGTGTCCTTGTCCAGAGGAACATCCAGTGGTATATATTCGTAAATTGGTTTTATCTGTTCACCACTATGGTTCGTTTTATTAATAAAACATAAAATAATACCTTTATGTTCACGAGTATTGTCTTCGTAAAATTCTGATTCATTCGAATATTCTTTAAATCTCGTCTCGATAAAATCACATTCATTTAAATCGCATGTTTCCATTTGGACCTGCATCTGAACCCAATAATCCTCTTTCGGGATACCTGTAATGTCGCGATTATAAATGTTTTTTACTTCGATCATGCGGCCAAAACGATCTGAATTTGAATCAATATTGATGCCATCGGGTGACGCACCTAAAAAGGAATGGGTCGGATGCTGAATACATCCAAAATCTTCAACTTTGGTATGAAAACGGTCTTCGTAAATCTTAATCGACAACGGTTCGTATATATTTCCCCATTGTCGTGCATTTTTTGTAAAATAATTCATTGGATGCAATGCAAATGGTTTACATTTCTCGTAAATAAAACTATTGATTTGTGCGGTTGAACCTAATATTTTATGTGCGCTACTTGCTGTTATCAAATTATGTCTATATTCATACCATTCAGGTGTTCTCTGTTTGGGTTGATAATAATTTCTGATTTTTTCTATTTGTTCTGTATAATTTAATATATAATCACTGCTAAGAGGTGATATTGTATTTGTTGTGCAAATATAACTCAGTTTAGGGTATTCATCTTCGAATATATCAAAGAAGTCTTCAGTCATACTATCTATCATGTCATAAATTTCGTCAGCATCATCCTCAGTTACCATTTCATAAGCCATCCATTCTTCGAAAAATATTTCAAAAATTGTATCAACTAATTTGCCATAAAAATTTGGATTTGAATATTTCAATATATTTTCAGAAATAGTTTCTTCTATTGATTCAAACACTGTCGTTTCAAGTTCAACATATTCATCGAACGAAATATCCGATAATAGATCCATTAATAAATATATATAATAAAAGTCTCTGTATTTTTTCTTGTAGTAATAATAATTTTATGTAATCAATTTTTTTTATTATCATATAGGTTCGTTACTATTATCATAGTCGGAGTGGTGTTAGTGATTTTAATGTTGATACTCGCGTTGCATCTGTTATTTTAAGTGTATAATTATGACTTGCATGATTAAAATGCAATGAAGGAATACCCGTAATATCTCGACTATCCTTGTTATATTGAACCTCTTTGGTTTTCTGTAATTTGTTTTTTTCCAAACAATCTTTGAAGAAAGCCTTTAACGATTTAATGTCTTTTACTGACAAACTGTTATCTCTACCATATTTTTCAGCATAACAATGTAGTTTTTGCATCTTAATCGTTTTATCCAATTTATTCCACGATTCAGTCTTATTATGCTGTTTTTCTCTCTCCAAAATTGCATCAATAGATAACGAGGTATCACTCAATTTCATTTCCGCGTGGCAATCACCACCTATTTTTTTAGGTGGTTCATCAACTGTATTGTTCTTCTCCTGAGTTTTTGATTCGATGTTTGAAAACATATTTTAAGGTCCTTGTCTTTATATTAATTACACAATATCGTTTTATCTCCTTTTATTTTATATTTTGTTACATAAATGGAGTATAATACCAAAATCATACTAACTCCCATAAAAGATTCGAACAAAACCATAAAAACGGAAAAAGTTAAAAAACATCGTGTAATTACTGGAGAACCTATGTGGGTTCTCAATATCGAAGATTATGACCCTTCACAACAATATGAAATACTATTCAACGAAAAAAAATCTGATACAAATATTACCGTTCATAAAAAAAATTACGAATATTATGATTATATACGCAAATTAGCCCAACAACAAATACAATGTAAAATAAATGGATATCATACCCAAGATGTGGAAAAACAAATATTGAATCAGACAGATTTTGTTGATATATCATTTGTTATGCAGTTATTAAAAGAATCCAACATGAAATGTTTATATTGTAAAGATATGGTTCCTGTTTTATATCAACTAGTTCGAGAACCTAAACAATGGTCGTTAGACCGCATAAATAACGATTTTGGCCATAACAAAAATAATGTTGTTATCGCTTGTCTAAAATGTAACCTTAAAAGGCGTTGTATATATCACGAAAAATTTATATTTACTAAACATCTTAATATTATAAAGAATGATGGTCGGGGGGCGTTTACGCCTCCAACATTGCTCTGCCACTGCGAAGCACAATGCGATAACTTTGTAGGTGACCTACGGTCACCGGAAGAGTTTGGTCAGAGAAGCTTTGCTTCTCAACAACTAAATCAAGAGAACGCTTTGCGACACTGCGAAAGGGATGATTTTGGAGAACCCGGTTAGGCAGATGCCTCACATTTTCCTGTTTTACGGTTGCGTTTACTTTTATTTCCGCATTTCTTTCTCATGAGTGAACGACAATAATGATACTTTTTGTTGCGACGAGTTCCACGAGCACATCGTGAATAAGTTGTTTTTGTAATACTTTTCGCTTTAGACAGAGCATCGACCATAGGCATCATTTCCATAGGAACATCTTTCTTCATTTGTATTATTTATATATTATACAAATAAATTATTTTTTGCTACATGTTCCTGTTTTTTTATTTCTACGGGTTCCTTTGCGACAAGCTTTTTGTGTGGCGCGACAATTTTTATTCACGCGACGAGAACCTAAAGGACAACGCACTTTTTTTGAGGAAGACTTTTTAGGAGCCATTATATTATATATATACAAATAAAATTTGTTTTCACAAGTATATAGAAATTTTTGTCTAAATATTACTAACATCCTTGTAATGGAGAACCTGCATAAAAATATTGTTGAAAAATTAGACTTTTTTCACCAGAACAATCAAATACCACACATTATCTTTTATGGTTCTTCCGGTAGTGGTAAAAAAACACTGGTTTATAAATTTATCGGAAAGATATACGACAATGACAAGCAAAAAATGAAAAACAATGTCATGTTTGTCAATTGTTCTCACGGCAAAGGTATCAAATTTATACGAGATGAATTGAAATTTTTTGCTAAAACCAACTTACAATCCAATAGTGGTGTTAAATTTAAATCAATTGTTCTCTTTAACGCCGACAGTCTTACAAACGACGCTCAATCAGCATTACGCAGATGTATTGAAATTTTTAGTTATAATACTAGGTTCTTTATCATTGTGGAGAACAAACATAAATTATTAAATCCTATTTTATCACGATTTTGTGAAATTTATGTTCCTGAATTTATTCCTTGTTCTCCGGACATCAATTGTTCTCCTAAAATTGAGAACCTACATCAATATCATTTAAAACAAAAATTTGATACCGAACAACTAGAAACGGACAAGCAATCACGGTTTGAAAGCATTTTTACTGGAGAAAAAACAATTTATAATCACAAGCATCTCTTGAATATATCTTCTGATATTTACGAAAAAGGCTATTCATGTGTCGATTTGATTCATTTTATGAATAGTTCTCCACGATGGACTGGTTTAGAAAAATCCAACATGATGTTATGTTTTCATAAAATTAAATCCGAATTTCGCTGCGAAAAATTATTAATGTTTTACATTTTAGATTTTATTTTTCTACGAGAAGACAAAAATATTGAAAATATATCATTTATTTAGCGTAATTAGTTTGTTTACTAAAAACAAAACAGTCCAAATATATATAATGGATGATTTTGTCGTGTCAAATTTATACGAAAGCCGTAATGAATGGTGCGCTCGTTTGGTCACAATTTTAACACCATTGGTTTCCGAGGGAATTAAATCGATTTTTAATGAATCCGTTAAAATTTGTAAAGACAATGATGAGATGAAAAAATATTTGATGACCTTTCAAAATCTACTTGCTCAGGTTCCTAAGTGGAATAGTGTCATTGTGGAAGACGAACGAAAGCGTATCATTGAGCGTTCTGGCTGTAATTATTTGGAAGACCTTATTTCTTGCGTCCATATTATTCAATTGAAAGTATTAACATGTATTCGGGTTGGTAATAAACAAAAAAAAATTGATATATCCATTCCTAAATTAGATAATTTTATTCACAAGGTCTATATCCATGTCGCTAGAAAAACTTACATGAATGTTTATTTATTCGAAAAAAATGTCGAACAAGGACAAAACAATATTACGCCGTTGCAAATTCAAAAGAATAATCGTGAATTCGAACAAATCGTCCAAGAATGCATTTTGATTACTGTTCGCGAAAGTATTCCCACGGAAGACATCATTCGTGCTTACATGGATGAATCTGTGGAACAAGAGGAAGAAGTATTGATTGAGAACATTACTGAACCTATTGAAGAGGACTCGGACAAGAACACTACACCTGAATCCGACAAGACTACGGACAAAGAAGAGACTTCGATTGTTCCTTCCATTACCAATTTGGACGACGAACCTGTGGTCACTACATTGAAATTCAATGACTATGACAGCATATTGGACAGCACTACTGGCAAAATAGAGGAGATTGCTGCTCCCAAGAACATTGAACGATTGGAAGAAATTAGCTCTTCGCGTGCTATGCAACGCCAATTAGACGAGGAAGACGATATGGATGAGCGTATTCAAATCCATACAGATAATATCGATTTGAACGATTTGGACATCATGGATATCGGACGCGAATCTAGTCTTTCAGAAGATGTCTTGTTAGATGATATTATAGCCCTATAATAGAAGTTACACCTATTAGAATCCGGGAGTATCTGTAAAAATCTCGGGTGATTTAATAAAATCCGTTGCACCACCGGTGCCGAATGATTTTCCAAGTGAATCCATAATCACTGTTTTAAATTTGAAAAAAATGTAAATACAAGCAAATGATGAAACTGCTACAATCATCGAATCCTTCACTACCTGTTTTAGTGGCTTGATTTCTTTTTCTATGTATTTCATTTCCAATAGTTTCATAATCAAAAACATCGCAGAGATTGTTATCGTCAATATGATAATGTTCTCCATTCTATACAATTTTGCTAAATTAATTATTGGTCTGTTTTACGCATTTACAATATTTTACATACATCACCCTCTACTTCGTATAGATATCGTCCTACGCTACGCTTGCAGCAGAAAAACACTCTACATTAGTTCCCGAGACATCTTCGATGTCTCTCTAAACTAATCTCGATTTCAATTCCGAACTGCTATGCAGTGCTGCATTGAAATCTCCAAAATCTTCATCTTTTGAGGACATTATTGTTAGCATAACCTTTTTATCTATATTTTCATCCGGACAATCATTGTTTTCGCTAGATTCATACGCCGCATGAGAAGGATATAATCCCCTCGCGACTAATTCATTTATTCGGTTTTTCGTAACTAAATACGGAATATTTTCCACGAATTGTATTGAATTGATTACATATATTGCCTTTGTAAACAATCCATTCATTTTTCGCGTAATATTAAAATTAAATAATACATTCATCGATAATGTCAAAATAAATATATAAATGAGAGAAGCGTCTATTGTATCTATGTCGTAATAATTAAATATTAGTAATCCTAAATTACTTGTAAAACAATGTATTATACATTTGACAGAAATCGTGTAGGTTAGTTTTGATATTTTTTTGTCATTTTTGTGATAATAATAAATAATTTTTCCGAATTCTATTGAAAACCATAAATTATATAAAATATTTGCATAAGTAGTTATAGTTACTCCGTTATCTACATATTTTTGAACGAATAAATTAGATTCGTCAATATTTACATACGGCACGATGACATAGATTGGTAACCAACTTAATGTCATAAATACAAATATATAGAATAAACAAAAATATGTAAATTTACGGGTTATAGTTTTTTTATGTAACGCTTTATATCCAAAATAAAAAATACAATTATCACATAATTGGACAATATAATTACCATAACCTACAACAAATACACACATTTGTTCATCTATGACGGGATATATGGTAATCGCCATAATATTTCCAATTGTGTTTATAATTATGGTTATAGTACAAATAAAATTTATTTCCGTAAATTTCACATATCGAAAATTTTCGATTATCGATTGTTTTGTAATAATCAAATATAATAGCTTTATTGTAGGGGGGAAAAAAATGCACAATAGAAAAAAAAAATTCATTATTGGTGACCCGTGACCGAACGAATAATCTGGAACAAACGAATTATGTATTTTCATTGATAAATTTTGGTTTGGAATATGTGGTGCGGTTGATGTTTCATATATTATTGTAGAGTTCAAATTCATATAAATCTATATACAAATAAATCTATATACAAATAAAAAATATAATCATAATATTATATTTTTAGTATTACAATGGAACTGATACAATACGAAAACGACACCTACCCATTATTTCAATCTCAAGGAAATGCCTCACAATTTGCCATACCTTATGCTACACATTTTTGTAAAGGCGATGGGTATGATATTGGATTTTGCAAACAAGAATGGAAATTACCTATTGCTAGAGGAATCGACATCAATATGAATGATGGTTATCACGCCAACAATTTACCTGATGAAATGGTCGATTTTATTTATTCCAGTCACTGTTTAGAACACTGTGACGATTGGGTGGTTACATTGGAATATTGGATTAGTAAAATTAAACCAGATGGCGTTCTTTTTCTATATTTACCCGATTTTTCACAAAAATACTGGCGTCCTTGGAACAATCGAAAACATAAACATTGCTTTAATGTCGATATTCTTTTCCATTTTTTACTCGACCATAAAATGAAAAATATATTGAAAAGTGGCGTGGATTTAAATAACAGTTTTATGATTGTTTGTCAACGATAAATCGTTGATATAATCTATTTTTTTATGAGACTACTTTTATTGGTAATTATCGATTCCTTGGCAATATTCTTGATGATTTTCGTGTAATATTCTTCACGCTTGGGTCCTGCCATGGAATTCTGTTGCATTACAATCGATTTTTCACCTAATTCTGAATCCATATCATCAGCATACGATGGATTGTTCTCACGCCAATCTACCAACTGTTGCATATTTTTACAGGTAATGTCTTGTATCCCCCTTTGTATCACCTTATTACTATTTTCTTTGTCCCATTCATTTTCTTCTTTCACATAAATGGTTTCCCTCTTGATATCCGTGCAATGAATTGGGCGATTAATCAGTTCCAATTGTTTCAGGTTGTCCATGATTATCTTTGTCACCCCCCCAACAAATCCCATTTTGGCATTGTTCTCCAAATCATTATCTGTAACTTGAATATTTTCAATAAAATCCGAAAAATTAATGGCATTTTTACAGTTTTCATTCAAAAACAATTGAATATTAAATTGTGTGTTATTTGTGGTGTTGTTGTTGTTATTGTTGATGGTCGTAGGTACAGTTAGACAAGTCTGTGATATTTCCACCATTTTATTCATTAGTGTATTGTTCTCTTGTTGTAATTCAAACATTTTTTTCTGTTGCATTTCCGATTGTTTACATTGTTCTATTAGTAGGGTTTTGAATTCTTGGTTTTCTTTGAACATTTCCATGATAAATTCACCATTTACCATGTTTTTTGTATTTTCGATTGTGTTCTCCGTTATGTTCTCTGGAATGGGTATTTCAACATTACATTTCTTTTTATGAGCGAATAACCCTTGACGATATTTATAAATATTCCCACAATTACACTCGAAAATGCGTTTGCTGGACTTTTCTTCCTTTTCTTCCTTTTCTTCCTTTTCTTCGTCATTATTTGTAATTTTTTTGTCATTACTTATATTTTTTTGATGTTTTGCAGTCAATAAATGCCTTTCAAAATTACATTTATTACTCGTAATATAGTTACATAAATTACAATTAAAAACATTTATTCCATTTTCTTCGTTTATGTCATTCATTGTCATTTAATATAGAATGACAATAAAATTCCTTCTAAATAGTTTTCATAAAAATAACAAAAAAGTTATGCAGTCATACAAAAAATATAATTTTCCATTTTACTGCATTATGCTCTAAACTCGTTTTTTCAAAAAGTAAAAAAAAAAGTCCGCCAAGAAAATGGAAAATGGACATTTATAAAATGTCCAAAATCAAAAATTTCAGAATACTTTCCCAAACTACTTTTTTAATAGACCACTTTTCTTGGAATATTCATATTTTTTTTTTTTATCATGCATAACAAGGAATTTTATCAATGTTAATAATCCGGTTAAATTGATATTTATTCTTGGGTGTATATTCAAACTTCTTGAATTCTGGTGATTCTAATTGTTTTTCAGGAATGTGTTCGTGGACGGTGCGTGCGATCATTTTGTAGAGTTTAAAATTAGGATAGCGCTCTTCACCGTTTTTCTTGTAGAGGATGTTCTTACCTAAATCATCGGTACACCATTTTGCTATTATTTTTTGAAAAGGTGACATGTCTTCCTCTGTAATCATATTGTCAATGTCTAATACAAAATCAAAAATGGAAGTTCCCAAGCGACATAAATCGAAACTGTAGTTAGGTGGCAATACAGGTTTTTTATTGTCATAAAAAGGTTCAAAATTGTATTGTGTTGATGCATCACCACCGGGTGCAAAACTATCACTGCAAAACACATTGCCTTTGAATTTGTATATACTGCGTCCGAAATCGATGATTTTAAAAATTCGACCAAAGGTAGGAACACGATATACCGCTTTTTTGTATCGATAATAAAGGTAAGTTGCTTTGGTTTCTTTATAGACAATGTTGTTAGTATGAAGGTCATTATGTGTAAAATGGTAGGCTTTTTGATAAGTTAATAGTGTCATGATAATTTGAAATAAGGCTGCTAACGATTCATCATCATTTAACAGTTTGTTTTCCAAGAGGGCATCCAAAGTACCGTCGCATTTTTCTAAACATATTAATTGTATGGGAAAATTATGTATATAAGCGTACATGGCGACATCAGAACAATCTGATTCTTCTTCTGATTCATCTTCATCTTCATCTTCATCTTCATCTATGTCGCTGCTATTTTCAAATTCTTGGGTCTCTAAATCATCAGATTCAGTGGTGCAGCTTTCATCGCTATCAGATGAATCCGAATCATTTTGTTTGCCTGCTGGTTTTTCGGTTTGATAAATTATCTCAGCCGTAAATTCTTCGACTTGTGCGACAACATCTAATTCTTCACAGTCATTTTTGGTAGATATACATGTAGTTTGAATAGTAATAATATCATTATCCAAGTCAAGTTGTGATGATGAAATATTCAATTTGTGTTTGTTACCGCGAGAATTGTAATTCATAAATTGCATAGATTCAGTCTGGGTAACATCAAATAATTTTTTAATGTTGTCGTTGAAAAAAGTGGAATTGTTAAGATATTCATAATCATCGGCAATATTTATTTTGAATTTATCTTGAATACCTAAATAGGAACCATAATAATCGATTCCGTTGTCAAAATCGTGACAATTCAAAAGTTGACTGGAAAGATAACTAAAAAATCCGTCAGTATAGGCTGAATTGTTGGATGAGAGAACTTTTTTATTACAATTGGTTTCATTGGAGGTAAGGTTAGGTAATTCGTAAAAAAACGGTTCATAATTAATATTTTGATATTTACCAACCATATATTTTGTAGGGTCATACAGTGGTGAATATTTAATAAATACAGGTAGGTGAGCGATTTTGTTACAGGATGTATCCAGTACTCTTTCCAAGTTATGCATATGAAACCGATGTTTCAAATTGATAGTGGAATAATTGGTTTCGGTCATTTCAAAAAAAAGAGAATAAATGGGTTGATATTTCTGTAATTTTTGTATTCGAAAAGGATTATAATGATGTTCGTCGTCTTCTGTTGTAGGGGAGAACATTGTTTCTAAATGTTTTAAATCAATCGTCGGTACTTTACAATAATCTATGTTTATTTTAGTCATGCGTGGTTTTGTTGGGCGCTTTTATATTTGGTCGAAATATATAAATCATGGTATTTTAACACATGACTATGTAATCTATTGTTGGAGAACAAAATAATAATCATCATTGAATAATACCTTGTTTTTAATACTTCGGCTCATTTTTGCGGCACATATTTTTTCAGCCTCGGCGGCTTTCGCAATCGTTTCCCAAGTTCCTAACAGTTCATCGGTTCCTACTGTCCGTTTTTCAACCTTTTTACCTGTAGAAGATGTTGTTCTATGACGGTCTGTTTCAGATTTTAAAGTTAATCCATAATAACCTTGACCCCCACCATTGTTCGCCCAAATGGTGGTATATAGTACATAGTTGGTTTCTTTCAGGTATTTTTTGAGTTCTTCTTTTTCTTCACCAGTTGGAGGCAGACTGATTTGTTCTTTCCATTTTTTGTATTCGTTTAACACATCTTCAAATAATGCTTTTCCACTTGGTGAAAATATACAGGCGTGGAAAATGAAATTTTGTGTGATACTTGATGTGAGTGATTTATTATATTTTAATTCTTTCAACGATACACCTTGATAACCGTTCACTACTTGACCTTTGATTTGTGTTTTTAGACGAGATTGTTTGAAACGCTTATCTAAATAATCCTTTAATTTGTTGTATTTTTCTTTGGATGCTGTTTGCGTTATAATACGATATTGACCCATAATATCAACTGTGGATACTTCTACATCATCACGAACAATGCAATGTTCTTGAATATAAGCGTCAAATTGTTCTGTTAATTCGTCTTTAGGTTGGTCTAAGGATGGAAAAGTATTTTCGATTGGGTCTGTTTGGCATGCAAAATCTCTTGTAGAGATTTTTTCAGGAAGTTGGCTATCTATAATTACTAATTCATTTTCATATAATTTCAAATTTTTAATGTAACGGTCGGAAGGATTGGTGATACTATTTAATTTTAGCATATTTGCTACACGCAAAATAATAAGTTTGGCTTCTTCAACATCTAATTGAAATATTTCTCCAGAAATATTGTAATTCGCTAACAAACTATGAATAAAATGTTCTACCGTTCTTATGTTTTGATTCAATACTTCTACTACTAATTCTATTTTACCATTGTGGTGCAACTGTTTGAATGGTTTGATACGATTATTCACATTTTTTGTAAAACCAATTTTCAATTTGGGTGGATATATATCCCTTTCATTGATGTTGAAAATATACATATATGGGTAGTCCTCTTTTACCTGTAGCAATTTGATATCTTCTGTAGCTATTACAAGTTTGTTTTGTAGTTCATCTTTTTCTTCTGTTATGGTTTGAAGTTGAGTGTTTTTTTGTAGTAATTGTTGTTTTAATTCGTCTGATTCATCTTGAACTAATTGTTGTAGCAATTCTTCCAGTTTTACAAAATATTCATGGATTTCGTCTGCTTTTTTAGTGGCAGATTTAATACAAAACATTTTGAATGTTTTGATATTCAACATAATTTGTTCACGATTGTGACCTCCTCTGCCTTCATTTGTTTGCTTTGCCGATTGGCAAAGCAAAACTTTATAATCTATTTCAACAGTAAAATATTTTTCCAAGGTTCGTTTTGCCATTCCTTTCTGACTGAAACCTAACCATTGCCATACATTGTCCAAATCAATCACAAAATCTGTTGATTGATTGTAATTTAAGTAGCAATAAAACGAAGAAACAAACAATTGTTGTTGTGCATCCGTAAAAGTATCCTTTATTTTACTAATAAACCTGTTATTATAATTACCAGAAAGCTTGGTAATAGGGCTCGATTCAATCAAATTAACAATATTCAAAGAACAATCCATGATTTGTATATAGTATTATACTTGTATTCTTTATATCAATTTTTGATTTTAATAATAAAAGCAAAATAAAAGCGAACCAAAATTAGCGTAAAATTACCAATAAAATATAATAAATCAATAATATAGTATGTCATTGGAGCTCAAAAAATTCAATATGCGGGATATTACCTTTAAACCCGATGAAAACAAGGGTCCAGTGATTGTTTTGATAGGTCGTCGTGATACTGGTAAATCTTATTTAGTAAAAGACCTCCTTTTTTATCATCAAGACATCCCAATTGGAACTGTAATATCAGGAACAGAAGCAGGAAACGGGTTCTACACCAAGCATGTACCCAAACTCTTCATACATCACGAGTATAATACTGTATTAATTGAGAACATTTTACGAAGACAGAAAACAGTGATGAAACAGATGAAAAAAGAAGTAGAAACTTACAAGCGGACACAGATTGACCCTAGGGCGTTCGTCATTATGGATGATTGCTTGTATGATGACAAGTGGACACGAGATAAAATGATGCGTCTCCTATTTATGAACGGAAGACATTGGAAGGTAATGTTAGTCATAACTATGCAGTACCCCCTAGGAATACCACCGAATTTACGAACGAATATCGATTATGTGTTCATCTTGCGTGAGAACTATATCACAAATCGCGAAAGAATCTGGAAGAATTATGCGAGTATGTTTCCAACTTTTGAATCTTTTTGTTCGGTGATGGACCAAACCACGGAGAATTATGAGTGTCTTGTAATCAACAATAATTCCAAATCTAATAAAATAAATGACCAGATTTTTTGGTATAAAGCGGAGAACCATCCAGATTTCAAATTAGGTAACAAGGAATTCTGGGAAATTTCCAAAAGTATGGATTCTGATGATGAGGGTGAGGAATATGATCCTAGTAAGGCAAAAAAAAAGAGTGCTGGACCCCCTATAACTGTGAAAAAAACGAAATGGTAAATATTTTTCCTCATTTAGAAAAAAATATTTGCGTATTTTATACGATGCCGAATCAAAGATATAAAAGACAAACACAAAAAAAGGTAAAAGGAGGTTGGTTGTGGTGTGAAACAACCCCTTTTAAATATCTTATGCCCTGTAAACCAGGTGAAGCGGAAGCTGAACGCCGCCGTGAAGCGCAACAAATTGAAAAAGCAGCCAGGGAGAAAGAAATATCAATGAGAGCAAAAGAATTAGAAGCAGAAAAAAAAAAGATAGACGCGCAAATGGATGCAAAAATTACTGCAATAAAATCGACACCTACAGATGTGCCACCAAGAGGATTCTTGGGTAATTTTGGTGGTAGTCGTCTTCGCAAGAATAAATCACAAAAAAGAAAGAACTCAAAAAAATCAGCTAAGAAATAGGAAATTATTCACTCTTACTATTCAATAACTCATTTCTCAAATTAACATTATTGTCATTGGCATTATCTGCTACTTCACGCTCTTCGAAATTGACCTTTTCTTTAACACCGATCAATTGGTCGTTTTCATCAATTGTTTGTGTCAACACATTACCACTCTTTTTAGCCAATTCAATGTTTTCTTGAATTGCCTTCCTCTTTGTTTCTTTAACACGGCGTTCAAATTCTTCTTTAGCCTTGACTTCATTCTTGATTTTCTCACTGTGTAATTGATTTAATTCCTCCTCCATAAATTCGACGCGACCCGTTTTATATGCATCAGGGTCCCAAGGAATCCACATGCCAACAGGTCCTACATAAATATCGTGTGTAGGGTCATTTTCACGTAATTTCTTGCAACGCATTTCGGCTTCGTCTTGTGTAGAGAATACACCGCGTAATTTGAAACCGCGAACCGAAGTTTGAAATGCGTGCGCGCGTTGAAATTGTTCGGTCAATTTATCTTCATTTTTATCCATAAAATTTTTCAAATCATCTTCGACAGAAGCGCCCTTTAATTTAGCATCTTCTTCCTTGATAAAATCGTTAAAATCGGCAATCACATCATCGACCTTCAAATTGTATTTATAAGCTACAAAATTGGTGAAATCCATGTATTTCTCCATAGATTTAGAAAAATCCCACTGTTTTACAAATTGGTCGAATAAGAATGTTTCGCGTTTCTGTAAAATTTTCTCGGGGGAAACAAAGGAAAAACACCCGAATTTTTGTCCTGCAATAGGCGCATCTTCGTCGCATAAATCGATATATTTAGGATTCGGCTTTCCGTTGGGTAAATTTTTTCTTTCAAAAGACATTTAGAAAATATACATTTTGTATATTGAATTTTTTAAGTGTTTTATATTTAATTATATTTAAGCGTGGTTTATTTTTTTATTTAGCTATAATATATATAACAAAAATGTCCGTTATGTTTGATTTTGGCGAACTCATTAAAAGAGCGATTAAATACATCATCGAAGGTATCATGGTTGCGATTGCTGCTTACTCCATCCCCAAGCATCAATTGAAGATTGAAGAAGTGGTTATCATCGGTCTTACCGCCGCCGCCACCTTCAGTGTGCTTGATGTTTTCGTTCCCTCCATGGCATCGAGTGCACGTGGCGGGGCCGGATTTGGGATTGGAGCCAACCTCGTCGGGTTTCCTCGAATGTAAAAACAGAATGGTAAGTAAAATAATTTTGAAATAATATAAAATATTAGTTTTTATATTATCGAAAATAAATAAAAATTGATATAATCTTACAAAATAATATTACATATACAATCATACTATCATGGAGAACAATTTTGTTGTATGTCAGGAAATTATACAGAAATCGAAAAGAATAAAAATTACAAAAAAATGTATTTTTGAAGGTTGCACAAAAGTACCCTCATTTAATATTCCCAATCCAACAAATACAGCACTATATTGTGCCGAACATCAATTACCTGGCATGTTCAATATAAAAAAGTCACGCTGTATTTTTGAGGGTTGTATGGTGAGTGCACATTTTAATCTTCCCAATGAAAAAAAACCAACCTATTGTGCCGCACATAAACCAGATAATTGTATTAATGTTATTAGTTCAACATGTGTATTTGATTCGTGTCGTAAGCGTCCTACATTTAATTATGAAAATATAAAAACACCCATTTATTGTAATGAACACAAATTACCCAATATGTACAATACAATCAGTAAAAGATGTATTTTTGAAGGATGTCAAAAATTAGCGACATTTAATACAGATGACACCAAAATTCCTTCTCATTGTTTTGCCCATAAAACAGCCGATATGGTAGATGTTACCAATAAACAATGTGCTTTTGAGGGTTGTAGATTGCAACCATCATATAATTTTCTGGGCGAAACAAAAACATTATATTGCGGTAAACATCGTGAAGACAATATGGTTTGTATTCGTTCAAAAAAATGTGAATTCGAAAAATGTAATATATTACCTATATATAATTTTGTAAATCTAAAGATTGGAAGGTTTTGTCGTTCTCATAAATTAGATGATATGATTGATGTGCGTCATTCCGTATGCCAACAAGAAGGATGCACTATTAGACCTTCTTATAATAATAGTGGAGAACTAAATGCTTTATATTGTAAAAAACATATTGAACCTGGTATGGTAAATGTTGTTAGCAAATTTTGTATTTTTGAAGGGTGTAAATTACAACCGAATTTCAATACCGAAGGCGAAAAAAGCGGTTTATATTGTTTCCAACATAAACAACCTGACATGGTAGATGTAATACACCAAAAATGTTTAACCCATCTCTGTGATATTCGTGTTACAGACAAATACGATGGATATTGTTCTCGATGTTTTATCTATTTATTCCCCGACAAACCAAATGCGAGAAATTATAAAACCAAAGAACGAAATGTTGTAGAACATGTTTTGGAAAAATTCCCATTAGAAACACATTCGTGGATAGCTGATAAAAAAGTACAAGAGGGTTGTTCCAAACGCCGTCCGGATTTGCTACTTGATTTAGGTTATCAAATTATTATTGTTGAGGTAGATGAGAACCAACATACCGATTATGATTGTAGTTGTGAAAATAAAAGAATCATGGAAATATCGCAGGATTTGGGACATCGTCCAGTCGTATTCATTCGTTTTAATCCCGACAGTTATGTTACCAAAGAAAATACAGAAATTTCTTCTTGCTGGGGAACAGACAAAACCGGAGCGTGTATTCTTAAAAAAACAAAAGTTAAAGATTGGCTATCTCGTCTTGACAATTTATGCGAACAAATTCAGTATTGGTCCAATCCAGAACATAAAACAGATAAAATGATAGAGAATATCCATTTGTTTTATGATGAAAATACGGTGGTATAAATTTGGCAGTAGAAATCATCTTATTTATGTAAGATTTAGGAAAAATTTCCAATTTATTTTGTGTATGAATATACTATAGCATGAATTTTTTAAAGAAAAAGAATAATTTAACCATCATCTTATTTTTGATAACAGTAATTATTATAAGCCATTTTTTTGTGTTTTACATAGGACCATTTATCAACGCGCCAGCAGATAGTGTGACATTTTCACCATTCGATGAAGCCTTTACAGTAAATGCCACACTTTTAAATACTGACGGAACGCCCAAATTGGATTCCAAAAACGAACCAATGAAATTTCAATTGGATATTTGTGGTAATGACCCCAGTTTTCAATCAGAATTGAACGGACAAATAAATTCATATGTGAAAACGACTTTCAACGACAGCATTTTACCATCATTGTCGAATTTGCATGGTTCTCTCACACAATTTACTGGTGACAAAAAATAATGTAGGGTTATTGTATAAAATGTCAGGTGGTATATTTCCGGGAAAACCTTTTAAATTTAACATAAAGTGTATCATTTTTACATTAGTAATTGCGTGTGGATATTGGTTTTTGCCAAAAAAAAATATATGGATTTTACTTTTTTTACTGTGGTTTCCATACATAGCATTAGCTTGGTATGATTATTCATACAATTGTCAGGACAAATTGTTGCCGACTGCCGTTCCGTTTGGGCGATATATATGGTTACCGTTTAAACCGCCGGGTTATCAAGCAGAATTCAAAAAATTTTCTCAAGAACAAATTGCATTTATGGATAAGGTCGACCACATCACAGGATGGAGCATTCTAATTGTAGGTATAAGTTACGGTATTTATTATTTATCGTTACGAAATAAAAAATAATAGACTAAACGGTTGGTTTATACAACCAATCCAAGGAATTGCAAACCTTTTTCCATATCATATCTTGTTCTAATTGTTTTTCACGGTCTTTCATCATGGGGATATACGGAAGATATTGTGTTTGGTCCAACAAAACACACAATTGATATAGAGTGTAAGTGTAGTTGAAAAAATTGGTGCGATTCGCAGGGCAATGGACGGCCCAAGGTTTTTGTATTTCAATAAATAGCACACAAAGCGTCTCGTGGAGTTCTTCGTTCATAATTGGTGGACGAATCCCAAAAATAGAATTAATATATTGAATATGTTCAAAATATTTATTGTAACCTAATTTGCGCAAAATATCACGCATTTTGTCGTAGTTGATTTCTTTTACAAAATCCTGGATGCGTTCTTTTTTGATGCGATTACGGATGTCTTCTATGACGGATTCGGGAATTTGTGTGGTTTCTTTTGCTTGGAATTGCGATAGAATTTCTTTGAAATGATTGAGACGAATGTATGCAGTGTATGAAATTTCATTAGGTGGTTCTTTGTTGGATGGTTTTGAACTGTCGATAATATGCGAGATGAACTTGGCACATTGTTGATTATTACAAATTAGAATACCTTCTTCATCTTGTGGGATAAATTCACCTTTTCCACAAAAATTACAGATGTCGGTTGGAACAACAAAATCACTCATATTCGAAATTTCATTATTGACATTTTTCCAATAATTATTGCAATATTTTTTGATTTGATTGGTTTTTTCGTCTTGTGATAAATTACCGTCATGTTTGATTTTAAAAAAAGAATTTAACACATTGACATTTTGTTTTTCGCCGTTGGAAATCAACTTTTTTTCTTCGAAATAATTGAATATATATTGTGAATTCTCCAAAAAGTAATGTTTTTTTTCATTTCGTAGATTTTTGATTTCAACCTTTATGTTGCCTATTTTATCTCGAATGTCCAGAAATTCATCCATTTGATTCTCGTTCAATGTTTTTTTTTGTTGTTTTAATGATTGTAATTGTGACTGTAATTCGGGTATGATAGTAGTCTCGATATGTTCAAATCTTTCTATCATCTGAGAATGTTTTTTATCTATGGTTCTCGTGGATATATTTTGATTTTTTTTGGCATTATTTGAATTTTTTATATGAAATACTTTCATGTTTTTTATTTTAAATTTCTATGTAAATAAAATAAAAAAAGTTCTATATGTATTTTGTGACTATTGTATAAAAAAGGGTTTATTTATATAATTACCAAAAATTTTTTATTTATTTTTATTATCTGGCTATTTTCCTAATCATCCCACGCATCCACGACCGGAACGACTGCTGCTGCTTCAATATCGTAAATCGTCTGTGATTGTTTTTGTGTTGTCCCTTGTAGAGGTTCAATGCAAAGTGGTTTAACACAGGATACTTCAACTGGTGGTGTTGGGACAGGATATTTTTTGTGTGCTGAAGCAGCAATAGCGGCTTTACGCTGACGATGAAATTCTGCGTCTTTTGCACGACGCAGGTTCGCCTCGTATCTGGCGCGCTCCCAAGGGCGAACACCCCGATTACGATGTCCTACATCTTCAAATACCATGTGGCTACCAACACCAACGATTTGATTCTTGGTGTCGCCACGCTTGCCTGCAAAGTATGCTGTTGAATCAGAGACTTTGGCGGTGGGTGTGGAAAATGTATTGCATTCCAAGCCATCCAAGGGCATGATGTCCGCATAGAAATTATTGTTACGGTATTGTGTCATATTAATATCTTACTTTGGTTTGTTTGATATCATTTGTATAAATTTTTACAAAAAGAATCAATTTTTCACATTTTTCCCTATATTTTTTTAATTTTTATTCTTTGACAATTTTCCATTTGAATCCATTATGAATTTCATTGTTGTCTGACACCTTATTGAGTGTGATACGAGACATTTGAAAATTTTTCAACACCTCTGTGATTGATTTGTATGTTTTCATGTTCTCATTGGTCATTGGATTAATTTGAATCACGGTTATTCCATTTGCTTTTACATGATATTCCGGTAACACATTCGTTTTCAAATATTCGTCACGCATCTCCTGGGAACATCTATCAAAAATATTCCAATAATGTCCCGACGACACTCGTTCTTCTTTGATTGCCCGTGAAATAGTGGAGAACCCTGCCAAATTTCGGGACATTGCTGCCTCTTTTTGGGAAGGAAATACTTCCAATATTTTTGTTTTCTTGATGTCTATCATCGCAATAAATTCGATCGATTGTGTACGACATTCCACTGTAGGTGGAGGAACGGGAACTTCGGTAGTATTACGGTCAACCATCAGCCAACGGAATTCTTTATAAGTTCTGTTGTTGCGTGCCGCTTCTCTCAGGGCAGAACCCGATGAACTGCTGAAATGTCTTGTGACTGTAATAATGCTGTCGTAGATTTGTATGAGTTCTAATGTTTTGGGGTCATATTGATATACTTTTGGAGAACGAGTATGTTCTCGGTTTTTAATATAATTTACTTCTTCTTGGGGTTCTTGGGATTCGATAATCTCATTTTGTGGTTCTGGAGGTATAATTGTATTTTCTAATTTGGCATTTTCTTGCATTTTCAAATGAATTTCATCTTGTTGTAATCGTAATTGTTCTTGTTGAAGTTTTATTTCTTCTTCGAGTATTTTTGTTTCTAAGTTCATACGGGTGTTTTTTTCTTTTTCATAAATAATATTAAGTTCAATCGTTTTTTTTTTAGATTCATACGATTTACATTTCATAATTTCAATAAATATTTTATTAATAATATCATAAATATTAAAATTTTCACAAAATGGGTCATATCTTATAAATATACAATTCAATAATTCTTTAAGATCACTTTGTCTTTTCAAATCTTTTATTTTATTTGTCATTGTTTTATGATGATTTTCATCACATTCAACAGCAATTTTATACTCAGGGAAATACAAATCAATTCTATAGTCATTAAGACATACTATATATTGTTCTACCATTTCTTCACCAGAAAATGATTTCAATAAACAGTTTATTGTATCTGCTTCTACACAAGAATAAAATTTATTTTTAACATCTATACCTACTTTTTCAGAAAAATCTATTAATTCCGTTTTTCGTGTTGATGAAAATATTTTTAATAACCCATTGTATGTTACATATAACATATTTTGTTCTCCACCACCCGTCGTAGATTTAACCAATACTCTATCGTCATAATTAAATCTTTGTGTTGATAACCGCTTGTTTATATTAACCATTCCTAATATTTTACCTATGTCTGCACTACAGAACAATGTAAATGGCGCATTATCACTTTTTATGATTCGGCAAGTATAATGTTTTTCAATATTCGTTGCAATTAATAATTGTTCTTCTCTTGACATTATTATATATTATAATAACATTTTATCTTTATATATTTATTTCTAAATATATATACCTCCTTAAAAATAAACGAATTCAATTCACGATGGATATAATACCATATTCATTTGAACGACTAAAATATTCACAATAATGAAACCGTTTCGTTTTCAGGAGGGTAATTTGTAATGATAATTACTACATATTCGATAATATATTATACTAATGGTGTTTCTCGCCGAAACGGCCTTGTCTCAACAATCATCTCTACAGTAAATGGGTAAAAATACGGATTATATAGTAGGTTTATGATATATAATGGAGACAATCAATGCAACAAATACATTTACAAATGATAATATTAAAATGGATAGGTTGGCCTTTCAAAAAACGATGTTTATAATGAATGCTTTAGAAAATGGTTGGACGGTTAAAAAAAAGGATGACAGGTACATTTTTGTGAAAAAGAATGAAAATCGCCAGGAGGTGTATCAAGAGGAATATTTACGAAAATTTATAGAAACAAATATGAAAATATAGTGTTTTTATTTTTCATGATTGTTTAGATGAATTGTTTAATTAATTAATTGAATTAAATGAATTCTTCCAAATTTTTTTCTTTAGTGATAGTATATATATAAAAAATGGGTGGTGCTCTCATGCAATTGGTCGCTTACGGTGCTCAGGATGTGTTCCTTACAGGAACACCCGAAATTACTTTCTGGAAGGTGTCTTACCGACGCCACACAAACTTCGCCATGGAATCCATCGAACAGACTTTCTCTGGCCAAGCCGACTTCGGTCGCCGAGTGACCTGCACTATCTCCCGTAACGGTGATTTGTGCTACCGCACTTATCTTCAAGTGACTCTTCCTGAGATCAACCAATCTATGCTTACCACCGGAACTGATGGTGTGTATGCCCGTTGGTTAGATTTCATCGGTGAGCAGCTTATCGCCCAAGTTGAGGTTGAAATCGGCGGCCAACGCATTGACCGCCAATATGGTGACTGGATGCACATCTGGAACCAACTTACCTTAACTGGTGAACAACAACGAGGTTACTTCAAGATGATTGGTAACACCACCCAACTTACCTACATCACTGACCCCTCCTTCGCCTCCGTCAATGGTCCCTGCGCTGCCGCATCAGGTCCTTCCCAAGTGTGCGCTCCCCGTAACGCCCTCCCTGAAACTACCCTCTACATTCCTTTCCTCTTCTGGTTTTGCCGCAACCCCGGACTCGCTCTTCCTTTGATCGCTCTTCAATACCACGAAGTCAAGATCAACTTGGATCTTCGCCCTCTTGGTGAATGCTTGTGGGCCGTCTCATCCCTTTCCTCCACCACTGGCATCAAGTCTGTGACCCAAGCTTACCAACAATCCTTGGTGGCTGCTTCCCTCTATGTCGACTATATCTTCTTGGATACTGATGAGCGCCGCAAAATGGCACAAAATCCCCACGAATATCTTTTCGAGCAATTGCAATTTACAGGCGATGAGAGTGTGGGCAGCTCAAGTAATAAGATCAAGTTGAATTTCAACCACCCCTGCAAAGAGCTCATCTGGGTTGTCCAACCTGATGCCAATGTTGATTACTGTTCGTCCCTTGATGCCAGTCAACTCCTTTACCGCACCCTTGGAGCCCAACCCTTCAACTACACGGATGCCATCGATGCTCTTCCCAACGCCATCCACGCCTTTGGTGGACCCTTGGAAACCATTGGCTCTGCTGGCTTCATCACTGCATCTGGTCTATTCCAAATGGGTGGTGCTGCTGATGTTGGTGTCCTTGGAAACACAGGTGAATGGGCATCTGGTACCTCTTACCCCGCCTTTGATGGTGGTGTCACATCTGGCGCCCTTACCGGCGCTGCATCTGGTGTCTCCGATGCCGGCACCTTCGTGCTCTCCGAAACCGCACTTGACATGCATTGCTGGGGTGAAAATCCTTGCGTCACTGCCAAGTTGCAACTCAACGGCCAAGACCGATTCTCTGAGCGTGAAGGCTCTTACTTCGATGTCGTGCAACCCTTCCAACACCACACCCGCGCCCCCGACACTGGTATCAATGTCTACTCATTTGCCCTTCGCCCTGAAGAGCACCAACCAAGCGGCACATGCAACTTTTCTCGAATTGATAACGCCGTACTGCAATTGGTGCTCTCAGCGCCAACTGTTTCCGGAACTGCCACTGCCAAGGTCCGTGTTTATGCCGTCAATTACAATGTGTTGCGTGTGATGAGTGGTATGGCTGGAGTAGCATATTCAAATTGAGCGGGTTGGCAGTTACTTATTCTATCTATTTCAATTTATTATATAATTAGAAAAATAATATAAAGGATATTCTATATAATTCTTTATAATATGGAAAATAACGATATCACACCATACTTTCATCCCAAGTATATTTACAAACCTGACGACAATATTATTATTATTTGTTATGATTCTGAAAAAGGTTACGAATACAAAATGGATATTCAAGACCATATAGATATAATAAATTGCAGTAAAAAATTTCAAATAATTCAAGGAATACAATATCCGAGTTATAAATCAAATAATAAACTAACAAATATTTTAGAGTATATTTATAAATTTGATTACACTAGTAGCAATTATATATTTTTAAATGGTGATTCTAATGATTTTAGAAGATGTAATGTAAATATTTTTCATGAATATCATAATAAAATTATACAAGAATATCCAGACGCAATTTATATAAGAGGACATTATAACAATTACGGTGTAGATGCATTTATAATGAAAAATCCTATGTGGAAAATAGAAGAAAATAATGAAGAAATATTTTTAATGTATTGCGAAAAAAATACCATATGTAAACTATCTTCATATTCTTATCAAAAAATTATAGAAGTTGAAAAAAATGATAATGAAAATGAAAAAATTACATGGTTCTTATGTAACAATGGATATATTGCAGGGAAAATTAAAAATAAACAATATTATGTTCATCAATTGATAACAGGTTGTTTTGGTAATGGTAAAGGTACATCTAATATAAGTGTTGATCATATTGATCGTGACCCACTGAATAATATTATGGAAAATCTCCGCATTGCTACACGAGAAGAACAAGAACAAAACTCTAAAGGTATTGCACCAAACACAAAACGCAATCGTCAATCAAATGCGAGGCTGTTACCGGATGGAATTACACAGAATATGTTGAAAAAACACGTGGTATATTATTACAATATATATGATAAAAAAAATAACAAATCAAGAGAATATTTTAGAGTAGAAAATCACCCAAAATTAGATAAAATTTGGGAAACAAGTAAATCAAACAGTATAAATATTTTAGAAAAACTACAACAGGCAAATAAAGTAATTGAAGATTTGGAAAATGACATATACCCAAAAAATTTTACAGAAACTAGAGAATTACCCAAATTTGTTTCACTAATTATGTTCCGTGATAAACCTCATTTATATTTTGATAAAAAAGACGAGTCAGGTGTCAGGATGAATTTAAAAATGGTTCTTACAGAAAATTATAACCTTGAAAAAGAATTGGATATTTTTCGTGAAAAAATTTGCAAAAAATATAATACTGATGATTTTGTTTTTTGTGTGTAAAATCTCTACCATATTAACCTTCTAGTCTGGTCTGTAAATATTGTTGAAACTGACTATAAAAAACTTGCGTTACCTGCAGGTAAAGCAAAAATACGGCTAATGACAAGGGCGTATGTTAAACATACGCCCTTCAATTTATTGATTAAATATATTATTTATAAAATCAATATAAAGAAGGAGTCGGAATGTTTGATGAATCCGACAATTTAGTGGAAGAATTCACAAGTAAATACGACTGTAAGCAACACGGTGTAATTGGAGAAAAATCATTAGAAAAGGCAATAACAAAAGGCATAATGTATAACGACCATTATTATAGGAAGATAGGAAGTAAGGTTCAGTGGTTATCCAACTAATCAAGCAAATTTCTCCAAAATTTCATCGATAAATTTGCTTTGTGATTCCAAAAAAAAGTTCTCGTATTTCGCATCTTTAAATGGCGAAAATTCCATTTCAACACCTTCTTGGACCAACAAACAAATTTCAGGGAATTGCTTTACATATTCTTTCAAAATATTTTCAGACCAAAAATCGTCTTGAGGTAAAGTCATTGTTTCGTGTGATTCATAGAGTCCGCGCAATTTACCGACATATTTGCTCGACAATACAAACAATCTGTCTTCAATCATTTCAGGTCCATATATTTGTGGATTTCTGTATATATAAAAGTTATCCGTGTTTTTGGTCTCGCACATTTTACCCAACGACGAAATTCTCGGCAACATATCAAATCGTGTTAAAATCACATTGTCGTAATCCACGCCCGTTCTCTCGATATGGTCTGTTATGTTTTTGGCTAACATGGATAAACAATGATGAAATGACATGATGCGATATGGGTGCATTTTTGTTACTGTACCATATTGGTCGTAGTTGAGTTTTTGCGTGCGTTTAATATAAATTTGTGGTTCATATTCGTACATTTGAATATGCACTTGACAACCTGCGAAAATATCATTCACTATATTCGTAAAACTATTTAATTCTAGTTTGATGTTCTCGTCCATTTCTGTTGGCCGATCACAACAGGTGATGAAAACATCCACAGTGGAATTCTCGGGTAATAAACGCATAAAATTCTGAAAATCTTGTCGTGTGACCGGTATACGAATCATGCCAAAAAACCCGAGACAAAACCTTCGATCATTGTACTTCTCACTTCGTAATGCGTGCATTGTGGCAGAGCAGTGAGGTGGGTTTTCCGATAAATTGGTCGTATATACAATCGAATAACCCGTCATATATAATAATATGCTGTTGTATTATTATATATTTTTATTGTAATATTTTATTGTTTAGATTTACGCGCCTTTCGGCTCGTAGAAGGGTGGCGTTTGTGGGCGCGCTTGGTTACACGCTTATTACCACTGCGTTTTTTGCGGGTGTTGGATTTTAATTTACGGGTTTGGCGTTTACAACTGCGTCCACCAAAAACTAATGGATATTTTGTGTTTAAATTGTTTAAATAATTTCGTATTCCGTCTTCGTTCAAATCATTAACATTTATACCCAAAAGTATTTGTGTTTCGTCCAAATCATTACCATTTATACCCGAAAGTATTCGATTAATTTTTTCTTGTAATAATTTTCGTAGAGTTGGTAAATCAGGTTCTACATTCATTTGGGCTAATTCTGCATCTTTTTCGTCTTCAAGTGTACCGTACAATTCTTCACTTTCTTCCATTTCAGAAGTTTCACCATTTTCTAATGGTGATGTAAAATAATTTTTAACTTGTTCTTGTGCTTTAACATCACAAGAACTAATGTCGAATTCGCGCGCACTAAAAATAAGCTTTATTGTTTTCATAATTCCGTTTGCAGGGTTATATAATTCATCCAAATATATATCGATTATACCTGGTTGGAATGATTCATATTTTTTTTTAATATCTTCTACATCTTGTTTAGTTTTTTGAATATTAATTACATTTTCAGTTACAGTTACAATTTGACTAGCTTCTGGTATATCTGTATTAGGCTCATTGACATTTTTAAATCTGTAGATAACATATTGTACTGCAAAAGTAGATATTAGTTCACATATTCTTTCAGTAAGTGCGAATAAGTCTCCGGTGCCGTTTTGTGAAATATAAAGTCCATCGACATAAGAAGAATAATCGACACCACCTCTCATTTTTCGCATAGACTTTTGAATCTGAAATTTTTGGTCAAAATCAAGATAACTTACAGATTTAATTGTGCGTTTAGGGTCTGTTGTATATATTTGTGCTAAGGTTATTGCATATACTATTGTAAGCATTATTTCTAATGGTACACGGTCGATTACACCTTTCATATTTGTAGATGTTAATAGATTCATTATTGCTTCAACAAGTGATGGGTCATCACTAGGAGATAATAAGTCCAAAAAACTAACATAATAAGATGCAGCTAATCTATAATAATTTAGTTTTGTGGCGTATGTATCAACGGGTAATGTACCTAAATTAATTGAATTTTTTATTTTATCCACATATTCAAATAAATATGCTATTTTTAATCTAGAATCTTTTTTTAGTAGATCGTATAATTCATAATATTCATCATATTCTTTATTTAATATTTCCTGATTCCGTACTTCTTCTTTTGATGTGAGTGCAGCTTTTTCATCAGGAGATAACATGGCATTAAGTCCTGCTTGCGTTAAGTATAATTTTGCACGATTGATAGAATAATGACAAAAAGCAGGTAAATTCTCATTAAACAATGCAAATTCTTCATTAAGTGATTTACATTGATAATTCATTTCTACCATAAATGCATCATACGGTGAATATACCATATTTTCACCATCATAATTAACACCACCTTTCGTTGTTCTATAACAATTTCGGCCGGGTAATTTATCTATTTTATCTTGTAAATAGGCGCATTTTGTGTCATCTGGTATAAATTTTTTTTTGTTTTCATCGTATGTTATTAGTACATAATAGGTTTTACCAGCACTTCCGTTACAATTTGCGTGAGCCCATAAATAATTATTTTTTGTAATTTTGTTTAAAGTTGTTGGGTCTGCTGCTTGTTCGTATACGCGTTTCGCAATTTTTTCAGTAGTTACCAATCCTTTCAACATAATCGCACGCAAAGCGGGTATTACATGTTCACATGCCTTATCGTTACCACCTTGTGTTATAGTACAACCGCATAGCCAACATACAGTATCGTTAAGTTTAAATGGCACACCAATGTTTTCACATTGTACGCCTGCATTAACTGGTTCAAAAGATTTTCTTATTGCCCCTTCTGTAGTTCCATCAAAATCAAATATTTCTTTAAATTCTTTGGGAGCTAAATCAAATAAAATTTGTTTTGCACGGATAATATCATCTTTATTCTCATTAAAAAATTCTTGTTTTTTTTCCAACTCAATCACTCTCATTTTATCCTCATTTAACTGTGGAAATACTACTCTTTCAACAGTTAAATCAACAAATTTGTTTTGCACACGAGCCCCAATCGGTGCCCCAATCGGTTCAGGCCGTTGTTTGTAAGGGCCCGTATCCAATTTATTAGTTTTTTTCCAACTGTCGGACCTGATAGCCATATCCGTATATATTACCCCCACATATTTTACACATAAAATCTACACATTATTATATATAGTGCCATGTCTAAATTGTTATTAGATAGTAAATTCGTATTTTTTGTCACATTTTTCATCAGCTTCGTCACCCTCCTTTCCGACATTGCCGCCAAGGAGTTCTTCGCCGTATTTCTTTTCATTGTTTTAGCATTCTTTTTCGATTATTATATTGAGAATAAAACGGTGGTTCTCTTCCTCACGCTTATAACGACTAATGTTCTCTACTCCAAGATCAAATACAATCGCCTCAAATATTATTTCCTATATTTCCAAAAGGACCCCTCAGGTAATCCGGTCGACATTCCGCCCTATGTTATGCAAAATTAGTGGGAAAAATAAACCTTACTATAATATATTATACTATATTATAGGAAATGTCTATTGTTACTCTAAAAAGAAAAACATATGCCAAATACAACAATATGAGTGTAGGAAAACCCCAGTTCTCCCTCAACGGTGGTTACCGTAATCAGGGATGGGTCGGACAGACAAGTTTGTCTCGTCATTATCCCAAAACCACGATGAAAGGTAGTGGTGGTTGCTGCGGAAAATACAACAATGTGCCTGTGGTTCTCTCGGCGGTTACTTCCACAGAAAACAACAAAATAATAAAGGCATCGGTCAAGGGTACGGAAGGACAACTCATGACCAAGTATCGCTGGATTCGTCGTCCTCAACCTTACGCCACTGTCAAACCCGACACCACACAACACAACAACGACAGTAGTACTTATATTGATCGTCTTCGCAGAAAGACGATCATTCAAGCAAATGCGTGTGAATCCACCATCAATGGAACAAATAATTGTACACCGTGTACACAGTCGTGTTCTCGAAATTCGAATTTTTCGATAAATAAAAATTTATACAAGATAAGCAAACCAATAGTCAATTCATTTGCCAGAGGTAAATCAGGTAAAATGGCTGGTTATATTGGTGGTGGTATTCCGAAAGTGCAATCCAAAGTCGCAGATACACAGTCGAATCACATATTACAGTTGGATATAGCGTGTACGAGTGATGAAACACAACATAACGCGATTAACCGTGCTCCTTTCTCAGGTTCTTCAACCACATATTAGGATAATAATATTATAGTAATAAAAATATATAAAAAAGAAAGGATGGAGTTCTCTACGAATTCATGTCATTGTCTACAACAAATTGTCATACTCAAAATGAATTGTTATTAAATAACTTAATGAATTTTTATAACAATCGCGAGAACCTGAAAAGAATGGTCTCAATCATCAACGGAGAATCGAAAATTTCTTTGAGAATTGTGGATTGGTTTGTCACCAATTTCGCCAAAAAGAATTTCACGGTATATGATTTATTTAACCATTTGGGAGAACCTTATCGTTTCAAAGTTTATAACGACTACAAATTAAAACTTAAGGCATATTCCAAAAAGCGTTTCGATCCATTTTGTCGTTGGGACCGCATTTCGGTTCCATATGACAACGAAAATTATATGGAAACTACCATTGGACAATTGAATTTTTTCAAATGGTCCATTGAACATAAAATCATCGAGTATATCGAGGAGAACTATGAAGACATAGAAAATGATATGAATTCGAGAAACAGTACTTCCAAACGCAAATCGCCAGACAACACTTATGTCGACAACGGTAAAACACGAAAGAAACGAGAAGAATTGTCTATTTCGGCTTGTAAATGTATTAAGAAGGAATCAGTGAAAATAGTAGTCAAATTTAATTAACAATATATATATATGAATAAATTCAATAAACATATAGTGTTGGTTGTGTCGGTATGTATAATCATATTTATGCTGTATATTTCTTATTTATTGGATATATATTTTTATACCACAGAAAATTTCGAGTCATCAGGTCCTCTACCAGATGAGAACCTGTACCCAGTGTCCGAAATGAAAAAATACAATGTTATTTTTGTGGGTACTGTTCGCAGTGTAGAAAAATATATGAAGAAAGCTTTGGAAAATATAGATAATTGCGGAAAAAAGTTTAATGATTATGCAGTCATTATTTATGAGAACGACTCTTCGGACAAAACGCGCGAAATATTGAACGAAAACAAAAAAGACAATTACCATTATATTTTTGAAGACAATATTACTGAATCAAGGAGAACCATGCGAATTGCGAATGGACGCAATAAAATTTTGGATAAAATAGGCGAAATAAATAAAACACATCATTATCATTATATGGTAGTATTGGATATGGACGATATCAACGATTCGGGAACATTTGTAGATACAATCGATTCCTGTTTCAAATATGACCCCGAACAATGGGATATATTAACAGGTAATCAAACAACAAATTATTACGATTTATGGGCTTTGCGTAAAAAGGGAATCATTGAAGGCGATTTTTGGGGCGAAGTAAATAAAATAGAAGATGAAGGTAAAAAGAAGGAATATACAGATACTTTATTCCCTACGGTTTTTGAAAAGAACCATTTGACAGAGATGGATTCGGCTTTTGGTGGAATTGCTATTTATAAACTAAAAAGTATACCGGATAGTTGTAGATATATCGGATTTCACGGTGAGAACAACAAACACGATTATCCAGTAGATTCAGAACAATGCGAACATGTGGAATTCAATGAATGTATCAAAAATAATGGCGGAAAAATGTTTATTAACACAGAATTTTTTACTTCATGAGACTAAATAAAATACTACACACAATCAATATAAAAAATAATATATTATATTGATTATCAAAAGAATGACACATAAATATGTAATAGCTAACATTAAAATACCCATCGAAATTACAGAAAATGGAGAACAAATATCACATATGGATCGTTCATCCATCGAAATTACTCCTTGTGATGAATTACCCCCTGAGCAAAACATTGACGATATAGATTTTACAGAAATGATACAACAATTAATAAACAATGAAGAACAAGGTAGAACCGCAATAAATAAATGGAACGAAACAACTGTTACCAAAGAGAACCTAAAAAAAAAGGTGAAATCAAAAAACATGTCGTTTCGCAGAAAAACAGGAAATAACCATAATTTTACTATGAAACACATGTAAATATATGGATTTTTACTTTCGCGTAGATGAACGGGTGATGCGAGATGGTAAAGTGATATTGATTTGAATATTTTTATTGTTTTCATTATCGCCAACTATAGTAGCAGAGTTGTCCGCCACATCATCATTAATTTCCGAATTATTCTTAGGTAAAGACCAATTCACATTGATGGCTCTATCACACTGAAAAACTTCACAGTCTGTAAAATGTAGTTTTAACTTTTCTACAACCTTATCTACGAGTTCGTGAGTCCAATACTGTCTATATTTTAAGTCCAAACAGTAGCTGGTGGTTCCGTAACTATTATAGATAGTTATCTCATCACAGACTGTATTAAACATATTTGTAATTAATTTTTCTGTAGCATCCCTGTGAATTAGCAAATATTGTTTATGTAGTTCGGTTCGTGTGATAGGCATTGTTCAATTATAACACATATTCTTTATATTATTGTATTTTTAATTTAAATACATTGGGCGTTGTTGTGTGCTGACGGTCAAAGGTTTGGGAACAAACAAAGGAATTTTGTCAATGACATCCAGACTTTTTAATTCTTTCAAATCAGGCTTGACTTCAGGTTGAGGATTTTCCAAATTATTAGAACCAATGCCTCGCAATTGTGTTTCGATATCGCACCAATTATGTGACAAGGGCATATTCCCTGTTCTTGCAGCACCTAAGCCGTCTCCAGGAAAATAAGTCGTTTCGGCAATTACACCTTGAGTATAGGTAGAATATGCGGATTGTTCCATGATACTTTTTTTTTCTAATTTATAATCACTTGGATTATTTTTGTTGCGTGTAGATGCCATATAATATACTCAACGACATTATTACTTCAAAAAATTCCAAATCAGCAAAGCTGATTATATAATTTTTTCTCGAATTTAATTCTTCAAACTATTTTTTAATTCTTCGTGTTTTTCTTTATCAATGCGTTTTTCCACAAGAAAAACGACTAAATATTTATGAAATAAATTAAAATAATCGTATGAAAAACAAATAGACATACCGATGGATAGATTGAGAGAAATCATTTTTGCTGCGGCCAACAAATATAGTTCTTGGAATTCGGATGAATCCTTTGTTTTTTCAAAAATAAAATTCATGGCGGCTTCTGTTTGTTCATAGTCAAATAACATTTCGTCGATGGTTTCTTCGTCAAATATTTCAGCATTGATAGTTTCCAATTTGCGGATAGTTTCTTCAGGAACGGTCAAATCCATATCGAAAACCTCGCGTAAGCATTTACGATATTCTTGGTCGTTACTATATTTGACATCATATGCGGTTTTATAATTCATACTACATAATGATGTAGTATAAACTTTATGTTATTTTCGTGGTAGAATATTTAGCGTTTACTTGATTTTCCACCCTTGCGCTTCATACTGCGTCCCTTCTTGGATGACTTGGATTTCTTAGATTTTTTGGCACTGCGGCTCTTGCGGCCACCCATTACAGGTTTGTGGGAACTACCACCACTGACAGTTGATGCGGTACTCGACAAATTCTTTTGGTCTGCTGCTGTAACCATTTTTATTATATATTTTTATTAGAAAATAAAATATGACTAAATAAAAATACTGAACGCATTATTATTGTTTATAATCCATATCTCTCGAAGCTACACCACCGCGAGTCCATCCATTTAAAGCGACCTCTTCAATGGAGAAGGCAGGATTGGTGACGCGTTCTTTGACATCAGACATCAAAGGGTAGTTGTCTTGATTCATAAAGTTTTGTTCCATAATAGTAGTCAAACTTTTTCTATCTGCCACAGCCTCACCTTGTTGAAGCTGCGATTCGACAACGGGATTGCCATATCCTCTTCCCAAATAAGGCACGGTTACGAACATTCGTTCATTCAACTGTAGTTTTTCTAAAGCTCTTGTCGCGTCAGATTGAGTCAATTTGGAGTCATCATCGATGACTTGACCGGGAATACCGACACCGCCACCCATACCTCTAAAATTCATGCTAGGATAACTAGTGGCAAATTTGACGTGTTCTTGTGAAGAAATATTTGACAAAAAATTGTCTAGCATATAATTTGCATAACGAGTATTTTCCATATTTTTTTGACTATTATCAACTTCATCAGTGCCAATTCTACCTAAATTATTGAAAGCGAAATCACTTGTCATTGTCATAATTGGTAATATATATTATATAATATATATTAGAATATAATATGTTTTTTTTGGCTAATCTCTATTCAGGGACAGGTTGTCCAAGGTCGAGACCCACTAAAGTGGGTGTCAGACCATAATATAGGTTAATAATTATTGTATCTGGGTAAATTTCTTGCTGCGGCAAACATATTGCCCTCTTTTGCGGAAACCATACTGCCATAACAGAATTCAGCGAAACCTGCTTGGTCGTTTGGTATTGTAGTAGATGGATTAGTGACGAATTGCCGCATGGATTGTTCAAAAACATATTGTTCTCCTAAATCTCTGAAAAGTTTTTCTGCGATGTCAGGTTGTCCGGGATTCAATTCACTAACCAATTTTTTAGCCTGTTCTAAAATTTTGTCGTTGGTATTTTCATTGAATGCAGGTGGAGCTGGTTTTTTACCTGGGTTGTATTCATAATCAGGTATTAAAACATTACTAAACGGATTGTTAGAGTTTGGTTTATCGAATACATTAGGGTCACGAGAAATATTCATTTTTTTTAATACTTCATCGGATTGGTTTGTAGGTTTGTTCAAATTCTCCATATTTTCTTCATAAATTTTTTTGGATTTTTGGTTCTCTCGTTCTTGATAATAATGTAACATGTAAATGGAGAACAATGTTAAAAATGAAATAAATAAAAGACGAACGCTATGTGAAACAACAAAACCAAAAACGGTGAGTATAATCACCGTTCTCGAAACAGCATTCAACTTTTGTGCATAGGTCATTCCTTCTACAGGAAAGAATTCAAAAATATATTCCTGTTTAAATAGAATATTCGGGTCAGAAGCCCAGAAAGGAATATTATGACATTGTTTGTCATTTTTTGATTCGTTCATGGTATTATTAGAGATATCATCAGAAGAATATGTATTTTGTTTTAATGACATGTATAATATATATTAATTGTATTTTTTTTTATCAAAAAAAATATCCACGACATTATAATAATGGTAATTTCCTAAACGGTAATCTCCTGAAAAATTGATTTTACACCTTTTCTCATTTAACCTCTATTCTGGTCGGGGGGCGTTTACGCCTCCAACATTGCGAAGCGATAACTCTGTAGGTGACCTACGGTCACCGGAAGAGTTTGGTCGGAGACCCTCTGCAATGCTATTACGAAGTGGTAGAGCATTGTCGTTCAAGGTTGAGACCCATTGCTCTACCACTTCGTAATAGCATTGCAAAGCCGTTCTTAGGCGTTTTAAATAAGAAAATGTGTAATAACCATATAGAAGATTCGTTGTAAATTAATAAATGATTTTCGCAGGCGAAAATAAAAAATATGAAATATTACCGTGGCATACAAAAACTTTGGTCGGAACTAGTCTCATAACATTCATACCAATTTATGTAGCTTTTTGTAGAGAACTATGGTTTCATTGTGCAACATCTAGTGGAACCATGGTATTTTCTATATTATATTGGGCGTATCCAATTCATGGTTGGCGTCGTAATATGGATTTATTTTATGCCAAATTTTCATTTGTGGTTTATCTTGGGTCGGGTGTGTTATTTATTCCTTACGGATCACCATTTATTATTTTCATATGCAGTTCTTACAGTATAGCAAATATGTATAGGTTGACATATATTTATCCAAAACAATGGATTTATTATCATGCTATATTTCATTTGTTGAGTATAATGACAAAATTATATATTTTACTGTATATACCATTACAGTATGGTTTATTAAAATAATTTATACATTGTCTTACACCTTTTCTCATTTAATCTCTATTCTGGGTTAGGATGCCCTTACTGCGTAGCGGCATCATACCAAGAGAGAGACATGCCTCTACTGCTCTGCTACGCATTGCGGGGCCTTAGCCCAGAATAGAGGTTAAAAATTGATTTTACACCTTTTCTCATTTAACCTCTATTCTGGTCGGAGACCCTCTGCAAAACCTTCAATAAAATATTTATATGAATTTATTACACAAACTATATAAATTTTGTAAAATGGATTCTATAAATGTTGGTGGTGGTTTATCGATAGCCAATTTATATGCTATGCCATATGTAGCAAAAATATAATAATGTGATCTAGTATAAAATATTGAATCAATAAATGGTTCTTCTCCCAAATACTGTGTGGATTGTTTAAACAAATAATATTTTTTATTAGGTGATATCATATTTATACGAAAATAATTAAAAGTATCGTTCGAACTATTATAACTATCATAATATGGTTGTATTAGGGGTATGGTTTGTAACAGTTTGTATCTATTATCATCTGAAGCAATTTGATTCATATATTTACCATTTCGGTATTTGATTCTACCATCATACTCCAGAATACGATGCACGATTTCTAGTGGAAATCGGTTCATTTACAATATAATATATACAAAAGTGTTTATATCATGTATAAATGTATACACCCTTGAACATTTACACCTTTTCTCATTTAACCTCTATTCTGGGCCTTAGCCCAGAATGAGGCGTGTCTCTCTCTTGGTTGGGATGCCGCTACGCAGTAAGGGCATCCGCTACGCAGTAACCCAGAATAGAGATTAAAATGCAGATTGTTTGTATTGGGGAGCCTGTAAATCAAAAAAATGTGGTTCATTTTCAATATTTATTCTATTACAACAATATTTTTTTGTGCATGTCGTAATTGGATACGAAATGATTAAATTCTTTCCACATTTTGGACATATTTTTATATAATCCTTTTGTAACCAATTCGTAAATGACTTGTGTAAATTAGATATCATATTACCGATTTTTACACAAATTGAAATAGTCATTTTTATTTTTACACAAATATTATTTATATAATTATATGTTTATATAGTTTTTGCCGTTAAAATCGGCGTTTTAAATGAGAAAAGGTGTAAATGAAAAATTGATTTTAATATTAACAATATATAAGAATAACTACAAAACAATGAATCACTACAATCTAAGACCAAGAGAACAACGACCCGAACCCATTAAACCTAAAAATGATGACAAATGTTCCATTTGTTTGGAACAATTGTCATATAATAACAGAAAAACATATACCACAGATTGCGGTCATACCTTTCACGCAATGTGCTTCAATCAATTACCGAAGGAAACCTGTAATTGTTGTAACATATTGATGATACTAAGAGTGAATTGTCCGAATTGTCGAACTCGTACAACTTTCGAACCCAAATATCGATTAACAATGTGTAAAAAAAATTTACAAAATATCAATTACGCAATTCTTTGTGAGGAAATGAAAATATTACAGATGTTTGACTATTCAGGTATTAAAAACCAGATTTTAAATTTGAAAAAACAGTTGAAAGACTTGTTAAAATGTAAAAAAAAAAGAGATGAAAGAGGCAAAGTAATCGAAGGTATAACAATATTAATACAGATGTATGAAGACGAACAAAAATACATTTTTGAGACGATAAAACAATCAACACAAACTTTTTGTTTTCATAGAGAAAATGTGGAAGCACATATTCAAGCACTTAATGGCATTATCAGACCCGCTGTTTAATACACTTTTTGTCAATCTGAAAACTATCACATTTCTCCTTTTGTGGAACAATTTTCAAAATACATTTTGATTTCTCACCATATAGAGGTTCAATGCAACCTTTTTCTTTTTCTTGAAGCATTTTTTTAACCCGCATGGTTTGATTTTTTTTGAGTCCCTTTAACATAATATCATGCCTTCTTTTTTTAGATTTGATTTCTTTCAGGTCTTTGGTGCAACGAGACCTAAAATGTTCATATCTTTCTCGAACAATTTCGTATGTTAGTCCCGATTTTTTATTCAACATTGTATTAATAACCTCGTGCAAATCGTATATATATTGTGAAAATGTGTCACGAGATTTCATATTTTCCATTTTCAATGGTAATTTTTTAAAATTATTTTTTAAATTCTTGCGGCATTTACCGCAAGGTAAAACATGAGACAAATTGAATATAAAACTTCTATAATGTTTTTTATCAGAAGCAGTAGGATGGACAGGATAATTAAAACTCATCGTATGTAAATAATGCCACATACTGGGTCCCCACACGGTCGTTAACATACCATCATTACTGTAATAATCTTTTTCATCATAAACCATTTTCATGTCAGGTAAAATAGCAGAATTATTTTGGACTATTTTTTCACACGAATTCTTTTTTTTTTGTGTTTTATTGTGAGGTTTCGACATTTTTGGATATCAATCTATATATTATAGATATTTAGTTTAGAATAAAAAAAAAATATATGAGATAAATATATAAAATGTATAAAATTATCGAAGCGTTGCAAAAATTCTTCCGTCCTTTGACTAAATACGGTACACTTATTTTAATCGTTGCTATTTTTATTGTGGTTACAGTGATAGCATTTAAATACTTTATACCAATTTCAGCCATCACCAACGAGAAGTTCTCTGATGTGGCCAACGCCAATACTCGCACAATGAACGCGGATATTTATTTCTTTTCAGCCGATTGGTGCCCTTACTGCGTTAAAGCAAAGCCAGAATGGCAAACATTTAAAACAACAAATGATGGTAAAACTGTGAATGGTTATGTAATTAAATGCCACGATGTAGATTGCACAAAAGAAGGCAAAGACAATCCAGATACAGCGGCTATGATGCAAACATTCCAAATCAAATCGTTCCCAACAGTTAAATTGACGACAGACGATGGTAAGAAAATAGACTTCGATGCCAAAGTATCCAGTGATAATTTGAATACTTTTATTAATAGTGTATTGGCTTGAAACTAATCTCGATTTCAATTCCTCTTCGAGATTTATTACACCACCACTGCTTGGCTTCGCCAATCGAAGTGGCCACTTCGTAATAGCATTGAATTGAAATCTCCAAAAGGGTTTAAAGGTTATTGACTATACAATATAGTCAATAACAGCCATGACAACAAATACAATTTTCGATTTTGCAACAACCGAGAAATATAGTTATAAATTAAAAGAAGATGTAATGTTTCATCTAGAAAAGAGTACTGAATCCGTTGCGCGTTTGTATTTTACAGATGAAAATAACACACAAATTGACAAACCTCAGATTTTCCATGTACGATCCTATAAACATGATGGTGAATCATTAACATTTACAATAGAAAAACCCATCAATAATAATTATTTCCTGTGTTGGACGGACAGTTATTCGATAACATATGATCAGAAAGAGATTCTGACGATCGATTCACAACGCACTTGGAATATTCATTCTAAATGTATTAATTGAATGATTTAATGATAATATATAAAATCAATTAAAAAAAACTAGTAATACATTGTTATATGGACATAAATAATCTCACCGTTTCAACATTCGAATCGTTATTTGAAACGATTTTGAGACATCCTGACGACAATATCAAGATATTTCAAACATTTAAAAAATTAGAATATTCACAATATATGGTATACAATGTGGGAGTTAAATTATGTGAAAGAGATAACATTACCACGGAAGAAAAGGAACAGATCATTTACAAATTGATTTTTCTTTTTCCCAAAAATCATGTTTTATTGTATTTTATGGGAATTTTGGCAGCAACAAAAGACAAATATCGTGCGATGACCTGGTATCGTCTTTCATATGAAGTAGAAAAGGACAACATCAATAACATAATCAATTTGTTCAAGATGTTATTCGACAATGAATATAGTAATTTTATTGCAGACGATATTTTGCATGAAATTTACAAAAAAAACCCGAAAGATGAGAGAGTTTTACTATTGTTCTCGGCAATTTATTCAAAGAAAAATAATTTTCATATGTCAGAATTATTATGCAGTGAGCTCATTGTTATATTGGAAAATAAATACAAAACAAATAAGAACGATAAAATTAATAATAACATGTTGTCCAACGCCTATAGTAATTTGATTTATATTTGTAGTTTTTCGCTTATATACAACGACCAATTTTTTGAAACGATCAAGAAAACTTACAATTATTTACGGAACAACACTGTAGAAATAAGCACTCAGCGCGAGGGTTTTTTAAATGTTCTCTTTTATAATTATGATTACATCTACTATGATTTACAAGAGAGAACCAATACATGTAAATATATTGTGGATAGATTATATACACCTGAAAACAAATTTAATTTATCCAGACCGAAACTCGCTAATAAAAAGATTCGTATAGGATATGTGTCGGCTGATTTTATCAGTCATGCAGTTTCTAATTTTATTTTACCGATTTTAGACCACCACGATTCCAGTAAATTTGAAATCATATTATTTACCGATAAATATTATCAAGAATTAAAAAATGTAATAAAAAAACATCTTGTCATTGATTTTCAAGGTAGAGGAACAGATGACTGTGCCAAAATGATTCACGACTGCAAGATTGATATTCTGTTTGATTTGAATGGTTTTACCAGTAACAATAGATTGGATGTATTTTCCAAAAATCCAGCACCTATCCAAATAACATATATCGGTTATCCAAATTCATTAGTGACAAATTTTATCAAATACAAGATTTCTGATTACATTGCTGATAACATAAATAGCAAACAAATTTATACAGAAGAATTATTGAGATTACCGAAGAGTTTTCTTTTATTCCGTCCGAATAGTCAGCATACACCTTTACAAATGGTCATGAAACAACCCACAGATACTGTAATTCTCGGCGCACTGAATAAAGAATTGAAAAATTCGAAAAATACTTTGGAAGTTTGGAAAAGAATTCTAAATGAAACTACGAATACGAAGCTTTTGATTAAATTATGCTCAAGAGACAACGGTGGTAATGTGCAAAAGAGTATTGATTATTATACCAAACAATTGGGTGTAAGTGCTGATCGATTAATAATTAAGAGCTGGCAAGAACATAGTGATTACATCGGTCTATTCAAAGAAATTGACATTTTATTGGATACTTTTCCATATTCTGGGACAACCACATCTTGTCATGCACTCTACAATTCAGTGCCAATCGTAACTATTTACAATGTTGATTATCATATACATAATGTGACAGCTTCGTTTTTGACACATTCCGGGTTTCCTGAACTGATTACACATAGTGAAGATGAATATGTAACCAAAGTAAAAGAATTGTGTAATACTGTGAATAAGGTGAATGAATACAAAACCAGCATTTCCAAAGGTTTTGCACAATTGATGGAACCTACACAATTTATGAAATCCTACGAAGAAACATTGTTAAATTTGTTTAACACAAACACAAATACACAATATGAGACCGAGGAATCATTAAAACAAAAATATCCCCATATTTACAACAGTCATAATTCTATTAAATCTGAAGATAAATTCCATCAATTTTCATATATGGAGAATACTGAAAAGAAGAGTGAAGTTGTAAATGAATATATTCAAATTATTGAATTACCTAGCAAAAGTGATGTGCAAAATTTTAATTTCAATATTAATATTAATAAAAATGTGCAAGTATAATGTAATAGATATTTTTATTAACCTCTATATTGGTAGGATGCTGCAGCCGCTACGCAAAAGCGAGGGCATTCTAACCCAGGATAGAAATTAAATTTGTTATATTAGTTTCACCAATAATTATATAAAGTTGTCTCAATTTAAATATTCAAGTGTGTGTATATGAAATATATCTTATTATGTGGTGGGGTTGGTAAGCGAAATAAAAATTATTCATTACCAAAACCATTAAATTATATTAATGGAAAACATATGATAGAATATACAATAGAAAACATTCCATCACGGGAGATTTATATCATATATAATATTTTTTTAGATAAATATAACTTCAAAGAAATTGTTTCTAATAAATTCAAAGAACATACATTTTTTTTCTCGTGTGTTGACTACTTAACACGAGGTGCTGTAGAAACAGCCTATATTGGAATAAATAATTTTAATAATTTGTCTCCAGATAATAATATTATTTTTATTGATAACGACAACTTACATTCATTTTCCAATTTTACCACCAATTATGACAATGATTTTATAGGATATAGTAACAATTATGACAATAACAATAAAAAATATTCGTTTATCATAATTGGAGAAAATAAATATATAACAAATATTGCTGAAAAACAAAAAATTTCGGATAATTATTGTTGCGGACTATACGGATTTAAAAATGTAGAAAGTTTTTTAAATTCAGCAAAAGAAATACTTCATACTAATAATAAAACTAAAAATGAATTTTATTTTTCTCAATTATATAAATTAAAACTGACTCAAGATTGGTTAATATTACCCATTTTTGTGGAAAATACAAAACATTTGGGTACATACGACGAAATCATCATAGAAAGAGAAAATATTCCTAAGAAAAAATTAAGAATTTGTTTTGATCTGGACAACACCTTAGTCACATATCCTGTAGTTCCGGGAAATTATGAAACAGTAAAACCAATCATGAAAACAATACAGCAATTAAATAAATTAAAAAATGAGGGTCATGAAATTATTATTTATACAGCTAGACGAATGCAAACACACGGCTGCAATATAGGCAAAGTAATAAAAGATATAGCGTTGATAACAATAAATACTTTAGAAAAATTCAGTATTCCTTACGATGAATTAATATTCGGTAAACCAATTGCGGATATATATATTGATGATCGTGCTATAAATCCATATATAAATGATATCAATTATTTCGGTCTTTTCACTGAACAAGCTGAGGAAGATTACTTATATAATAGGGTTAAACCGAATAAATATAATACGATAGAAAGATTCAATAATATTATATACAAAACCGGACCGTGTGATTTCGTTCGTGGAGAACTGTATTTTTATCAAAATATTCCAGACTTATTTGAAAATTATTTTCCAAAATTAATAGATTATAATAAATTTAACACCAAAATCCAACTGCAACTTGATTTCATACATGGATTACCGTTGTATTATTTATATAAAAATAAATTGATTACAATTAAAATAATTGATGATCTTTTTATAATATTGGATAACTTTCATAAATGTGATAAAAATGTTATCAGCATATCTGAGAAAAATGTTAGTAATAACTATATTGAAAAACTACAAAAAAGATTTCAAAATAAATCCGATTACTGTTTCAGCGATGCTCAAATGATTTTTGATGATATATTAAAAGGGTTAAAAGACAATTATTCGGCTGAATTAGTACCGTTTATTCATGGTGATTTTTGGTTCTCAAATATTTTATTAACTTATGATGATAATTATAAATTTATAGATATGAAAGGACAAGTAGATGGAGTATTAACCACCAATGGTGATAAATATTACGATTATGGCAAATTATTTCAGAGTATTTTAGGTTATGATCTTTTTTTAAATAACAACGATGTAGATAATTTCTATATAACAGAGATGAAAGAATATTTTTTAAAAAAATGTTTTTGTCATGGGTTAAATATAGAATATTTAAAATATGTAACAAAATCACTAATTTTCGGTGTATTTCATTCAATTGATAAAGAACAAATCAAGATTAAAGAAAAGATATGGGAGTTAATCAAAACTGTTTGATAAGTTATTACATGTAATATTTAATGGAAATAGCTTAAAATATACAAGGATATAAGATATAATAATGTTACAAAGAAAAAAATGTGTTATATGTGCCAAGACTGAATTTTTGGATATTTATAAAACAGAAAAATATCCCTTGTTGTTTACTCCGTTAACACAAGACAATAAACACGAATTTATGGATTTGTATTTTATTGGATGTTTAAATTGTGGCTGTGTTCAATTGAAAGAATTGGCTGATCCCAAAAAATTATACGAAGATGCCTATAATGTTGTATTTAATTATCCAACGCTGAAAAAACACTACGACTTATTTTCAGATTTTATTCAAAATAATATAATTCAGGACAATGAAATATTCGAAATAGGCGGTTCGAATGGTGCGTTAGCCCGTGTAATTAAGTCTAAAATGAATACCAAATATTCCATATTAGATATGTGTGACAGAAATCCAAATATTGGAGATGTGGAATTTATTCAGGGTAATTGCGAAGAAGTTGTTTGTCCAAACAATACAACGATTGTCATGTCTCATGTATTTGAACACTTATATGAACCGGATAAAATGGTTGAAACATTTGCAAAAAAAAATATACGACAGGTATTCATTTCTAATCCTGATATGATTGAATTGTTAAAACAAAATGATCTAAGTATTATTAATTTTGAACATACATATTTTTGCGATACTGTATACTTGGATTATTTATTTAACAAACACGGCTATTTTCGCAAAGATATTTATAGTTTTGAAGGACATTCTATATTTTATAATTATGTTCACTTATCCAGTCAGATGACAAATATTGTAATTGAAACGATACCTATAACAAAAAATATATATTTATTGGACGAAGTGAAATCATACTTAACAAATAGAGAAAAGGTTATTGCTGAATTGAAATTTGAAAATGATGTTTTTATTTGTCCAGCTGGAAACTATGGTCAAATGATATATCATTTTTTGAATAATGATAATAAAAAAAAAATATTAGGTTTTTTAGATGGGGATACATTCAAAATTGACAAAAAAGTATATGGTACTAATGTCCTTACTTTTAAAAAGGATAAAGTAAGCGAATATGACAAATTAGATGTTGTTTTATGTGTTGAAAAATTTAGGGATGAAATTAAACAAGAAATCATCGCACTAAATTCAAATGTTGTATTTATATATATATAAAGTTTTCAATATATATTACAAAATATAATGTCAAATATATTTATTTATGGTGATAGTCATGCAAAATTTAGTTTCCAAAATCTATACTGTAATAATTATCAAGAACATTCTGTTACTATGCATAGAATCGGTAGAGATGACAAAATAATAAATTTTGATAACAGAATGCACAATTCAGGTAGTGTAATCATATTATGTTATGGTGAAGTAGACTGTCGTTGTCATATTCATCGACAAATTCAATTGGACAGAAGAGAAGATGAAATAATTACTGAATTAGTAAACGGTTATTTCAATACTTTGAAAAATAATATTATTATTTATCAAAAAATCATTGTATGTGCAATTATTCCACCAATGAATAAATCAAAATATGAAGCAATTCATGGGCCAATTACCCATGAATTTCCAATGTTAGGAACTGATGATGAACGAGTTCGGTTTACGCAAAAAATGAATATGTTAATCCAACAAAAATGTGTAGAATATGATTATATCTTTTTTGACCCTTATGAAAATTATACAGACAATGAAGGTTGTTTAAAATATGAATTATCAGATACTATTTGTCACATTAAAAACAGTGAATTTATTATCGAAAATATAAAAAAAATATTATGAGATTAGTTACGCTATAAGCTTCGTTTATACAAGATACCGGAGGTAAAGGCGAACACTTCTCTGCGTGCATTAAGGGAACTTATAGATGTATTTTTATGTTATGTTCAAAAGAAAAATAAGGGACCCTAAAATTTACAAAAACTATATTATTTTTGTTTGAAATATAATCAAATAATATTTTGATAGCAGGAAATGACAAATAAAAATTTATATCACCATCACATAACAATATTATTTTTTTATTTTCTAAAAAAATACAATTGAAATTAAAAGAACTACCGTAATCAATAATAATAATATCAGAATTATTGACAATATTATACTGAAAAGTAATATTATTTAATTCATAAGTGTTTATTACAGAACCGTCATTTTCAATAATATATTTTCTAATTTCATCATTAACAGGAATAGTTCTGTCATTAGCAGCATAATTATCAACAGTATTTCTTGGTAAAAAAACGATTTTATTTTTTTTGGGGAAATCAATCAATTTAGATTTAATAGAATCTACATAAATATTTATGTATTTTTCAAATACAATATCATCAGTTAAATGATTAAGAGAAATAATCGGTGCAAAAAAACAAACATTTCTTTTATTAGTATCTATATCGTATGTAACAACATCATCTAATTCAAAAAAACTTAATAATATTTTTACATATTTTTTTTTATTGGAAGTCAATATTTGCAATGTAGGATATTGTCGTTTAAGTTCAGAATAAAGTGAATGAAATATAAATGATTCATACACCCAATGACCGAGTGCGTCCTCGCCGGGACAATCAAATATAAAATAATAATTTAAATCGAGATTCGTCTCGGGAACTAATGTGTCTTCTTGAATAATAAATAATTTTGGGTTACATAAATCATATTTATAGCTAATTACATTTTCATATTTATGGACTGATGTATCATTAATAATGAGTTCAGTTTCGTTGGAAACAATTTCGAATTTATTCATATTTTGTGTCATGAATTATACACATACGATTGCCTTTATATTTTTACACGAATTTCTATTAAAGATAATATAATATTTACTATAATGAATATTATAATACCATTAGGTGGTAAAGGTGATAGATTTTGTAAAGAAGGATATACAAGTCCAAAACCGTTGATTAAAATTTTAAACAAGGAAATGATATTCTATTTATTAGATAATTTGAATATAATGGATGAAGATAGTATTTTTATCGCTTACCATACAGAACTTGATAAATACGATTTTTCAAATATTATTAAACGCAAATATCCGAAAATAACCTTAATACCAATTAATTATCAAACTTCTGGTGCCGTTGAAACAATCTATAATTCTTTACAAGCAGTTAAAAATATAAACGGTAATAAAAGAACATTATTATTAGACTGTGATACATTTTACACAGCTGATATTTTGAAAATATCTAAAAATACTGATAATAATGTTGTTTTTTATAAGAAAACTAATAATGAAACACCAATTTATTCATATATTTCATTGGACGAAACTGGTAAAATTTTAGAAATTAAAGAAAAAATAAAAATATCATCAAACGCAAATACCGGAGCATATTTATTTAATAGCATTGACCTATTAGAAACCTATTGTGAATTCGTGTTAAGCAACAAAATTACTTTTAACGGAGAACCTTATACATCATGTGTTATTTCTGAAATGATTCATAAAAACGATTTTTATGGTCACGAACTAGAAGAAAATACTGTTTTTTCATTGGGAACCCCAAAAGAATTAGAATATTTTATCGAACATTCATATGTGTTTTTATTCGATTTGGATGGAACCATTGTGAATACCGACAACATTTATATTAATGTTTGGAAAACGATTTTAAATGAATATAATATTGATTTGACACAGGAATTATTTTATAGATATATTCACGGTAACAACGATACTGTTGTTTTAAATAAATTATTACCAAATGTAGATATTACAAAAATATCCAAATTAAAGGATGAACTTTTCATTCAACAATTAACCGAAATTATTGTAATTGAAGGTATATATGATTGTTTAAAAAAAATCAAATATTTAGGGCATTCATGCAGTATAGTTACTAATTGTAACAGAGATGTCGTGGAAAAAATTATTTCTTATTGTTCTATTTCGCAATTCATTGATTTTATAATAGTTGGTAATGAATGTAAAAAACCTAAACCTTTTGCAGACCCTTACATCGAAGCCATGCATAAATATAATGTTAAATCAAACAAAGTTATAATCTTTGAAGATTCAAAATCCGGACTTTTAAGTGCGAGATTATCATCCCCGTTATGTATCGTCGGTATCACAACAAATTATAACGAAAATGATTTACAGATATATGGAGCGAATTTGACAATTGATAATTATAATGATATCGATATTGATTCGCTAACAAATTATAATGATCTTACTATCAATAATATTAAAAATTATATAAAAAAATCATTGAATCTTGACATAAAAGATATAATTATTGATGATGAAAAATTAAAAGGTGGATTCATATCTGATGTGTTAAAATTAATTATTTCAACTAAAGACACCGTATTTGATTGTGTTTTAAAACTTGAAAATAAAAACGAAACAAAATTATCCATAATGGCAAAAAATCTGGGATTATATGAAAGAGAAAATTATTTTTATGAAAAGATTTCTAACAATGTGAATGTGAAGTTTCCAAAATTTTTTGGTTTAATTAAAGATGATAATATGAATACTATTGGAATACTTATGGAGAATTTATACACAAAAAATTATGAAATTAATTTAAATTTAAATACTGTAAATATTGATATATCGTTAAAGATAATTGAAAATATGGCAAAATTACATTCCAAGTTTTGGAACAGATGTCTTACAGGTTTATATCCTGAACTAAAAAAACACAACGACCCGTTCTTTTTTCCAAAATGGAAGAATTTTATTGATGAAAATTTTTCAAAATTTAAAGATAATTGGAAAAATATTTTAACAAAAAAACAGATTTTATTGGCAGAAAATATTGTATTAAATTTTAATGAAATACAAAATAGGTTATCGACAGACAATCTTACTATTATTCATGGCGACATTAAATCACCAAATATTTTTTATGACACTAATAATAATTACGAACCATATTTTTTAGACTGGCAATATATAGCCAATGGTAAAGGAGTACAAGATTTGATTTTTTTTATTATTGAAAGTTTTGATATTGATAAAATTAAAATTGTATATCCGATTTTTAAACATTACTATTATATTAAATTGATTGAAAATGGCGTAAGTTATTCGTATTGCGATTTTGAAAATGACATAAAAGATGCTCTTTGTTATTTTCCATTTTTTGTATCCATATGGTTTGGAACTATCAACCAGGATGAATTAATTGATAAAAATTTTCCATTTTTCTTTATTCAAAAGGTTTTTAGTTGTTATGAAATGATACTAGAAAAATAGTTTGTTACACCTCTGTGAATTTAGCTGTCATTATTGGAGCGAAAATCGTATCAAAGGATGGAGAAGTCGAAGATTTTCCGAGATTAGTTACGCTATAAGCTTCGCTTATACAAGATACCGGAGGTAAAGGCAAAGCCGAACACTTCTCTGCGTGCATTAAGGGAACTAATGTAACTAATCACGATTTCAATATTCAGGTTCATGCTTTTTAAATATACATCCTTGTTTTTGTAAATTAGGGATGGTAATTATCGTGTTTGGGTCTTTATAATCACAATTTTCTAACCATATTTTTAAAATACAAAAGTTTTTTTTAGGAGAGACTGTGATACCAGTCACTGAATTATTTATTTCATTTTCTATAAACAATGATTCGCCACACAATGCAGCGAACATTATTTTCCAAACATCATACACCTGTTTATTGATGACCTTAAATGAAAATGCACCGCCATTACGATTTTTTGGGTCTTCCCATTGAGGTGTAATACCCTTTCGCATAACAAATAACATAGAATATTTTACGATAGATTCCGGTATTGACTCGTTCAAAGTCACAACTTTTTCTACGATATCAATATCTTTCATGATTATTTTATAACTATTAAGGTCCCAATTTTTATCGTGTGGTAAATGGTAATATAAATCCCATTTACCAATCAAAGGGTGGTTTTGGGTCGGAGTACTCTCGGTATCCATTTATGTTCCCGTGTATTAATAAAGCAATAACGCTTTATGTCATTTTTTTAATTTTAATTTTAATTTGTTTTTATTACCTTGTCGCGATTTTTGTGCTCTTTCCATTTATTCAAAAGATATACGGTAAAATGAGCTATCATAAATCCTAAAACGCTGCCGACCAATAATTGTTGTGCGGTGTGATTTTTGAAAACATATCTTTGAATAACAGTTATCAAAAACAAGACCCACGATTCATAATATCGGCGTCCCGTCAACAAATACGCAAAAGTTAATGAAAATGCAGTTTGTTGTGCGTGTCCTGAAGGCATACCATTGACGCGCTTTCTAAAATGTTCTGAAGCTAAAAATGGCGTTGAATCTGAAGGACGAGGGTCATCAATATAATCTTTTAGAACCGCGTGATTTATCCACCCAGAAAGTAAAAATACGATAACGAACACTGCAAAATACACCCACGAAAAAATAAAAGAAACATATAATGCATAAAGTGTTGATATTTGCCATCCAAAATACCCGGCACCCCAAAACAAATCTACCAAATGTTCACCTAATTCTGATATTCCTTTTGTTATTTTGATTTCTACCATGTATATATTACAAATTTATATTATTGTAAAATTGTAATAATGAACTATTGTTTATGGCATTGTTTTTATTTCATAACCGTTTTTAGTAATTAATACATAAGAGGTACGATCCATATATATAGTTTTCATCATATTATCTAAAATCTGAATTTTATAATCTAAATCGAAAACATAGGACTCCTTTTGATAAACCAAGCATCTTTGCACGAAAATCGGAGATAATAGTTCATTATTTTCAACGAAAAATCCAGTATCAATATGTAAATATATATGTTTTTCCATCTTGGGATGAAAATATTCTACACAGAGAAATGGTTTTTTTATTTTATTCAATGTAATATCATCTTTATACTCCCCGATGAATCGTTTATATGTTCCTACCCTACAAACATACTTGTCAATTGTTTTAAATAATATCAAAAAATCTAAATCAATGTCATAAAAACTATAATTAAATTTGTTGATTTGATTATAAACAATCGTAAATAAACTTCTCACATCTTCTTCTACAGTGCTCGGTTTTTGTAAAACACTGATGCATACATTATCAAGCAATGGATAATATGCAAAATATTCTGCATCTAAGTTCATATAATCTTCCTCGTAGTTATTATTTAATTTATAAGATACGGACAACCATAAATCATAGAATGGTTCTATTTTATATTTTGAATATCGATTAAATAACCCATAAATGTAATTCATTACCAAATTTGTATATTTTTTAACTATTTTGTTATTTCTATACCACGCATTTGTTGTTTTTCTTATATAAATGTACGAGTTTGAATATACATTTAAACACGATAATCCGACGCCTATACTATATGTAACTAACCATGTTTTCATGTACTGAAATACACCGAACATTATGTAACAATATTATTGACAAATCTTTATACCTTTGTTGAATAATTTTATGGATATTGTAGGTTTATTACTTTGTGATTTTTACGGAGCGGAGTGCCTGTAAAAATCACAAAGTAATAAACCTAGTTTTGCAGCGCAATATCGACGGCAAATGATAAAAATTGATTATTTTTGCAATAGATTTCACAAACACACCAAACCATTATTACAATGACAGAGACAATGACAGTGACAAATGATACCTTTATTCGTGATTTATTATTATCATGGCTTTTAATATTTTTACTATGTGTATGGGCTAACCATGTCGGAGCCCGTAATTCGGTAAACAAATATAGAAATCGAAGGTAACTAACGGAAAACGCTATAAAAATTGATTATTTTTGATAAAATATTGTAATATTGTATCTAACTCCAACAAGACATCAATTATTGAACGAATAATATGCAGTTCTCACCTACCGTAGCAGCGCCGCCCAAATCAATAATGTGTCCTATTACTTTGGAAATCATGAAGGACCCTGTTATTGTGGTTAGTGGTGAATCATATGAGAGAACAGCCATCGAAACATGGTTTTATTCTAACAATACATTGCCATTATCGAATATAGTAATCATTGACAAAACGCTTTATCCAAATAGAGCTTTAAAAATATACATTGAGTGGTGGGTTGCACAAAATCCGCAACCGATTACTACCGTAATGGATGATTTTATTCCGAAAATTCGACAAAAACCTATACCACAATCGCACAGACAGTTATCATTAAATTTAAGGAGATTTCTTAGCAGCACACATAGAATGTTGTCTCGTAACAGCAGCGAATTCGGAACTTTTACGGAGATCGAAATCCCATTATTCGGTTCATCAAGAAGATACAGCACTGTAGACATCATACCATTTGGTCGGGGGGCGTTTACGCCTCCAACATTGCGAAGCGATAACTCTGTAGGTGACCGTAGGTCACCGGAAGAGTTTGGACCAATTAGCAATACTATATTGATTGAATCATAAAATTTTGAACTGTAAAATATTAATAATTATTTAGCCTCTTTTTTTTCTGCGTTTATTATATATTTATATAGAATGAGCGAATGGAGAAAACACGTTAAAAAAACATATGACGATATGAAAAAGAAGAATTCCAATGTGTTGTTGAAGCACGCAATGAAAGCAGCCAGCAAAACTTGGAAGAAAAAGACACAGAAAAAAGGGGGTGATATTGGTGGTACAGTAGAAGAAGCAGAACCACCATTATCAGGAGAAGGATCAGAACCATCATCAATAATGGGTGGTGAAGAAGACGTAATGGAAGGAGGAGCCCTTCCCAAGCCAATTGGTGGCAGAAAATCCAAGAAAGGAGGTAAAACCAAGAAAAACAGAAAATAAAAGGTAGGTTCTCGCGAAATAAGAAGATAACAAGCTGTGATATGATTTTATTATTTTATATAATCATATAAAAACCTTATGATATACAATGTATCATGGGATTATTCGTTTTATGGTTATTATGCAGCGCCACAGTATCAAATGGGTTTAGTTTTACAAGAAACACCAAATTTAATTTTAATCCAAATCATTTAGACAGTCATAATATTGACAAATTGGAAAAATTAGAAAAAATGTTTTATTTGAAAAATCGGCGTTATTCACCCTTTCAAAATAAATACAATACAAACATCACAGAACCAGGTCAAAGACAAAATATCACCAAAATTTTTGAAAATATTAACAATGAATTCATAAAAATATTGGAACAACAACAGGAAGATGTGAAAAAAGACGAGGAAACTATTATTAATAGTTTTGATGATTTTAAAAATGTAATCGGTCGTGAAGACGATGAATCCCTTTTTGGTCGGAGGAGCGCTGATTCTCAACAACCAGTTGATGACGACTATACACACCCATTGAATGGTCCCAATTCAGAATTTGGATTTATGGATTCAACAGGTGTTTTTCGTTACAAAGACCCTAAGATTTTTTCAAAACGAACAGGTAACGGACATCGTCAAACAAAATCGAACAATGCCGAATCAAGTGACAGCGATTGTCCTTTTCAAATTATCAAAAATTCAGAATATTCATTCAATGATGTTGGTGGTTATGGTAAGATCAAAGAAGAATTACTACAAAGTGCGGATATTCTCATCAATTATGAAAAATATCAAAAATACAATGTTCGTACACCGAAAGGAATGATATTTGAAGGACCGCCCGGTAATGGTAAAACTCTGATGGCCAAGGGATTCAGCGGAGAACTTAATATTTCATTTATTCCTGTATCAGGAAGTGAATTTTCTGAGAAATATGTGGGTGTGGGTGCATTGCGTGTCCGTGAATTATTTAAACTTGCTGAAGAAAACCGACCCTGTATTATTTTTATTGATGAGATTGATGCTGTTGCTCGTAAGCGTGGAAATGACGCAGTTAGTTCAAACTCAGAAAAAGATCAGACATTAAATCAATTGTTAATTAGCTTGGACGGATTTAAACATTCCAATGGTATTTTTGTGATTGGTGCAACAAATCGTGTTGATCTGTTAGATGCAGCACTCATACGCCCTGGTAGAATGGACAAGAACATTTTCATTGGTAATCCCGATAGCGAAACTCGCAAGGCCATTCTACAAATTCATTCCGAAGGGAAACCAATTGATAGTTCCATTACCATGGATTCACTTGTAGAAATGACTGGTGGGTTCTCCGGCGCTCAAATCGAAAATTTATTGAACGAGTCGATGTTAAAAGCTTTACGAGACAACCGAGAAATCATAACTCACGACGACTTAGAATACATTATCAATCGGATCATGTCTGGTTGGCAATCTACAGAAAGTAAATACAGTGACGACATCATTCAACGCATTGCCATTCATGAAATGGGTCACGCAGTCGCGGGTTTCTTTTCCGAATTTCATCCGAAATTGACCAAGATTGCATTGAATCTTTGGTCTCCTAAAAGTCCGGGTTTTACACTCTTTGAAAGCAATGATGAGAATGTGAATATTTATACAAAAAATGGACTATTTTCACATCTGGTAGTATTGTTAGGTGGGCGTATTGCAGAGGAATTGTTTTTCGGTTATTCTGTTACGACCGGTGCTAAAAAGGACCTGGAAGAAGCTTATAAATTGGCACAAAATATGATTTTACAGTATGGGATGGGTAAGCAAAATATTTATCCCGACTTAAGCGATCAATCAAAATATTTGATTGACCAAGAAGTCAATAATTTACTATTGTTAGCTCGTGACGCTGCCGCCGATATTATCTCAAATTCCAAAGAATATATTGTTACATGCGCTGAAATCCTCAAAAAAGATCATATTTTAAAACCAGAACATATGTTGAAAATTGCAAGGGAACAATATCCCAGTTTATTAGCGCGTTATGATGTTACACGGTATGTAGTAGAAGAATTGAGCGGAGGTGTGGAGTGAAAATCGTAAATAATTCTTCATTTTTTATATAATTTATAATTACAAAAATTATATAAAATTCCAGAATAGAGGTGTAATTCTTCGTTGCTCTAAATATCCAAGGAAATAACATTCTTATCCGAGCGCTGCTTGCGTCGATTTGATTTTTTCGGCATCATGCCACCATGCATATCCTTCAAACTCGAAATACTGACCATTGAATCATCCTCCATATAGTTGGGTGTCACATTAGTTCTTGACATCGACTGTGGTTGTTGTGATTGCTGCTGTTGCTCATGAATATTAATTGTTTTGGTTTTTAGTCCCGACAATATGCTGTCGATGTCAGTAATCTTAGGGCCGCTCATCTCCATGCGTTGTTGAGGCATTTGTTGTTGCTGTTGTTGAGGTTGTGGCATAGAGGACGGTTCGGGGCGCATAGAACGCTCTTGATTCACATCTTGATATCCCTGAGCCATGTCGACACCTCGTTCTTGAAACATAACACCTCGTCCGGCATTGATATCAGGTCGATTCGATGGCATTTGAGTGAATTGCATACCAGGTCTTGAATTCGCAGGTGGAGCTGGTTGACTGCGGGTCTCCACAGGTGATGGTGGAAATCCAGTCATAGGTCCAGGTTTGCTGTTGTTCATTAAATCACTGGCAAACGCCATACCAGGTGAACTCTGTTTCATGACATCTACAGCAGCAGTTGTGAACATACGCATAAGTTCGGGACTTTGTCGCATTACATCAGCATAACCAGGTGCAGCGGTAGATAAAGATTTGTTGGTGAAATGAACTACACTCGCACTGAATCCCAATTTCATCAACAATGCCAATTCTGGACTCATCTTTCCTCCCTTGTATTTTTCGTGTAATTGTTCAAAAATATCACCATAACTATCGATGTCTTCGCTCACTGATTCACCCCAACCATCTAATGAAATATCGAATGGATTGAACATTGCGTTACCATATTCGATTGTATTAATCGCAGTAATCAACCAATTTTGTTGAAGTTTTACCGCATCACGCTTGCGCTTGTCTTCAACAGCGCCCTCGAATTCATCCTCAATTTCTTCATAATTGGATTCTAAAGTAAAATGAGATATATTTTTAATAATACCTTTTTCGTGCCAATCATTCAACGAATTGAGCATTGCACGCTTCTTTCTTCGTTTTTCGCGTTCGCTCATATTAGACGAAACATAAGTTTTATTGGAAGGCATCTCGTTCATTTTGGTGAACCCATCCCATGTCTTTGTGGAACCCATAGCATCCACGGTTGCGGATCCTACATTGGAATTTATTCCAGATTCTTCAGTAACAATTTTAATGTTCTCTTGTTCCTTTTGTGCACCGAATCCGAAGAAATTTGAGAACCCACTACCCACTGTTTTAGTATCTTTTGAACCATTCAATCCTGTTGACAAGTCGTTCAATTCTGTCTCTAAATCATCTAAATCATTCATACCGATAACTGTAGAAGCACTCGTTCCTTTCACCTTATCGTTCATCAATAATTCAATACCTGAACCAAAATTCATACTTCCACTGTTCGATTTGGGTTCTCCAAAATCAATATTGATAGGGTCTAAATCATCTAATTTAAAATCAAGGGATTCCATACTTTAAATATAAATATTATACAATTTTTATATTTAAGTTCTACGCGCAAATAATATTATTATAATTATTATTTATTTTTGTTGATATACCACATTCCTTGTAGAAAACAATCAGCCAAGTCATCCTTTTTTGAAGTATCTAGTATCGGCAACCATTTTTTAAATTCCTCGTTGTTTTCTAAAAGCTGTTTTGTATAAATAACTGAATCGACCTTATGTTGCTTGTATTTTTGCGAAGCAGTTTGTTTTTCTTTGGGTTCGACAACAACATTCCGCAATTTATTGGAAGAAGAAATGAATTCAATTTTTATGTCATCATCTGTCATAATAAAATATTGTGCTAAAAGACCTTGGATTGTTTTCATTCGTGTAGCAATCGGTGATATTTGGTTCTCAATTAATACATGTGTTACAGAAGCCATTTCAGAATTGTTGTTGAATTCCCGTTTGATACTTTTGCCTATTTCGATAAGACTGACATCATTTGCACTCGTTTTTTTCATAACAATCGGTTTTAATGCTACATTGTCATAATGTTCGGTAATCTTTTCTAATATTTGTTGTTTTTTATCATGTGGTGAGACCGTTAATTGAAGATTTGACACAACCGTTGAAAGATTTTCCATCTTTTGTTTTTTAAGATGAGTTGGAGAACATTCCTTAGTATAAATCAGTTTTTTGCTTGATTTTGCGTGTTTTTCACAATAATATTGTTCTGGTTCTCCTTCCTTAACAAATTGAAACTTAGCTTTTTTATTACAAATACATTCTTTCCCTTTTTTAGATTTCTCTAGAACTGCATTGCATTTAAAATCTTTTGTATCTGTTTGAATCAAATTAATACTGTTCCAATCTACAATTGTTAATTGAGAACCTTCGTTCAATTGTTGTAAAATACAATAAGCCAAATTTTTTATACCAACATCAATACTCACTATTTTGATATTACTCATAAATGTATACACCTAGTAACAGTATATATTTATATTTGAATAGCTAAATGTTTATTTTGAAAATTGCGCCTTATATTCCTTAACATTGTAGGAGCGGACATTTTCAGCATTATTTATCATGTATTTACGATAATCAAGATTGCTTCGAATGCCATATGAGTCTAATAATTTGTCGTTGCTCGGCATACCTGGTTGCCAATACGATTTAGGAATTGTAGATTCTTTGGGAAACATGGCTGGTTTTGTTTCCAAATAATGAAATGGTAATTTAGTATAATTCGTTGTATCATCACTTACATAGGATGTATATTGATTGTCTGATTGAAAAGACATTTTATATATTATTACAAACATATTATTACGAACATTGTAACATTTTCAACACCTCATCTGTATCTAAATAATCTTCTACATCGGTATGTTTTAAATTATATCCTTTATAAACCCAGCTTCCACAATCTAAACATCGTTCTTGATTACCATCAAAAAACCCATTTGTTGTGGAAATAAAAATACCTTTACCAAAAAATCCGGCCATAAAAGAAAATGAACTGCTGGTTGAAATGGATGCTGGGGCGTAAAAAATCGCAGCAAAATCCTCCAACGATGATTCGCTCTGAATATCTACGTGATACTGTAAATCTTCTAAATATTTTTTCAAAAAACTCACATATTTAGTACACGCGTTCGCTTGGTTCTCATCGGCACGATGATTAATATAAGACAAAATAATTACTTCCTTAAATTCCTGTTGTAATTTTATCTGAATATCATCCAATGCTTTCTGAAAAAAACAATGTTTCTGTAATGCATAATCTGGATTACGCACAAAGGGGGTGTCAGCACATCGAAAATGTATTACAGGCATTCCGACAGTTTTTACATTGTCCGACTGCACTAGCGCATCGTCTAAAATTTTATGCATAAAAGGTTTCATTATCGTGTGCATTTGTTCGTCTAGTGAGTCATTGATTCTCCAAGTAAATTCGTCTCCATAATGAGGCTGTTGTAATCTTTCCAAAGTGATTCCAGACTTTTTAAGCTTAAAATATAAGGGTTTGGTTGTCTCAAATGATATATTCAAAGGCAATTGTTTGATAAACTCTCCATTCTCGTAAGACAATATATCTGTAGGTATTTCCTGGATGTTACGCCATTTTAATTGGAATTCTATTATGTCATATAAATTCAATTTGAAATCCTCTTGTTTTAATATTGACAACAATAAACGATGATAATACGAGCACAATATATTTCCTAAATCCAATTTCGTTTTTTTCGGTTCCATACCTTCAATGAAAGGATATCTGCGTTTCTTTATGAAAGGACCCACAATATTTGCTACAATAATAAGCACAAGTAGTGCGATAAAAATATTTATTAATATAATGGCTTTTTTTCTCATTTAAAACTCCGTTTTTATATAATAATAAATCATAAAAAAATATAAAAAGAATAGGAGTATATATAGAGTAAATGGATATGAACCAAGAAATTAATAAATTGAAACAACAATTGGAAGAAGTTATTGAAAAAAATAAACAATTAGAAGAACAGTTACACAAATACCAACACACAAAACATCACATCAAATATTATGAAAATAATAGTGATAAAGTGAAAGAACGAGCCAAGAATTATATGGCCAAATTAAAGGAAACCGACCCAGAAAAAATAAAAGAATGGAGACACAATGCGTATATCAAACGCAAGGAAAAGTTGAAAGAGTTACAAGAATCTAATTAGATTTAGTATTACGATATTGCCTTTGTAATACAGTAACACAACGATTTAATTTTTTCCAATCGTTCTCCCAACATGTAATTAAATTGAACCCACTTGTTTTTATAAGTTCTTCTTTTTTTATTGTTTTTTTATATAATTCACCAAAACTACATTTTGTAGTTTTGTTGTATTCATCACAATTAAATTTTTTTGGATTTCCGTGCCAATAATCACCGTGAAATTCGTATATAGTATTTGTTTCAAGGCAATAACCATCTGCTTTGTATCTGGTATTCGGTATTGAAAACTCACCATCATTTTCTGCGTGTTGGATTTTAATACTATGTAGTTCGGAAATGAAATCTAACCATACTATTTGTTGTTTTGAATGTTGTTTTTTTTTCCAACATTTACTACATCCTTCATAACCATATAAATGGTTCAATGGGTTTTGTGAAAACTCACCGTGTTCCAAACATATAATATTTACTTTAGTGTCTGAATTTACATATTGCGTATTGTCATAATTATATTTTTTACCATATAGTTGTATTGCTTTCTCTTTCCATTCATCATTCGAATATTGATACGAACCGTAACATCTATTACAACCATGACCCTGTAAATGGCTGTTTGGCACCTGTTCAAAATCACGATTACATCTTTTACATGTAATAGTAATTTTAACGGAAGATTTTGTATAATTTACTTTTGAGTAATCATATAAATCTCCAAACATATGTTTTGCTTTATATTTCCATTCATCATTAGAATATTCATAATTTCCATAACATTTTTTACAACCATGTTTTTGTATTAAATGGCTATAAGGTGTTGTCTCAAATTTATAATTACATTTTTTACATAAAATTGTTATTGGTAATTTGGCTGTTATATATTTTGTTTCTGTATAATCAAATTTATTTCCAAATGTATTTTTTGCTTTTACAATCCATTCTTCCGGTGTATATTTATAAACTTTTCCGCATTTTGCGCATCCTTGTCCTTGTAAATGATTACTTGGTATCTGTAAAAATTCACCGTGTGTTTTACATATTATTTTTACAGCGATAATACTTGTAATATATTCAACTTTGCTATAATCATATGTATCACCGTGTTTCAACTTTGCCTTCAGTATAAATTCTTCAATCGTGCTCCTACACCTATCCGCAGTTTTATTATTACTACATGTTAGACAACCGTGTCCTATGTAATGACAAGATGGTAGTTGGGTAAATTCTCCGTGTGTCTTACATATAATTTTTACAGTGATATTGTTTTTTATATATTCTACTTTACTATAATCATATGTATCACCATGTATTTCTTTCGCTTTTTGTATAAAATCCTCTGTATTATTTCTTTTCATTTCACCATTTAATTTATTCGCACATAATTTACACCCTCCTCTTAAATGACCGGCAGGTGTTTGTAAAAATTCATCGTGTTCTTTACATATAATTTTAATTTTTGTATTATTATTTATATATTCCACTTTACTATAATCATATGTATCACCATGAATACTTTTTGATTTTTCTAAAAATTCATCTATATTACTTCGCTGTTTATTCGCAGATTTGTCATTACCACAACTATTACATCCAAACCCATATAAATGATTATTTGGTGTTTGTAAAAACTCTTTATGTTTTTGGCAAATAATTATAACTTTTATACTATTTTTAACATATTCTACCTTGCTATAATTATATTTATCCCCGTGCTTCAACCTTGCCTTCCGTATAAATTCTTCGGTTTTATTCATTTGTATCTACTATTTACCATAACACCCTATATTTTCTATTCAATTTTACAATAATAATAAATTGACTATTATAAGATAAAACTACTTAAAGAATTATCTTTAGGAATAGTATAGGATGGTGAAAAAGAAAAAAGAGACCTTCCAACAATTCCGGAATAATGACAAGTCCGCTTACAAAACTTTCAAAATACCACTCAAATCTATCTTACGAGACCGTGCTACCATACAACCGGTTCTTAATGATTTGGTATTTGACATCAATGATTTAGTCATTCATTCCTACCAGTTTATACGATTGTATGTGCTTCATTGTTACCATAATCAACAACCCTTACCTGAAATCAACGATACATTTATATTATACTGTATCAAAGTATTAGGAACGAGAGACAATCGGGGGAGACAAAGTGCGAATGTCACTTTGTTGGAAACGCTACAAGAATTTTACGATACTGAATATCAACCCTTATTGAACCACGAGAAAACCGATTTGAAAAATACTACTTTCTTATTATCGTATGTTGCCACGCAAATTCATACCTGTCTGTCCAACAATCTACAAGAGCATTTTCTACAACATTTCTTACGGTTTATCAACAAAACCACCAACGAAATTACCGAAGATAAAGCCGTATTACATACTTTCAAACACAAATTATGTTTTATGGAAGAAACTGATACAATGTTTGATGCTTGGAAAACTACCCATTTACCTCATATATTACCTACGAATATCAAGAAAAATATTCATTACGATGTCAAAGTTCGTCCCTTTGCGTATCTTCAAGGATTGTTGTATATGAATTCAGTATTGGAAGCCCAAGAACAGAAACTATTTCAACCCTTACCACTACGCACAAATATTGTTCCCAAACATATTTTGTTGGATACTGCTTCTATTGTTTCACTATTTTGCCCTGAAAATGATAAAGAAGGAAACAAAATCAAAAAGGGGGAATTACTGAAACACATCAAAAATAGTCAACATGATGTATGGGATAACCTGTTAAATTTACAACATAAAATATTCAAGAACCCAAATTATCAATTTCATTACCAGATACAAACCGATGGTATTTCATGTTGTTTGTTATTCATCCGTAAAGATTTGAAAGACAAAAAATGGGGCAGTAAAGTGCCTACTTTGCCCGACCAAGAGTTTCATAACATAGAAGATTTGTCTCAAGAACAATTGACGGTATTGAAACCAAGAAATATGGTGGGTTGTGACCCCGGAAAACGAAATTTGGTGTATATGGTAGATGAAACCGGTAAAAAGTTACAATATACTGCCCCACAACGAAAACGGGAAAGCAAACAAAAGTGTAACCAACGAATTTTATTGGCGGAAAAAAAGAAACATGGAATCACTGAAAAAGAAACCAATTTGTCGTTACAAAATAGTAAATCAGTCCGCATAGATAATTACAAAATTTATTTGGTAGATAAAACCAAACTCAATCAAGAAACCACTGAATTTTACAAGCGGGAAATATGGCGTAAAATGAAATTCCGGGCTTATAGTTATGGTAAGAAATCCATAGATACTTTCCTGAATAAAATCAAGGAAACTTTTGGAGAGAATTTATTGATTGGTTACGGCAATTGGTCACGAAGCACGCAAATGAAACATTTTATGCCCACCATGAACAAAGGATTGAGAAAACTAATCCATAAAAAATATGACACTATTACTATCAACGAATGTAATACCAGTAAGAAATGTTGTGGTTGTCACAACAATCTGTCTTATTATAAGGACAAAGAAAACAAAGAGGTATTCCGTCTTTTGATGTGTTCTAACTGCGTGAGTTGCGAAAACAAACATACCGTATTTAGAACCCGAGATGTGAATTCTGCTGTCAATATTAGACACATAACGAGATGCTGGGTGGATAAACAATTTAGGCCGCCGGTATTTCAAATTTCGTCTTTCACCACTTCCAATAAAAAGGAAGTGGAAAAAGTAAGACCATCGTAGGTGAAATTCCTACTATTGATTTTACATTTTTTCTTATTTTTTTGTCGTATAAAATCGGTCAGAGACCCCTACGGGTCTCAACCTTGAACGGCTTCGCCGTTCTTAGGCGTTTTAAATGAGAAAAGGTGTAATATAATGGCGCCCTTCATTATATTAATATTTACATTTTTTTTCATTCATGCTTATCAATAACCTCTATTTTTGGATGATTAATAACATTATTAGTTTTGATATACCTCATTAGTTGTTCCAAATTTTTTCCAAGAACATCATCATTATTGGTTTGAATTAGCTTCAGAATTTGATTTAATTTATTTTCAATTGTAATAGACTCTCGACATATTACTCTTGTTATCCTATCAGTGGCAGTATCTACAGCAAATGCATATATATTTGCACCCACCCAAAATACAGTAAAATATGATAAAAACGAACCCGTAAATCCAGCCAAAATATAATCAAACATTAATTATAAATAATAATATTTTTTTATATTGTTTTTTTTTATTGTTCCTTGTGATACTTCTCTAAAAGTTTCATTATATCTGCCTTTTTCAATTTGCTTGTATCGCTACATAACCCTTTAGAAACCACCTCAGCCTTGAGAGTATTAATATTCATTTTTTTGTAGATTTCAAAAGCGTCTTGGGTTTGTGTACTGATTACAACACTTGGTTCATTTGATTCATTTGATGATGTTTTTTCTACTTCTTCGATATGATTTACTTCGATGGGTGTGATTTGTTCGCCGACCATATTTATAACTTTGACATCTTCTTGTAATGTTATCTCTTCAACAACAGTGATTTCCATATCTCCAAATACATTGTCTGTTGGTACATCGTCGCCTGTATATACAATATCATTTCCGTATTTATCACACTCAAACTCTTCACCTGTATATAAAATAGATTCATCATCGGATTCTACACGAATCAATTGTGTATTTTCTTTGTCCTCATCCTCATCCTCATCCTCATCTTCATCTTCATCCTCATCTTCATCCTCATCTTCATCCTCATCTTCATCCTCATCTTCATCCTCATCTTCATCCTCATCCTCATCTTCGTCTTCGTCTAATAATTGACATTCGGATGTCGGAGTATATACAGGTTCTGTCGCATTCATATTACCATTAATCATAAATTCAGCTGCAATACTCTGTGAAGGATAAAACATGGGGGCTTTCATATTTATATTCATACGATCGTACAAATTGACTACATTGCTTTTGATAAGATTTGTTTCTTTTATAAACAATTGGAGAAGTTCAAATAATGATTCATTTTTTTGTTCTAAATTTGTTAAACGCTGTTTAAAGTGATAAACAAGCAAAAGAATTAAAACAAAAGTTATTCCTAAACTCAAGAAAAAAAAGGTTTCTAAAAAATTAAACGATGACATGTATTTATTATATAATAGACACAATAAAGATATATTACAAACGAACGAAAAAAAATGTATGTTCTCATTATATAATATTTAACTTCCCATGGCAGAATCAAAATCAAATAATGAGAACATATTGGACATGACATTTTTTAAAAGTATCATCACTATTTTCTTACTAATTCTCATTATTTTAGCAATTTTAGGTATCAGTACTTATACAATATTCGGCAATATTTTCTCGGCAATTTTCTCGGGCATTCTATCTATAATATATAAAGTTTTGGCCTTTTTCGGTTTTACATTGGGATACACCGTCAATACTACCACAGATATTATCGTCGATACGGCAAAATTTGGTGCTGATGTTACAGGAGGTGCGGTCCATGATGTTGGTAATCTTATTTTAAAAGCAAGCGGCGACCCAAAACAATATTCACCTAATCCAGCGGCGGCACAGGTTAATTCACAAAATTTATACAATGCAATCAATAATCCTGCAAAGAGTTCTTTTGTTAATATGGTGAATGAATTTCCTGCACTATCGTCACTGAATATGGCAAAAAATTAGTATAAAAACTATTAGGTATTAGATAATATACACCCATAGACAATAATGGAAGAAAAATATCATGTAGAAATAGATTTTGATGCTGCTTCTCTTGAATGGCGACGGAACAAAAAACAATATGCAAATGGTATTTTTACCTATATTTGTGGAATGACCACAAAACAAGGTCACCATTGTCAACGACCAGAATCACATCGTCGGTTTCATAAAGCGTCTAACAGTAAAATATAAATAATTTATTTGTAAAATTATTTATAGAATTGCAAACTAATACTGTATATAATGAGTAAAGCATTGTATGTTATTTTGTTAGAAAATGACAAATATTTTATTTATTGCACTGATAGCACCGAAGATACAAAAATTATCATCGAATGTATATTTATGTTTCCTTTTACAAAAACATATAAACCAAAACAAATCATCGAGACTCTTTACCATATAGATGAGTTTGATGTGGATAAAATGGTTAAAAAATATATGGCACAATATGGTATCAATAATGTGCGGGGGGGTAGTTATCAAAATGAAAAATTAACTTATTTACAGGATACCATATTGAAACAAGAATTAGAATATGTAAATGCGCCAGGTCATAAAAACCTGAATCCTAGTTTAAAATTGGAGGAAAAAATGCGTTATTTTGTTTATAATGAATTATTTCATATAATCAAGCATGATGATGAATGTAATGAAATACCAGAATTACAGCAAAAAATAAAGGTTCAACGAGAACGGTATGAAGATATACATAAAAAACTCTTAAAAATATTATGGGCTCGAGAACAAAATCATGAAAATCCAGAAAAACATACTAGTTATATGTTGGATAATACTTTGATAGAAAAAATCCAATATTTACAGAAATACATTGTTGAAAAAAAATTTATGAACGAAACACAAAATGGATTGAATCTTGAAATAATACAATTATTCAAAGAATTGATGAATTATTTCAAGCATTTTAACCGAATTTTTCAAGAAAATGATTTCGATTTGAGTGATTTCACACAGGAATATATAAACCCTGTATTCATTTCACATCCTGAATTTATTTTTTCCCCATACGTACATTTATCCAAATATAATCGTCAATCGATGTCATTCTTGGACCAGGATTACAAAATCGACGAAGCAAATGCATTATGTAAATTTTTTGAAGGTATATGTTATTGGTGTCTCAATCGCATTGACGAATACGAATTTGACTTGAAAGTAATACCAGAAAATATTAAATTAAAATATGAAATGGTTGATTTTTTATCGGAATTTCACGAAAAATATCTTATATGATATTTGTGTTGAAATAATAACTGCGATAATTATTAACAACAATGCTTGGCTGTGATGTGAAAGTACAATTCACTGCAGTTGTTGTTGTGGAAACATTTGTATAAATACCTGCATTAAAATTTGATATTATCGTGTTTCCTGTTATTGTATTGCCTGTCATTATATCTTTTACATTCACCACAGTATAAATATTATAAGAAAGGTTAAAATTATATACATCGCCGTTATTTATATTTAGAACAATATTAGGTATATTCAAGTTCGCAAAATACTGTGTTCCTTCAAAATTAATCGGCGGCGAGTTCACATTTGATTTACCATGCACAACAAATGAACCTGAAATATCGTTCAATTGTATCTGACTAGATAACAAGTTATCATTCACAAATAAAGATTTGCTGCTATCTGTTGTGTAATAATAACTTGAATTGGGATAATAATAAACATTCAGTCTCGCATTTATCAAATAAAATTCAACATCTATCGATTGAGTACAATTGTTACTACCTGAAACATATATACCTATGGGTATTCCAAAATTAAAACTATTGGTAATATTGTTTGCATTTGGAATTATTAATGATAATATTACCGTTTCGGGAACCGAGTAAGCAGTGATAAACACATTGCCATTATTAATTTGTTGCACCGGAGTTACCAAAGTTGTTGAAATTATATTTTCATTAAGTTTTACTTGCAAATTCGTCACCTGACTATCATACGTATTCATAACCCTATTCGTCTGATAATTATACAGTTCAACTGTCGGGTCGTATTGTAAAATCATCGGTGGTCCTGGAATGTTTGATGCACTAGTGGGAGTTGGTTTCAATAAATCTTTGTCACATATCTTGTTCGAATTTTCCCGATAAGACCCTTTTACAATTGAAGCGTATCTTTCAGCTTTGGTAGGTTGTGTAGATTGTGTTGAATTTTTTTTATATTGTAAAATTTCCACCTTTCTTCGCATGTCCAATTGGGCTTGCGAAAAATTGGGATACGGAGAAATTAAGGTATTTCTCGGTCCTGGAGAAAGTATTGAAAAAAACATTTTACGCCGTTGCAACATATCACAAGTTATATTGTTACTGATATCACCCATATTATATAAATAATTATATAATATTTACAAATTTATTTTTACTTTACAATATTATTAAACATACCACTGTTGGTATTGTACCACATGTTCGATAGATAATAGTAATCCTTGCTGTTATTATAAGATGTTTTCAAGGTTGTATTAGGCCCTGCAGACACAATGTTATTAATTTGAAAAACATTCAAAGCATAATTGAAATATCTTAGGTCGGATAAATTGCCGGCAAATCCACCATTTTGACATACATATACTGGATCAAAATTTTGCAATGGCACATCACTGAATATCTTTCTTTGAGTTATAGTACCATTGATGTAAATATCCATTACCTTGTTCTCTAAACGGATCATTAAATTGAACCATGAATTCAGAGGAACCTCAGTAATATCGATGGTTTCATACGTCGATGTATAATCTTTTGGGTCAGGTGATGACGATACTGTATTCATCATAATAAATAAATTGGCTGGCTTTCCTACAGCATTTGTAGAACTTGTGCCAGCAGGTTTAATATAAACACCAGGTGCATTTTCTACATTCATAATGCCATTATCGTCGTGTGTAAGGTTACCGCCCTTGCTAAAAATATGTTGGTATCGTTTAGAATCGATATTATTAATATTCAACCACACACACCAAGTAAATTCCATTCCTGTCGATTGATTGTTGGATCGTTGCACCATAACAGCGTTACCCATTTTAGGGTCTTGTGGAACCGTCACACCAAAAGTACCATTTATCATCCCTTTAACTAAATAGGGCGAATTTGGCGGTTGAAGAACATATCCAAGAAACATAATTCCTAAATTTAAAACAACCAAGAAAATGATTAAAACCAATATAAGAAATACAAATTTTGCAATAAGTCCGTTGGTTTGTATGAAATCTTTTGAAGCATAATAAGCATTGTTGGAAAAATTCCTTGTTGAATTGCTTACAGAGTTTCTTATATTAGATATTTTTGTTGGATTATTGTTAAGAATATTCATTACTGCCTATATATTTATATGATAAATAAATATATATTTACACACTTGATTACACCTTTTTACATTTCAAACGCCGATTTTCAACAGTCCTTCCTAATAACTGTTTTCGGGATTCTATTATTCGGCATCCTACTTGCTTTGTAAATAAGGGTAAAGTCAATAGTAGGAATTTCACCTACGATGGTCCAACTTTTTCCACCTTCTAAAGAAGGTGGTGAAGGACGAAATGAGTAGCCATTTGTAATAAGGTATATTTGTCTTCGGGACTCACTTACTACGGCTGAAATTAGGAACACTAAGAAGCAACCTCATTCAAATTACTTATATTACATTATTGAGTTGTCTTTATATTGTTCTTATTTATGTTTCTAAAAATAGACATTTAACCTATGTCTTGGTCACTTCGTAGTGATGCTACTGCTCTGCCACGACTACGAAGTCGAAGTACAATGCAAGGGCATCCGCTACGCAGTATCCCAGAATAGAGATTAAAACACCCAGTAATTACCTTGTATTGAGTTGTTTTGGACGATCTGTAGATTACCGTGATAAGCATTGATGGAAGACAATACAGAAGAACCATTACCATTCATATAACTGTTCCATACAGTTTGTGGGTCTAGTGGATATGACCAGCGTTGTAGGTATGTTACAACAGCATCGTATCCATTTCCAATGATTAGGGGTGATGTGATATCGGGAGCCACCTGATTAATCTGCAATGATTTCACCATTTTTCCATCCAAATATACATCCACAATTGTATTGTCTATATTAACTACAATATATACCCATTTTTGTAGTGGGAAATTATTGGTAACACTAATGACCGCACTCTTATCGCTATCATTTTTCGTTATTTGATCTGGATTACTACTTTTGGGTGAAATAATGCAATTCAATGTCCCTGTCATATGGTCTAAATAAACAATCATATCATTGACTCTACTAAATATTACTTTTGTCGCATTGCTATTCCACGAATTTACATATACCCATACACCATACGCATATCTTGTCGAATTAGGATAGGTCAATTGTGCTACGGGCACCGGTGTTATTGCTGTCGTGGTATTCAACGAAATTTGTCCTGTAGTTAATGTATTCACACCCGAAAAATATCTATTATAAATATACCATGCAAGTACGATAACTATCACAATTCCTAAAATGAGAATCAAAATGTTCATGTCTATAATTTTATATTATATTATTTATTGGCGGGTTTTTGTTCATTAATAAATTATACAAATTTGTTATTTGGAATTTCGATTGTTCATTAGTATAATATGTTACATTACAAATTGCACCATCTAATCCTCCGTCTTCACCCACCGTTATTATATCAAATGGACTATATTCGGGTAGCATTGCTATTCCTTTCATATCGTAAGTTCTTTCTAAAACGCCGTTTATAAATAAATCTACTGAATTGTCATGATAATTGAAAAACAAATGGTTCCATTTCTGACTTGTTAATTCTATATCATAACTCGTATCAACTGCAATATCACTATTTACTGATTCTTGAGAACCAGCGAATGTAATTCGATAAATATTTTTATTGGAATTCCGCGTTCCCTTTTCAAAATAAGATACCTGGGGTTTCATTGATTCCGTCGTTCCGTAACTAAATATATTGATTAAACGAGGATTTTTACTTCGATTTGGTTGCTGATTCAAATAAGTCCACATTGATACTCCATAATTTACCCTCGCCGATTTAATTTGATTACCTATTGTGTCAGTTGTAACCAATGGAGATAATCCGCTACTATTCGCTATTGCTAACGCATTGTTAATAAATACCGAATTTGGTAACAAAGATATTTTGTCTTTATTGATGGCACCATCAACCAATGTCGGAACATAAACAAAAGCCAATATCAGTAATATTTCTAAAATAAATAAAATAAATACAATGTTTGGTGTAATTCTAAATTGAAATTTTAAAAATTCTATAAAATCACCAAACAAACAGGGAATAAAAAATATGAAATTTATTATGAAACCTATGATTCCTGTTTGTCTTCGCAAATTATTAATAAAAATTTTATAAACCAATGCTAATGCAACTATAATAATTAAAAATACAATTATATATAATGCTATGTCTGCATACATTGTGTATGTTTTTCCAAAACTTGAATTGGTGTTATAAAAATAAATTGCACAACCGAGAACCACAGTCATAAATATCATTATTGAAAATGCTGAAATCGTATTAATTGTTCGATTATTTGGTAACACCGTACTTTGGTTCTCCAAAAACATCATTCCAAAGAATATTATTACAATAAATAATATGTAAAATGCAGTGCCATTCATTATTTCTTGATTAATTGATACATCGCTATATGCTAAATTATACAAATAAAACGGCGTTATCAAAATAAACAAAAACAAAATACTGTAAATGGTAAAACAACTCGTAAAATTCGGATTATTTTTACTTTTCTCGTAACTTGTTAAAATTTTTGATGCTACCCGTGCATATATATTATCATTGTATTCCGAAGAAATCATTTATATTATATATATTTATAAATTTTCTATTGCTGTTTTCTTACCATGACATTCACGACATAATGCTACTAAATTATCAATATGGTTGCTACCTCCGTTCTCCAATCTGATTGTATGGTCTACTTCAAACCACGCAGATAATTGTTTTTTACAATCACCGCAACACCAACTCTGTCTGGCTGCAACAAATTTCTTTTTTGTCTCACTTACAGACCGCTTTGTAGATTTTTTACCCGATTGTTGTAATCTTTTTTGATATTGTGGTTGGGTGTCTGGCACGCCACCGTGCACGGTTCTCCCACCATCCATGTAAGGATTCGATGCATACGCTGAACCTGCAGAGAAATTCAAAATTGGCGCAACCATGCTTGTAACATTTTTATCTACAGGTAAATATCTTAAATATTCATTGGAAGTCAATAAAATGTCCTTCGCACGATGGGGGTTTTTTCTCAACAACCAACATAGAGCCAATCCTATAAATGCAATGCCAATCATTTTATAATATTTTTTCCATGTATATGCTAATTTCAAATATTTCCCTTCGGTATAAATATTTGCGATGATTAATCCTGTTATTAATAATATCAGAATTTCAAAACGCATCACAACAATTCTTATATATTATTCGTTATATAAGAATTTTTTTGAATTTTTTCACACGAATTATTTATAACAAATATATATCAACAATACCAATAGCATAATTAGTGCGGCAAATATATAATGTTTTTTCATATTTATTCGGTCACTTATAATAACTGGTTTTGCTTTATAATTCATATAATATTGGTCTATCGATTCATATAATGATATTTCTTCTTTTCCCAAATGCACATTGATTTTGTTATGGACGAAATGCGTCCATCGAATAAATGATTCGCGACTGTCTAAATAAGGTGTGACAGGATATTTATCCAACATTTGACTAAAATAATTTCCGATTTCAGAAATGGGAATAAACAATGGGAAATTTTGTATTAAATCGTAGTATTTTCGTTTTGTTACTGCATTTGGAGTATTTGGATAGGAGAAAGCCAGTGTATGAAGAAAAAACCAATAATGAGGACCCCAAACATCAGGATTGAATTTTTGGTAACTTTCATCTTCCATTATTTTTTATTAAAAATGAAACTATATAGAATTTCATTATTATTATATACCAGAATTGTTCGCATTATGGATAAAAAAATGAAAAATTATACAGTTAATAATAATTATTATAGAAATTATGAAGTATGTAACAATTGTGGTAAATCAGGACATTTATTCCACAAATGTAAATTACCTATTACCAGCATTGGCATCATCGCTTTTCGTGTTTTTCCGACAGGCGATGATAATGAACCATATAAAATACAATATCTTTTGATTCGTAGAAAGGAAACATTGGGATATATTGATTTTATGAGAGGAAAATATTCTATACATAACAAGGATTATATAATGAATATGTTAAAACAAATGACTCGTGATGAAAAACAACAATTAACTTGTGGTGATTTTGAAAAATTATGGAAAAATGTTTGGGGTGACAGCACTTATAGTAATCAATATAGAACTGAAGAAATAATATCCAAAGAAAAATACAATCAATTGTTCGGTCAAGGCTCCTTTGGAGTCCAACAACTAAATCCGTCGGAATTAGGCCAGGGTGCTTTGCTTCCTGAGCCTGGAGGAAAATTAGAAGATTCACTACATAATCGAATAAGTTCTCCAATTACATTAAATCAATTAATTGAAGAAAGTAATCGATTTGAAACTTGGGAGGAGCCTGAATGGGGGTTTCCGAAAGGGCGAAGAAATAACCAAGAGAATGATTATGAATGTGCGATTCGCGAATTTTGTGAAGAAACCGGGTATCCTGACGATTATTTAATTCATGTTCAAAATATTGTTCCATTTGAAGAAATATTTACTGGGTCTAACTACAAATCGTATAAACATAAATATTTTTTAATGTTTATGAATTACGATAAAAGTTTAAAATGTGGTGATTTTCAGAAATCTGAAGTAAGCAAGATGGAATGGAAAAATCTGGACGATTGTTTAATGTGTTTTAGACCATATAATTTAGAAAAAATTCGTATTATCAAAAATATTGACGCTTTTTTAGGGAAGATATTGTCGTAATAATATAATAATACAGTAGTATATACTTATTATTATATATATGTCATCGGTTAATAAAACTAAAAAATGTCCCAAATATTACCGACGCGACACCAATTCTAAAAACTGTGAATTTCAAGAGAAAAAATCTTTTAAATTAAATTCTGACGGGTTTCTTGAAATCCCTCAAGAATTCCGCGACATGGTCATTTCTGAAAAAGGTGAAGAATATTTCAAAAATAATTATGAAAATATTACCGAAAAAGAGAAAAAAAAAGACAGAGTCAAAGGTGTAATTTTTACTTCAGAAAAAAAAACCACAAGAAAACGACGAACAAATCCCGACAAAAAGGAATCAATTTCCATTTTAATGGAAAATACACCCGATAATATAAAAGCTGCTGAAGCACCACTACCTTCAGTCAGTGGTCCAAAAACCAACGATATTAATATTCTTATGGACGGTAAAGAACACGAAGTAACGCTACCCATTTTTACAGGTGAAAAAACAAAAATTTCTAGGCCTTTGACAAAAAAAATTCGCATTAAAAAATCGGACAAGGTTATTGAAATTAAAGAACCTACTATGATGAATGCATTACGAGATGCTGACGAAACTGACGATGCCTACATAAATCGTTTGGGTGATTTCGACCCATCCGACGAAACTAAAAAAAATCCTGATGTAGTTCCAGTGGAAAAACAATTTAAACAATTAGAACCGGTCGCTCCTGAAACAGATGATACGCCTGCCGACTCACTATTAAATTATGATTTTTTATACCCATCATTAGACGACCCTGAATTCAATGTAAAATTGGCCAAACATAAAGAATTTAATGATATTAAATATGACGGTAAAATTTATGATTTTAAATCACACGCTGAGTCACTTTGTAATGCAGAATTCGAATTATCACCAAATCAAATTTTCGTCAAAAATTTCCTTTCTGTGAATACTCCCTATAATAGTTTACTTGTGTATTCTGGCTTAGGTACAGGGAAAACTTGCTGCGCAATTGGTGTGGCAGAAGAAATGCGTAGTTATATGAAACAAGTCGGTATGAGAAAACAAATCTTAGTAATTGCATCCCCGAATGTGCAAGATAATTTTAAATTACAGCTGTTCGATGAGAACAAACTCAAACAAGAAAATGGAATTTGGAAAATAGAATCTTGTGTTGGTAAAAAACTGTTAGACGAAATTAACCCGACCAACATGAATATTCCCAGAGAACGCATTGTAAGTCAAGTCAAATCTATCATCAAAAATTATTATTATTTTATGGGTTATACACAGTTCGCTAACTACATCAATGATTCTATTGAATTAAAAGGGCTCGGGTATTCACGCGAAGAAAAATTAAAAATGAAAATTAAAAAGATTAAAAATGTATTCAACAATCGTCTGATTATTATTGATGAAGTTCATAATATTCGTATTACGCACGAAAATAAAAATCGTAAAACCGCTGAATTATTGATGGAGGTTGCCAAATATGCTGATAATATGCGTATGTTACTTATGTCTGCAACACCCATGTATAATTCTCATGAAGAAATCATTTGGTTAACAAATCTCATGAATTCTAACGACAAACGAGGCACCATCAAAATCGCTGATATTTTTACCAAAAATGGTGAATTTCGCGAAAAGGATAATACACACCCCGAATCTGGTAAGGAATTATTGACACGCAAACTTACAGGCTATGTTTCACATGTTCGTGGCGAGAACCCATATACTTTTCCCTTTCGTATATATTCTGATGAAAGCACTTTAAATAACAATCCTTATCCTACCTTACAAATGAACGGCAAACCATTAGATATAACTAAAAAACTACAACACGCACCACTATATTTAAATAAGATTGGAGAACATCAACTTTTTGGATATCAATTTATCATTGAAAATATGCGTTTTAAAAATAACGACGGATTTGTTCGCAAAGAGGCCTCTGATATATTGAATGATAATGTAATTGAAATGGATTCATTCGGTTACGCTGTATTACAATATCCTCTTGAGGCCTTAAATATTGTGTATCCCAGTGATATCTTATATGATTCTTCTACCAAAATAGAAAACATAGAAGATAATTATCAAATCATTGCGAATATGGTTGGTTCTCAAGGGCTTTCTAATATGATGCGTTATAAAGACAAAACAGAAGGTGATAAAATGATCCGACACGGCTATGAATATTTATCTGAAAAACACGGTCGCATTTTTTCACCCGACAACATTAGTAATTATAGTGCAAAAATCGCCAAAATGTGTGAAATTATTCGTAAATCAGAAGGTATTGTGTTAATATATTCACAATGGATTGATTCTGGTCTCGTTCCTATTGCTCTCGCACTTGAAGAAATGGGTTTTACACGATTCGGTAGTGAAAGTTATACACGACCTCTTTTGAAAACATCTGTTGTTGAACCAATTGACTCTACTACCCTGAAAACCAAAACCGAACACATTGCAACTCCTAACAGTAATACTTTTCATCAAGCCAAATATGTTATGATAACTGGAGACCCATTGTTCTCACCCAACAATGATGCTGACCTTAAATATTTAAATAATGCGAAAAATAAAGATGGACAATTTGTGAAAGTAGTTTTGATTTCCAAAGCTGCTGCCGAAGGCGTTGATTTTAAAAATATTCGTCAAATTCATGTTATGGAACCCTGGTTTAATATGAATCGTATCGAACAAATTATCGGACGCGGTGTGAGAAATTTCAGTCATTGTCAATTACCTTTTGAAAAGCGTAATGTTGAAATTTACCTACATGCTACTTTATTAAATAATAACGAAGAATCTGCTGACCTTTATGTGTATCGTCTTGCCGAACAAAAATCAGCAAAAATTGGACGAATTACACGATTACTTAAAGAAACCGCAGTTGATTGTATTTTGAATATCGCTCAAACGAATTTTACATCGGAAAAATTAACCGAACTCGGTAAGGACCAAAATGTTGAAATTACTATAGCCAGTGGGAAAACGATGAAATACAAAGTTGGTGATAAACCATATACGCCTATTTGCGACTATATGGATAATTGTAATTACACATGTTCTCCAATGGCTATTATCGAAGAGTCAGATGTTATTAAGACTACATATAATGATGATTTTTTACAGAACAATCACGACCGTATCATAAAAAGAATTCGAGACCTGTTTATTGATATTCCAGGGCAAGACAGAGCCGGAAAAGAAGGTAAGGTATTTTTTCAAGAAGAAGAATTAATTAACTCTATCAATATTGTTAAGGAATATCCAATCGACCAAATATATTCTGCATTGACATATTTAATTGAGAACAAACACGAATATTTGGTCGATAAATTAGGTCGTTTGGGCAATTTGGTGAACCGAGATAAATATTATCTATTTCAACCCATTGAAATTACGGATGAACGCGCATCCATTTATGAACGCAGCCGACCCGTGGATGTTAAACACCCTTCCATTCTGGTTGAGTTCTCAGAAAATGAGCCTTTACAAGTTACAAATGAAACTGACAAATCAACAAATAATATTCGATTATACAAAACGGTTATGACCGAGTGCGAACAAAAATTTATGTTGGTTTTTTCACCTCCTAAAGAAGGTATTGTTACCACTGGCGAAAAAAACTGGTATAAAAATATGAGTGTTGTTTTGAATCATTTAATGGAACAACATCGTATTGACGAAGATGATTTGCAAAAATATGTGGTAGAACATATGGTTGATGAACTCCCCTTTTCAGATAAATTGTTATTAATCAATGAAATTTATTCTGATTGGAAACCAACAACTATTGTAGAAACCCATATTAAAGAATATTTGAATGACAGAATGGTTATTAGTGATAATGGTATCATTGGTATGGTATTATCCGAAGATAATAAAACTACACATTTTTTTATGCAATCTAATGAAAACACAAAATTATGGCAAAAAACAGAATTTACAAATGCCAATGTTCTCATTCGTTCCAAATCATACAGCAGCAATTATATTTTCAATAAAGAAAAAATAAACGACATCATAGGATTTATGTCATGGGTTGAGAACCAAAACGAATATGTTTTCAAAATTCGTGATTTGAATGATTCCGTGAATAAAAAAGGGGCTCGGGTCAGTCAAGCATTAATGAAAGACATCATTGTGAAAATAAACACCATTTTAGGTTCTTCCTTTTACACCAATGAAAATGTCAAAACTTTTTTCGGTGAAGGCAAAAATAGATTGGTTGTTATTATTGAAATATTAATGAGGAATTTCCAAGAAAAAAATCAAAACCAAAAAATTTGGTTCTTGAACAACGAACAAATATTGATTAATGGTATTTTAAATTTTACCCGAAAAAAATTGATATAATATTATTATATAAAAATATAGGTATATTATAATATTAGTTTAACAATGGCAGCTTTTAAATCCAAAGATAAGGTATATGGCGTTTATATTGACTCACTTTTAACAAAAAAGGTTATTTTATCTATCACAGAAATTGGTAAGAATATTAAAGAAAACTTACAGCGTAAATTATCCAATTCCATGGAAGGTAAATGCATTGAAGAGGGTTTCATTCGACCCGGCTCTATTCGTATCGAAACCTATTCTAGTGGGTTGGTTAATACAGAGAACATTGAATTTCAAACTGTTTTTCTGTGTAAAGTATGTCATCCTGTTGAAGGCATGTTAATTGAATGCACAAGCAAAACAATCACCAAAGCCGGAATACACGCCCAAGTAATTGACCGTGATATTGTTCCCGTAACAGTATTTGTCGCAAGAGACCATCACAATATGGACAGATATTTTCAATCTATCAAAGAAGATACAAAAATTCTTGTGAAAGTAATCGGTATTCGTTACTAATTAAACGACCCTTATATTTGTGTTTTAGCGAAACTTTTGAAAGATGATGCTGTTATGATGAACGCATCCTCGAAAATGACAATTAAAAAACGACCTATTAATATCGGCGGTGATGTTATCGTAGAAGGGGGAGAAGAAGAAGACGATGACGAAGAATAAAATATTTGTTGATAAATTTATATAAAAATTATAATTTATGTAAATAAATGACCGAAGCAACTCCTGAAACGAATATTTTCGAAACAGTAAAATTAGAAAACATGAAAACCAGAATAGAAGCCATGACAAAAAATCATCAAATAGAAATATTGAAAATTTTAAAAAAAAATCCTGCCGCAAAAACCAATGAAAATAAAAGTGGCATTTTTGTAAATCTGTCATTGTTACCTACACCCACTCTAGAAGAATTGGATTTTTATTTGAACTACGTACACGACCAAGAAAACTCCCTTCAACAATTGGAATCACAAAAAAAAGAATTCAAGGATAATTTTTTTATGGAATCGCAGAGTTAATTCTACATTCGAAAACAATATGGCTTACACTTATAATCCATATTGTTTAATAAATTCATTCATATTTTGTGTTCCCATAGATGAATTACAAGACACGCATATCGGTTTTAGATTCTCCAATTTTAATTCACCTCCATTATATTCGGCTATCACATGACCACAACTGAAGCTCATCTGGGTTATACAAGTTATTTTACAACATAAACATACGGCTTTACCTATTTCCTCACCTATATGTTTGTTCCAGACACTCCGTTTGAGAGATAATGGAATTGTCTTCTTTTTCGGTTTATCATTTGTTTCTTCTGTTTTGGCTACTTCTGATGGTTTTACTACTTCCACTACTACCTTCGTTTCTGCCATTGTTTTCTGTATTTCTTCATAATATTTTGGAACAATTACATATTCTATTACGAATTTGCATTTATCATGTATTGTTATATTACCTGTCATAAAAGTATCAAGTATATATTTTGCATATACTTGATTATAGGTTTCAAAAACATTTTTTATTACATCATTCATAATATTCTTATCTGGATTGTTTATTATATTTACCAATCTTAGAAGTTCCTTTTTACTATATTGAAAATATTGTATTCCATTATAAAATATAAACCCTTTATCCATCATGTCACGCATAAATACAGCATAATTTTCACGATATCCTTTTCGATTCAATTCTTTTTGATGATTCTCATATTCCTCAACTGTAATAGTGTGAATATTATATTTATTGAATTCGGTAATAAAATCTGTCATTTTTTCGGTTTGATAACGATCATTACAATCAAATAAAACAATTCAATTTTTTTTCATGAATAATTACATTCCTTTCATTTTCATTGTTGAGAACCTTCCATTTTACATAAAAATACCTCGTTTTCGATGGTTTTTATAACAAATGATTAATATTCCAAGAAAAGTTGTCTATTAAAAAAGTAGTTTGGGAAAGTATTCTGAAATTTTTCATTTTGGACATTTTAAAAATGTCCATTTTCCATTTTCTTGGCGGACTTTTTTTTTTGTTTTTTGAAAAAGTGGGTTGAGAGCATAATGCAGTAAATTTCATTTTTTGTTAAAAATACCGACTGCATAAAAATTCTAAATATTTTACAAAAAAGTATTTAGAATTTTAGTATATTCATACATATATGAATACAATGAATACATTTTTAAATCCCAAAAATCCCAAAAAATCCCAAAAAATCCATTATTGTGATGCTTGTGATGTAACTACAGTGCATAAAAATGATTTTAAAAAGCATTTATTGACAGCAAAACATATACGATTACACAACGAAAAAATATCCCAACAACTCCCAACAAAATCCCAAAAAATAATGTCATCATTTAAGTGTATTTGTGGCAAAGTTTATAAATATAGTCAAGGTCTTAGCGCCCATAAAAAGAAATGTATAATTTTACAAAAAGAAGTCCTTGATGTAGTCTCTACTCCAGTAGAATCTACTAAATTAACGGTAGATAGTTCTTTTATTATGGAAATGTGCAAAGAAAATAAAGAAATCAAAAATTTATTGATAGAACAAATGAAAGAAAATAAGGACTTGATGAATAAAATGGTTGAGATAACACAGAATAGTTTAACGGTTCCTACTACCATCAATAATAATAATAATACAACTAATAATCAATTTAATCTTAATTTATTTCTGAATGAGAACTGTAAAAATGCTGTAAATTTTTCTGATTTTATCAATAATATTCAGGTGACCGACGACGATTTGGAGAACAATGCTAAAATGGGATTTGTAGAGGGGGTTACCAAGATAATTATGGATAATTTGAGACAACTTGACCTCACAAATCGTCCGATTCATTGCACGGATGTAAAGCGTGAAACTATTTATGTGAAAGAACAAGAACAGTGGGACAAAGAAAATAGTAACAAGTCCATACAAAGGGGAATTCAAGACATAACCTGTAAAAGTATGCAGCAGTTATGCCAGTGGCGTGAAGAGAACCCATCGTATGCTGATGATATGGATTCAGAATTAGGCGAAAAATCAATTATGATGCAACAGAATTCCATGGCAGGTCCCAAACGAGAGGACTATTACCCGAAAATAATAAAAAATATTGCGAAAGAAACCATCTTAAATAAAAAACGAATGATAGAATAAAAACAATTAATTTCCAAGAAAAGTGGTCTATTAAAAAAGTAGTTTGAGAACTTGGCGTTTTGGAAAACAACATAAATACATTTTGTGTAAATATTCAAGTTATCAATGTCAATCATATTACCTAAATCTCAAGCAAATTTGTTGTTTAGAACATCGTGGTTCTCACTCATTTCATGTATTTATGCAATAAAAGTAGGTTATTATGATTGGTCCATTTGTACGGGTGGTGTATTCATTTTTTCAATCAATTATTGGCGTCATCCCGATTATTCGTGGCGTCGATATGTGGATATTACCTATGTGAATGCTGCATTATTTTATCAAGTATTTACAATATATTATTACCGAGCTCAATATCGGGATTATTATTCATTATGTTTGTTAATAGCCGTTTTATGTTATATTCAAGGTATTTTACAATATAACAAAAAAAATTATGTGGTATCAACTTATTACCACGCAGGATTGCACTTGTTCGCAAATGTCGCCAATATCATTCTATATTCTGGAAAAAGACACATTGCGTAATTATTTTTGTGGAGAACTTACACCTTTGACGATTTGAAACCGATTTGTATGTCGTGTAATTCTTCGATGGGAACACAAAATATGGATGAATTTATCGAAGAATATGTATTGTGAATGATAGAATAAAAACAATATAAAGTTTTTGTAATTTTATTATGCAAAGGTGTATAATGAAAAAAGAGAACATTGTTGAAATATTAACAACATGTATTCAAACCAAAACACCAATATGTTATTCAAAATATGGTGATGGTGAATATATATGTGCGAATTATGGAAAGATACCAGAATCCGGAAATGCAAATTGTGACAACGACCCATATAGTGAAAAGAAAGGCTGTGGTATCATAGATTCTTTCACATACATCGTGAATAATTTGGAAAATGCCTATATAGGTGCGTGGGAGACAGAAAATGTAACAAATTATTGGAAATCATTGATAGAGAATGAAAATAAGATAAAATGGGCGAATTATCACACATTTATTGTCGGTGATGAGGATTTTGGGACAGACCAACTGGAAAAAAAAGTGGCACTTTATAAGGCAATTCAAGATTCTCCATTAAAAAAAATAATGGTATGTAATCCACTGTTAATTAAGTCAAAAGAATTATTTAAGGTGGACGAAATGGTTCATGTTCCATTAAACAATTGGTTTGAACAGCATTATGACGATGTTTTAAATCACATCAAATCAAAAATAAATAATGGAGAACAACCAATTATACTGACAGCGTGTGGCATGTCGGCAAAAATTTTGATTGCAGACTTAGCCAAAAAATATCCCAATGGAATTTTTTTAGATATAGGTTCTGCAACCGACTATTTATGCACAACTTGTGATACTCGTGGTAGAAAATATACATATTCCGATTTATTTGCTCTATTTGAACCTATTTTACCACAGGATTGGCATGATCCAAAATACAATCAGATATATGAAAATTCAAAACGGTATTTACGACGAATGTAAAACGATATAAAGCTGTGGTTCATAATAAATAGTATTATTATTATGAAAATATTTGTGATACATTATAAAAAATTACATGATAGAAAAAAAGATATAATAGCACAATTTGAAAAATTTAATTTTACAGATTACGAATTTATTGAACGGTATGACCGTGATGAATTAACAGACGAAGACAAACAAAATTTTGTAGGAGGGTATAAATCGTGTCAAATTGCGATAACATTGTCACATCTATATGCTTACAAGGTAATAGTCGAAAAATATCAAGGTGCTTTAATACTGGAAGACGACGCAATATTACATGAAGATTTTGTCGAATTATTCAATTCGTATATTGACCAGTTGCCTTCGAATTTTGATATATTTTTTATAGGGCATGGTTGTAATTTACATATTCCACAAGAAGATATAAAATCGAATTGTAATGTTTATAAAAAGCAAGAAACAAGATGCACGGATTCATATGTGATTACAAAAAAATGCGCGCAAAGAATAATAGACTATTTTAATTGTATGGATTATAAGATTGACGCACCTGTAGATTTTTGGTTGAATACTGTATTTAAAGATTTGATTCTTGATGTTTATTGGGCGGAACCACATATTGTGGTACAAGGAACGATGGTAGGAAAATATATATCATCGCATTTATATGAAGGAGCATATACAGAGAAAGGAGAATATACGGAGAATAGAGATTAGGCATCATAATAAGGGTTATCGTGAATAGTCATGCCGCAATATTGTTGAGGAGATTTTTTGTAATCTTCTGGCGTGTGAATACCAGCATCTTTGGCATTCGCAAGGAGGAATTTGAAATTTTGCCAGAAATCGCTTTTATGTCCGATTGATTTGGTCATGACATGCGATAATTCGTGTATAGCGACAAACATCAATGTGTGTTCATCAATCAAATTGTCATTTTCAGTTTTAACTTTATTTAAACAGAATGCCAATTTTTCTCCTTTATTTTCACTGTATGCGGTATATTCACTGGTGGGTAATGTTTCCATAATTTTTTTAGGATTATAACCTTTCACCAAGCGGTCAACATCTTCATTATCTTGGTGTTTTTCACCAACATAGGCAACTAATTTTTTACATTTTTCAGTAATTTTTGCTAATAAATCCGAAGCCTTTTGAAGATTTGCACGCTCACGAACGCAATATTTATTACCATCAACAGTAGAAACAATACATTTTAATTGAAATGAGTCACTATCAAAATAAATATATAAACAAATGACGACAATAAAAGTGATAAGAACATATCCTAAAATGTCGCTTTTAAACATGATTGTATATTATTATTGTTTATTTTATTTTATCACAGTGTGATTTAATAATTTTAAGCGAAGGTAATTTTTCACCCACCATACAGACGCACATGTTTGTCTTAAAAAAATATTTTTTGATAATATTATTTATATCACTTACAGTATATTTTTTATAAAATTTATCGTACGATTTAGTATAAGAAATGATTTCTTCACCTGGGTATAACAGGCAATATAAACCATTGTGCGCGGCCATTGTATCATTATCTTCCATATTAATTGTCATGGAACCCTTCAAAAACCCTTTGGCAATCTTTAATTCTTCTGTTGTAATACCGTTGTCAATTAGGTCAATAATTAAATCAACTAACAATGGAAGAACACCCTTTTGCGAACCGTTTTTAATAATTTTTTTGTTATTCATTTCACTGTAAATAATTAAATCACCATTTGCACCATTGTAATCAGTGTAAACAGTCGAAGTATATGTAAGTCCGTTTTCTTCGCGTAATAACATAAATAAACGAGAATTAAATGTACTACTTAATATGGTTTTCAATATATTCAATTTATATCTGTCAGTTTTCATAGTTCGAAAACACAAATACATATGGATGGTATTCATATTCGGTTTGTCAAACAAATTATATTTTATTTCGTGTTGAGGTGTTATATTAGGGTTGATACGATAATTATGTGGTAAGTTTGAATATTCATTCGCGTGATGTTTAAAAAAATAACTTTTTTCTACAAATTTTTTAATTTTTTGAAAAGAAACACTGCTAACGACGCTGAGAATCATTCTGGAAGGGATATAAAATAATTTATAGAATTTTATGACATCATCATAATTAAATTTTTTCTTATGGTAATCCAATGTATCAATAGGTGTTGCAAATGAACTTCCTTCGTATAATATTCGGTCGGCATTTTCATCGATAATATATTCGGGCTTATCAGAATCGCGTATATTCTCTTCCATCACCACCTGTTCTTCTTTAATAAATTCACTTTTTTTGAAAATAGAATTCAATAACATATCTGATAAAACGGCAATACTATTGTCGATGTTGTCATTATGACATTTCAATGTGTAACAAGTTAAATTTTTTTCCGTGTATGCATTTAAATTAGCACCATTTTTATCAAAATTAATTAATATTTCTTTTGTAGAAGGTAAATTTTTGGTTCCTTTAAAACACATGTGTTCGGTAAAATGAGAAACACCGCGAATATCATCAGTTTCGTAAGCAGAACCGACATCACAAACAACCTGTATAGCACAGATAGGTAATTTATTCAAAGATTTTTCATATATAATACGAAAACCATTAGGATAAATAAAGGATTCAACGCTCATTGTGACACGATTATTATAATAATAGTGATATTATTATAATCAAAAAAATACTACATTTTTATAGAAAATAGAGATTAATGTAGATTGACACCAAGTTCCAATGGAACGCGGCCAAAATCAGGTTCGATGGTGCTATTGTTCCATGGTCCGACATTTGTCTTGGGAATAATAGGGTCAGATCGTTCCTGAAGATTTGCATTTCGTAATGTTTGGCCGATTGTATCTAAACCAATCAAATAACCGGCGTCTAATAAATCAGGCATAACAATGTTACCTTGATTTAACATGTTGAAATCACCAAATTGTGTGTTATTGTCCTTGGGTAAGAGGTCAGCAGGGATGACTGTGTTACCTGCATTATACCCACCGGTAGCAGGCGCGGATGACAAGATTGGTTGATTAATATTGGTCATGTTAGGTTGTGATGTAGGTTTTATTGCGGCGGCCTGGGATAGCATGGGTCTAACGGGAGCGGGAGGAGGAGCCAACATTCCATTTAGTGCGGAATTATCGCCAAACCCCGTGCTGAAACCTTGGGACAATGTGTGAGAACTTTTGGTGCTTGAATAAGAATACAAGATGAAACACAATATCAAGAAAAATCCAAGAAATAATACTTTTTGTGATGTAAAAAATTTTAATAAACCACGCTGATTCTCTTTTAACATTATGTTTATATAAACGGGTGACAAAATTATTTCTCACATTTTGTTAATATTATTTGCTAAATATTTTTACATATTCTCCAGTTCTCAATCCATTTTCCGAATGATGTTTTCATATAGCAGTATTTAGATAGGATAACTTTTAAAAATAAGCCGTTGTGTTGCCGGTAAAAAATTATTCTTCATCACTAAAGTTTAAACTTTCTTCGTCAAAATCACTTTCATCACTGGTTTCTTCCAACATATGGGTATTTTTAATTCGTTTTGCCTCAAGATAACTAGACAGCGCTAAATCTTTGGCCAATTTTGCTTTTTTCATGGCCTCTTTGTACATTTCATAAAATACATCATTGCGTTTTTTAATTGAAACTGAATTTTCAATAGGCATTTTTTCTAAATCAAACTCAACTTCAAATAATTCAGGATTATCTGATTTTTCTGTTAGTATCTCAACATTATTATCATCGTTCGCTGTCGGGCTGTTATCGACTGGTTCTAAAACACTCTCTTCTAAATTTATATCGGTTGAAATGAGTTCTTCGTCATCTATTATAAATTCATCTACCTTCGGTATGCATAGAGAAACTGTTCTCGGTTCCAATTCATCTTGTGACGGGGTGCTATCAGGGATTTCAATTTGTTTCTTTGCATCATCTATGTCGGTTTGGTTTATTGTTTTTTTAATCAGAATACATTTGTCGAAAATGTTCTCCTTTTTTAACATTAAAAGTTGTTTTAATTCCATTTCAATTTGAAATCCTTTTATAGAACATTTTATACCTTGAATTTCGATAATTGAAATGATATTTCGGTCTTCTTCAATACTTTCTATCTCAACCGTATTTTCACTTTCATCATACACTTTAATGTTAGGTTTTCCTAAAACAGTGGGTAAATGAATCCGTAGAGTGTAAAATTTGCCAGATTTGAATAATTTTAATGAGGAAGAAAACGAGTTTTCAATGTCGTCTTTTTCTAAATTTGACTCGAACCATTTGTCTCGTCTCGTAAAAATGTATGATTTGCAATAATTTTCTAAATTTTCAATCCATTGAATGAAAGATTCGTTTTCAATGGTAAACATCAAATCGCAGTACACCTTTTTAGCAGTTTTAATCATGCCTTGTTTAATTCTACATTTTGGTGTTTGAATATATAGTGGATTGTCATTCATAACAAATTTACTAAAATGATTTCCACCAGAAACAGACGATGGTGGAGTAAGTATTAATTTTTCAAAATCAAATTTTTCGTTAGGATCATATATTGCCTCCATGATTGTTGATTATTAAATGATTCTATTTTTTTTTAGTAAAACCTACGAAATACGGCCAGCACCTAATTTCGTAATAAATAATGTTTTATTTTCTGCGTTTAAGCCAAATGACGAGTATCCGTGATACTTGTATTAATTTTTTTAAAGATGAGAATATCAAAAAGGAAATAAAGGAAATTGTAAAACCGTTCGTAACGACTATTTACAATGAAATATACATGTATTTATGGTTTATCTGTATATACCATGTGTTTTTAATATTTATTGTTTTAGCAAATCTTTATTTGTTGTTATGTCTAATTCATTCTAATACAAGAATAAGCAAATCTTATCTACCTTCGGTAACTCGTATAGAATAATAAGATATCATCCGAAAGCGAATCAGGAAAACACGCCGATTTAGAAATATTTTGTTATGATAATATATAAATGCCTTGTACGAAATCGTTTAGAAAACAAAAAAGAAATACATCGAAAAGAACTTCCGGAGGTGATGGAGCTGCCGACTGGGGAAACAAGGTTTTTGGTTCAACTGAAAGTCAAATGCGAGGTTCTGATGGCGCTCTTAAAATGAATATACAATATGCATCTCAGATGAAAGGTGGTTCTGCCGTTCTACCAATAAAGATGGGTGGAAGACGCGGTAAAAAAGGCGGTAAGGGTGTATTAACCGACATTGCTGTTCCGGCTGTGTTGCTTTACGCAAACACTATGACCAAATCTATGGGTAAATCTTCCAAAAATAAAAGCTACAAGAATAAATCGCGTAAATCGCGTAAATAAAATAATATTGTGTAATATTGTGTAATATTATTTTACACCTACACCGTCTTCATATCCGTAGCATCAAATTCTGAATAATTGTAACAATTTGTGACATGATATTCCTCGCCTTCGTAATCTTTTAAATCTTTTGCACTGTTAATACAAATACTTGTATTTTTAGTGTAATAATAAAGTGCAATTGATTCACGCAATTTATTTGGAGGTAAATTTAATTTTTCTGGGTGTCCGTGTATGCTTTGTTTGCATGTATTAAATAAAACACATCTGTTTGATTTTGGTGCAATTTTGTAACAGATTTTTTTATGTTCTCCGTCACACAACATCAAATGTCCGTTATATTCATTTTTCCAATCTTCGTTTAGGTATAACAACAAATTGATGCGTCGGTCGACAAGACCATGAATTTTATGATTGTAAATATTAAAGTCAGTGTGTAAAGCCAAAAATCCACCGTTGGCAATTTTATGTATTCCAGCCCCGTAATATTCGTGATTGTCTCGTATAATATCTTTAATTCCAGTAAGGTTTTCCAAATAAACAATGAATTCATCAGACAATAAATATTTAAATAACGCGTCAGTAAGTTCTCCGAAATTGGTATCGTAAACAAATTTCATATCAACAGTCTCTTGACCTATATCGGCATAATTGTAATGATGGTTGCATGTTATTCTATGGGATTCTTCGATGATATTTTCTATTGTTTGATTATGTAAAAAATGGTCGATGATTTTGAATTTGAAAGGGTCGGATATCGTATATCCACGATTTAGTTCATAAATTGTGTCATTATTCAAGTATTTATGCGGTTTATCCAGTTCTCCAATGCCATCATTTGGTCGGGGGGCGTTTACGCCTCCATTAGTTCCCAAGACGGCTTTGCCGTCTTTTGAAACTAATCTCGATTTCAATTCCGCCTGCGTAGCAAGAAGAGATGCTGCATTGAAATCTCCAACATTGCGAAGCGATAACTCTATAGGTGACCTACAGTCACCGGAAGAGTTTGGGAGTTCCAAACTCTGCAGGGCATCTTTATCAGTTCCTGACACTATATTGGAATCTCCAAAATCATCCTTTTCGCAGTGTCGCAAAGCGTTCTCTTGATTTAGTTGTTGAGAAGCTTTGCTTCTCTGACCATATTGAGTTAGTTGTTGCGTTCTCTGTTCGCCGTTCAGACTATCAATTGATAATGACATTATATGACAAAATACGATAATTTTTATATTCATTTACAGTAAATAAATGAACGAGCAACAGATAATATTACAAGATAAAGAAGAATTTATACAAAACATAAAAAAATGGGTATTACTTGATTCTCAATTGAAGATTGTTAACGAAAAAACTAAAAAGATGCGAGAAATGAAACATGAGCTAATCAAACAGATTAGTGAATATTCTAACAATCACAAAATCAATAACAAAATTACAATAACCGATGGAGAACTTCGCATTACAGAAAAAAAGGAGTATTCACCACTTACATTTACATATATTCAAGAATGTTTACAAAAAATTGTTTCAGAACAAGAACAAGTAGATTTTATCATGAAATATTTGAAAGATAATCGTGAAATATCTGTGGTGCCTGATATTCGGAGAACATTTTCGAATTAAATACTATAGGAAATATATATGAAATTCTCAACAGTATCACCTTATTTAGAGAACATTATCATTCAAAAAAATGAAAATGATGGAGGTTTATCAGTATCCGGTGGGATACCTCTGAAAATGTTCTCCGAACACCATATAGGAGGAAGTTCCATGGATAGGTCGGTCGATGGTATTAATAAAATTGGTGGACTGTCTGTGCCGATAGGCCTTGTGTTAAGTCCGGAGAACGACAAAAGGATTAATGTAAAATACAGTAATAATGACAATATAAAAAAAAAATTTTCAGGAGGTTCTCTCGGTGTGATTAATGAAGATAAAAGTATATATGAAAATGCGATTCTAGGAGGTTCTCTAAGTGTGATTCATGAAGAAGAATATAATGAAGGCGGTTCGGCACAAAAAACAGATGATGAAATCGAACATATGAACGATATAGAAATGAAAAATCTATTGGATGTGGTATGTAATTTACGTGAAAAGCAAAATACGCGAAAAAAGAAATAAATGTAAAAATGAACTTAAAGAAATACAATACTATATATTGTCCTAGGACACTTGCATTCCCGCAGCGATTACAAAAAAAAAGCATTATTTTTTATCAAGGAATACAGCACCCAACAATAATAATATACAATAAGTATTCGTACAGCAATTTAAAAGGCCATATCTTTTAAAAAATGAATACTGTAGTGAATTGCACCGAACCGTAAAACGGTTCTTCGCAATTCCTAGATAAGTTGTATTGGATTCCCTTAGGCTCAACCTTGGACGGCTTTGCTGTCCTTAGGAATCCAGCAACTGATGCAATTACATTCATACAGCATTTACTTAATTTTTGGTAACATATACCCATGTAATATTATGGTCTATGTATTCAAACAGCAATTTGCGCGTATTTTTTACCCGTACAAAAACGAATACAGCAACTAATGAAATTTGTAAAGTACATTTGGTATCTAAAGGCGCATTGAATTTATTTAACATTGTGTACTTTACTATATTTCATCATCCGTCGATATCGCCCTTTGGGCGATGTCTATGGATGATTGAGGTTTTCCGCAGAAAGCAAAGCTTTCGAAGGAAAACACTCCACAATACGAATGTAGCAAAAAAATAATAATATTATTATTGTTATTTTTTGATAATCATGTAAAATTATTTTTTATTAATTTTCTTCGTCACTTACTTCTTCACTATCACAGAAATAATAATGAAACTCTTCTGGAACGGCGTTTATATTATCTCTGACATTTTCGAAAACAACCTCTTCACCATTTTGCCAATAACCACAAAAATCACTACCTGATTCCATAAACATAGCCTCAATTATAAATCCTAATTTTTGTAATTGTTCGTATGCCCCAAATGGAGGTGACCATGCTGTATAAAACGATAATTGTAATGTGTTTTCTGTATTGCCTTCAATATTAACATCGTAAACATCCCATTTTGTTCCCCAATATGAAGTAGGATTTTCATTTTCTGGACATGGTATAAACTCAGCAAAGAAAGCAGGTGTCTCTCTACTTAACACTTCTTTGAGCCGCAGAATAATTTCAGGGTCATCGTGAGTGCATTTAATAATATTAGTACAATCGTTTGGCATTGTTGTAATAATATATATGTTTTATCTATCTATTATATTTCAATTTTTGTTGAATAATATTGCGAAACATACTCATCAAGGCATGTATATCGTTCGTGTTTCAGGGATTCAATCATCATATTCCACGGTGTAGCTTCTTGTAAAGCTTCCAAACCCTTTTCACAAAATAGATTCAATAGTACCGGACTGAATCCAGACATCATTGACGAACCCTTCTCAACGGATAATGTTGGGAAACCATCAGTGCTACGCAAGTTCCAAAACAAAATATGTGGGCATGGATAACCCGCCAACTGATACATATTTTTAATATAATCAATCATTGAATTATTCTTTTTGAATGAACTGTCAGCATCATTAATCTGCATGTCCGAAAAGATAGCAAATATCAATCCTTCCGTATCTTCGGGTGGTACCTGTTTCTCAATCAAAGATTTTAAAATCATGTCTAATGCGCTATAAAAGTTAGTTGACGCGCCCCATCCTGCGCGCCTTAGGCTTTCGACCATCGAAATAAAATCATTATTTTTCTCCAGATTGTGCCATGTAGGTGATGACGAAAATGTTAGTACGCGCTTACCCAACAATGATTTTTCTGCTACCCGAATTCCAAGTGCAATTGCTACCTCCATTGGTTCGCCTTCCATTGAACTAGATACATCTACCATGGCAATCATTTTTTTCAAAGCATCGTTCTGGGTCGAATTGGAACGCCATTGTGAATTCAGTAGGGCTTTCTCAATTTGAGTGTTTTCATCATGTTCCGTAACTTTAATGAGTTCGAGTGCCTGTCGAGTAAAATGATTAAGACCAATACGACCTCCTTTGACCTCCTTCCCACTCTTTATTCGGCTTTCAATATATTTCTTAAAATTCTCGGCACATTGGATACGGTCTGTTGAAAACGACCGTATATCACCGTCTTTCTTCACATTTAAAAACGCCTTTTTATTTCGACTGATTGTAATGGAAGTAGTCCTATTATGGTCGATAGACGCCCAATTATTTCCACATTGTTTGATTTGTACGGTGTCAATCCGACCATTTAATTTCGACAACAGCTTACGGTATTTTGTGTAACATTTTTTTTTTGCTTTTAGCAACGATTCGTCTGTAAGAGCCATACTCATACTCATAAAATTGTTCTCTTTGAAAAAATCCATTGCTAACAATTTAAAAAACCAACCGTGTTTCTTGCTACCCTCGCGTGGCACCCATTTGGCACATAGCGAAATGTCTTTGTCATCAGTACAGTCCAAATCCATAGCCAGTTGATTATTGACGAGTTCAATACATTTTTTGGTGATTCGTATGTCAATAGATTCCGAGATACCGAAGGTATCTCTTGCATCTATTCTCGAATTCAAATCCGCTGAGCGAAGCCCAGCTGCCTTGAATTCTCCATTTTTCATATGTTTGGTTCTGCAAAGACACGCAATATATTTAATATCTTTCCATGACCCGTAAGGTTGTTTTCCGTCTTCTAATTGAACGAATTTCTCCAATGCATATTCGACAAAATCCGGAAAATATTTAGAAAGCTGTAACAACATCATGTATGAAAGTGCATATTCTCCTTTACCTGCCACAATATCACGAGTTTGACAGACGAGTCGTAGTACAATTGAAATATATTTTTGTGTCGTTACAGTATCAAGAGTCGTAATATTTTTTACTATGGTTTCAAATTTGTCGCCGAGTGTATCCATCTGCGAAGTGACGGTTCTCACCAATTGAAAATATAATTGCATAATCTGCTCCTGAATATCGTTTTCAGACCATTTATATTCAATATGGCTATTTTCACCTAATTGCATTTTATCTGGAATTTTTGATACTTCATCGAGTGCTTCAATAAGTGATGTCATAGTAATATCATAACAACAAAAAATGGTTTTATATAATTTAATATATATTATAAATATCCACGCCCACTTATGAATTGTGGTTCGAGAACCAATAATATTTTGCATTTAGCACAGTAGTGCTGGTTGACAGCAATATATTTTGTTTTGTCATCATTTTTTCGAATTATTTCTTTTTCCTTGGTTATAATATATTTACAAATCTCTTCAATGTTTATTGAATTGAAAAATGTAATTTCCTGACAGTACTGACCCTCACCAATTGGATATTTGTTACATTTATATTTATCTTCTTTATCATTATCATCATATGATACAGGCGTCACTAATATCTTATGAATCATTCCAAATAATAATATTTCATATTTTAGTTCAAAACAAAAGGTGATTGGTTGTTGTTCTCCATACGAAAAATTGGGATTATAAACCAATTTGTCTTCCTTTGATTTTCCTTTTCGTACAATATATATGGTATTGGTGTTACAAGTCATTTCATATTCATTTAATTTTTCGTTTGCTTTGAGTTTATTACAAATATCCAACAAATAAGGTTTTGGGTCCGACATTACAAATATTTGACATTAATTTTTTATATCATTTCATTATATACAATGGCTGTAGATAACGATGTATTGATTTCTAATAAATTCATATACAATTTACAATACGTATTCGTGCGTTGGTTCAGATTGATCACCGCACTTGTTGTAATATTATATATTGTGGGATTTTTCACAAAAGTTCCTGTGGGATACAATGAAGCGAAATTCGTATTTGAATTTTTAATTGCACTGTTTTTATTATATCGCTTCAATAGTTATCGTAAAAAAATAGTTCTCACCGAACTCGACAAGGAGGTTGCTTTTTCAGCAGGCGAATATTTGTTGATTATATCTTTGGTGGATGTTTTAGCTGGATATGAAGACCAGATTCGCCCCAAATTAATGAAATATACCCAACCTGTAGTCGATTATTTCAAAAGCACATTTGGTGTATAATTTTTTGTGAATTTATGTTACAAAAAATTATAAAAATATTGTTACCTAATTATATTGTGACCAAGATTTTAAATTTGTTGAATTCGCTACAGAAAGTTTATCTTTATGTTTATCCCAATATTTTACCTTATTTTCTATTTCTATTTGTTCATATGTTTTGGGTTGAACTTTATCAGAATTCGATAATATTTTGTAGGAATCTGTTGTATAATCACCAGAACCTGTAGAAAAATTATGTTTCTTTTTATTTATCCCAATTGCAGGTTCGTCATAACTATTCATCGACCGTGTATCATAAATATACATGGAGTCGAACCCCTCAGATGCTACAGGTGTGTTTAATGATGATATGGGTGCGGAAAATAAATTGTTATCCAATGTGACAGGATAAGTGAATGTTGAATTCGATGTGGCAGGATAAGTGAATGTTGAATTCGATGTGGCAGGATAAGTGAATGTTGAATTCGATGTGACAGGATAAGTGAATGTTGAATTCGCAGCTGCATTGACAAGAGCGGATGCTTGGAAAGTGTTGTCTGGATTTGTAGTGACATTAGAATTGACAGAATTATTATTACAAGAAGTTGTAGGGTTTTTACCTGCAGTTATTTCTTGATTATTTAACCATTGATTTAATGCTTGTGTGCTTCCTGATATAATTTGACTAATTGTCATCTGTGATAATTTTTCCAAATTATTACCGGATGAAGCAGTACCGGATGAACCTGGAACGGATAATGTGGATGTTTGGAAAATGTCTTGATATGGATTTATATAACTTGGCGCCATACTACTTTTAGAACTGATTGGAGCAGATGGTTGCATACCATATTGTACTATAATTGGCGGCGGTGGTGTATTAATCTTGTTACTAATAATGTCTGCTATTTTACTGCAACAATCACTTGGTTGAGGAGTATTTGATACAGATGGTTGAGAATTGTATGGTACAGAAACACTAGATGGTACAGAAACACTAGATGGTCCAGAAACACTAGATGGTCCAGAAACACTAGATGGCCCTGGAACGCTGGATAGTTCAGAAACACTAGATGGACCTGGAACACTGGATAGTTCAGAAACGCCAGATGGACTTGGAACGCTGGATGGACTTGGTACGCTGGATGGACTTGGTACGCTGGATGGACTTGGTACGCTGGATGGACTTGGAACGCTGGATGGACTTGGAACGCTGGATGGACTTGGTACGCTGGATGGACTTGGTACGCTGGATGGACTTGGGACAACATTAACAAGAACAGGTGATGACACAGGAATATTGCCTGATATAGTATGTGATGACACAGGGGTTAATGATAGTTCTACTGTTTCTTCAGGTAACGGGTCGAGAAACCAATTAAAGAACATATAGTAAATCAAATCAACAATTTCGATGTGTAATATAAAAACAAAAAACATGATAATAACCAGCATAAACAGATATACCCATAATTTAAATTCAATTATTTCTATAGATACCGGTTTTTCATTTTGTGTCATAGGAAACCCAAAAAGGGTAACGACAAAATATAATAAAAGAATGCTAATTGCAACCTCAAAAACCGCGTTCGGGTCATTCATTTCATCTTTAAATAGCAAAAATACATAAGAAATAAAGTAATCTTGATAAGAAGTTGGAAGTGTATAATAAAAATATACGATGCCTAATATTAAACAAACGATGACTGTAGCATCAATGGTTCGTGTTTTAATAATATCCAATGTTGAAAATTTATAAAATACGCCGAATATCGAAAAAAAGATAATATATATTGCTAAAAAACATATGAATGCTAATAACATTCCGGTATTGAATACCGAAGTAAATATCGTTTTAGGATTTAATGGAGGATGTTGGTTCGGTTTAAACATAAAATTATTACGGAATCGAATTCTAGCTCGGTCAGCACTAACATGGTAATATTGATATTTTTCGAAATGAGGTTGATGATGGGGACGAACTGTTGAACCGCCGTTAAAATCGGATTGTTTTACAGCAGTAGTATTTATATTATTAATATTCGAAATAGGTGTATTGATTGTGTTCGAAATAGGTGTATTGATTGTGTTCGAAATAGGTGTATTGATTGTATTCGAAATAGGCGCGTTTATTGTGTTATTGTTGATATTATTATTTTTGAAACTATTTATTCTTGCGTGTACACCGTTCAATGACTGTGCGTCTGAAAGTAAATTATCCGTATATTGATTTTTATTTGTTGATGTTCCCGAAGAATTCATAATATAGTATATTTACTTATTTTTTTTGCGATAAAAGAAACAATATGCCATTGGCGTTTTAATAATATCATTTGCTTTCATGACTTCGACAGATTGATCGTTGTAATGAATCCATTCGTTGTTATAATTTTTTACAAAAGCAGTATAATGACCCATATAAACATTTCCAATATGATTACAAATTGCATATAATTCATATTTATATTGTGAAGCATTGTAACCATTTATATATTTGGAAAGGTCTAAATTATCTGAAGGAAAATCAATCAAATCATTTTTTTTCGATGTACCGTCTGGAGAGAATCTTTTCAATGTAATTATTAAAATTTTGGGAAAACTCCAAAAAGTAATCCGTTTTTGTATGTCCTCTTTTGATTTGGTATTTTCATTGTACCAAGCATTTTCACCAACTAACAATTCTGGTCGAACATATGCATCAAAACAGTCATAAATATTGACCGGAGAATTTTTATCGGGTATAGGTAAATCTAAAATAAAATAATTCTCGGGCTTGATAGAATGTTTTTTTATGCCATCTAATGAAATTATTTCTGAAACGAGAATGCCATAAAATAAATCCATAATTTCAGAATATTCATTGTGATATGAGTCTTTTAACATCTTGTAACAAGAAATAGCGAGTTGGTCCGTTTCATTTTCACTAGTTCCAGAGATACGAATATTAACAGAACGAGATATACTATTATGAATACATTCAATAATAAATAATAAAAATTCGGGCATATCATTTTGACTCCATCCAGTAAAAATTTCCTTATTTTTTTGTTTGGCAATTTTATGTACGTTGAATACAAATTTATTTGGTGATACGACACCATTTTGACTCCACATGACTGTTCTCAAATCGTTCCATTCTTTTAATATTTCCGAATCAATAGAATTTTTAATTAATATTTTTTTTTTGTCAAACAAATCGTCTAATACATCATTCAATTCATAAGTATGATTTAATGCTTGTAAACATGAATTCAAAAAACAAGTATTTCCCAAATTTACTAATCCAGTGAAACCGTTGTCATTATATTTAGAATTATTCATTTAAACCACAATTAGATTATAAGTATAAATACTAATCTTTATATTTATTATATCATGAATAGAAATCGTGGATATAGTCCTAGAGGGGGTAATCCGTACCACTACTCTCAACCAACACGAAATCAAAATAATAATTTAATTGACACAATTCATGAGCTGATTGTTTCATATAATGAAAACATAAGAACACATAATCAAATTATCGAAGATTATAACCATAATGTTTTCAATATTTTGAATATTTTACAACATATTCAGGGAAATATCAATGTAAATAATTATAGCCAGGCTAACGCAAATAATGCTCGTTCTTTTCCTACACCAGGTAATACCAATAGCAATAGAAGACCAAATAACATCGATTTATCTGCACTTTTATATCTATTGAATATTCCTGTACATGTGAATTATGAGAGTGAAACCCGTCATATCGTATTAACACAAGAACAAATAGATAATTCGACAACCATTGTAAATTATAACAATGAAAACTTCACAGAAACAACATGTCCCATTTCTTTAGATGATTTTGAGGTTGGTGAAGAGATTTGTAAAATAGTAGGTTGCGGTCATTATTTTAAAAAAAATCATATAATGAGATGGTTTCAAAATAATCATATATGTCCTGTGTGTAGATATAATATACTAGGCAATCATCACCAACATACCACGACGACAAATAATACAAATAATACAAATGATAGACCAACATCGTCGGAAAATATAACAGGGTTACAACAATCGGCGGGTTCTCCATTGCAAACACGCAACAATGATTTGAGAATTCCTATACGCAATCGCAACTCGAATACAAGATTTTCCGAATTAATGCGAACTTCGCAAGATAATAATGGCGTGATTGTGAGCTCATTAAATACATCGAATCGTTCAAATATTTCTGATAATAATTTTGGAGATTTATCGGTATTACCTTTGCGCAATGAAGTTCTTCAATCGCCACCACTGCATGGTGATAACCGAGCATCCTACGATATCTTTACGGATATTTCGTCAGAACCTAATCTTAGTCGGAGGGGTTCTGCGAACATTGGAATGTCTAATATGGATGATTTTAGAAGACAGTCAGGTTTATTGTCCGAAAATTCACGGGCAACGAATGATAATGAAGCAATAATAGAAAATGTTTCTCGAATAATAGGTGATATTATCTTAGAACAAATTCCGAATAGTAGCATAGACCCATCTAATAATCTAATGTTTTCTTTTGAAATACCAATACCATATCGTTCTATTTAATCTCTATTCTGGTTTTGGGGCCCTGGGCCCCCAAAACAAGACAGAGACATGCCTCATTCTGTGCTAAGGCCCAGAATTGAGGTTAAAGAAATTCGTGATCATTTGAATATTATTTCGCTTATTCGCAATTTTATTCAAAACTTTATCAAATAATAATGCTTTAATCTTTATAGAGCAATATTTTTCTTTTCGCTTCATAAATGTTTCATAATTTATGCCAAAATCTTTTTCTAATTGTTCCATATCTTTTTTGAATGTTTTAATAGCACCCTGCTTTTTTTGAAATTCCCATATTTTTTCTACAGCGAGCCCGAACAATTGTTGAAGTGGTTTCATCAATTGATTTGTGATATAATAGGTATAATCAATATTTATTTTGTTTTCCAGTATGTATTCGGGTGTTTCGATTCGTTCGCCCAACAGAGCCTTATGTTTATTGTTTTGTATGAACACGAATTTCATTCGGTCACCAGGCTTTGGTTCATTTCCTTGGTCTCGCTTTCCAATACGGTCTGCGAGAACCTTGTGGGCTATTTGATGTGGATTCTTATAGTCACTGCGTAAAGCACGAGTAATCATAAGCTTTTCCATAGGCACATTGCCTTCTACCAATTCATTCAATGCATTATCCAAATAATCTATGGCTTTTTTGATGTCATTTTCATACATCAATATGTTGAGAATTTCACCATATACATCTTTCAAATAATCACAAGAGTCACGGCGTTTGAGCGAAAGACCCATGTATTTGAGTTTTCCCTTATTTGCGTCGTTCTCGTATAACATACCAACATAACGCTTTTTGGATAAGAGAACAAAGGGCATGAGTGTTTTTTCATACGCCAATTCCATGGGCGGTTTCAAAAACTCAGTACATAGATGGGCTGCGTCTTGGGCGATTTCAATTGTCACTTCCAGTGCTTTTTTACCACGAATCTTCTCGCCCGTTTTGGGGTCTTCTAAATTAAAAGTGAAGAATACAGAGTCCGTGTTATGTACAATCATGCTACCTATACCAGCAGCGAAATGATGATTTTCAGTTGTCAAGTCATATACATAACCTTCGTATGGTATTTTTTTTATATATTTTACACTATTTACACCATAAATACACTGATATGATTCTTTTGGATTTATAATGACTAAATATTCATTTGTTGTGTTATCATAATCTAAAATCCAATTAACATCATAATCATATAAATCATTAACTTTCACAGCCAAATCGATTTGTTTTTTTTCTCTAATGATTTTATTTTTCTCATATTCGATAGTTTCTAATGTTTTATTCCAACCACTTCTATTTCCACCTGTCGTCCAAGGTTTTTCCAATGTTAATTTGTCTACATCTCGATGTAATAAGTTTGTGCCAATAATAACATTATCAGGTGATATTTCTTCTCCATTGTCCAAGAGAAGTGAATGGTCATCTGTAACATCTACCAAACCACTATCAGTTAATATTCTAATCATGTTTTTATGACTAGCTAATTTATGGCGAATAATACGAAATATTCGTGTCCAACCTTTATCGGACCATGTTTCAATAATGGTTTCTGTTGCAAATTCACATACTTCCTTTTCCTGTTTTCCAATTTCCGAACATACCGACCAAACGGCTCTGGTACCATAAACTTCGTTATATTTGTCTATTAATTTGTCGATGGTTGTAATATTGAATACTCCATTAATACGAACATAAACTGGTGTATAATTTGCTACACTGTCCCCATACACATACTCGGCCTTGGTCAATACAGGTCCATGACATTCTGTGTTGTATTCACGATTACCATAAACATCTTCAATAATTTGCTTGGCGTACATGATCATCATGCGTCCAGTGGCAGTTGTGCACGCCGCCACATCTTGTTCATAGAATGTGGAAGTTTTGGCACCACATTGTCCATAAAGTGAATTGGCAGTTACCTTATAACCGAGCTGGCGTTTATCCAAAATATTTTGCATAAATGGGTCTTTGATGGTTTTTGCCATTTTTCGCGTGTCTGAACGAGCTTTTAATAGCTCTTCCAAAATGGAAGGCATAATTGATTTTTGATTGTTGGGCAGTTGTGCCCAACGACATACTTTGATACCGGATTTCACCTTTTCTGCTTTGGAAGACGGTGTTTTCTTGGTGTATCGAAATGAATCGAAAGTTACATCTACATATTCATATCCAGGTAGTCCATCATAAATATAATTGCCAGATTTGTCCTTTTCACCGGTCTGGTGGATCAAATTGCCTGACAAATCGTATTCCTTCGTCCATACCTTGCTGTCTTGTGACAGATTGTTACTGATCATTGACGAAGGATACAAGGAAGCATAATCTACGCAGGCCACAGGGTTGTCCATATACATGGAACATTTGGGAGGTAGTACAATAGCCCCTTCGTATTCATCAAAACTTTTGGTTTTTTCCAAATCAGGCATGAGTGTTTCCTTTTCGCGACATTTCTTAGCTACATAACTGGTCAATTTAATGCCTTGACCGCGAAACACCAAGAAACTAATGGGGACACTGCAAATGCGCGACATCTCCACATATCCTGTGAGAACATCGATTTTGTTCATCAAATGGTGAACAATGTTGCAATCTTGAATACAATATTTAGCCACAATGGCACGGTCTGCTGATGAACCGTTGGTAAGACGGAAGATATCCTGCGGGGATACATCATCTTTGGCCATACCCCATTTGATGGTTTTTGTGTGGTCAATAACAGGTTGTCCACCTATCAAAATAACATTGTAAGATACTTCTTGAGTTTTGTCTGTCCCTTTAACCGGTTCCTCAATGGTTTTGGTATAAATATCCAATACCCTGTATTTTTTACCGTCTTCCAAATAATCCGAAGTGAAATTAGAAATCTCAATATGAATGAAATCATTCACATTTAATCCTGTAAGATTGTTACTATAGAGTTCTGTAACTTTTCCAAATTTTTCATGGGTTAATTGTAGCGTTTTTTTTACATTGTCACTTATATATTGACCAGCAACATCGTCCAATTTATAAGAAGGTAAATTAAAATCACGACGAAAGTAGGTATACATATCAATTTGTAATCTACCTGCTGCCTTGTAATACCGCAAATCGTATTCACCACTTGCCAACACAACCTTGGTATTTTCAATCTTCAATTCCTGTCTTCCAGACTCATTTTGTGTCATTTTAGCACAGAGTTCATTCATCTTACGAGAAAACAACAGGAATTGATTTTCACAATGGTTTTCTTGGGCACGCCGAAACATGAATTCATAATCAAACCCAAAGATATTGTACCCTATAATGATGTCAGGGTTTTCTTTTTGGATAAGGTCAGTCCACTTTAGTAAGAGTTCGGATTCGGTTTCTGTGGTTTCGATGATGGCACCGTCCACATCGTCACAAGTTCCTAACACCAAACAATGATTTTTATAAGGCTGAATGTCACCATAATTTAAAAAGGTGGAACCAATAAAGGTCACTTTATCTCCTTCCAATTTGGGGAAAATATTAACCATTGTTTCGTTGATGATGTTAATTTTTTCATCTCGTTCGTAATCTTTACTTTCAATTATATGTGTAATGTTGTATTCTTGCAGCGCATTGGTTGTTTTTTTTGATAGAGGTTTTTTAATTGGATAAGCGAGGGCTTCTGTCTCACCACCCTCTTCATCATCACCACCTTCGCGACCCTCACCTGCATCAAATGTTTCTGTCATTTGTTTAAACATATCATCAATACATAATATAGATTTATTTTCGTCTGAAGTCATTTTTTTTAGGTCTTGAATGGAAGTTGATAATAGCACATGGATGCGTTTTTTAATGTCTTCCTTGGTATAGTCATCCGCATTTTTGGGGTAAACCAAATCGATCCCACGATAAGAGTCGTGACCGAATGCTGCCATCACCATTTTTATAACAGTTGTTTTTATATTCATCTGACTAATGTCTTCCTTGTTGAAGCAATCTACCATATTCATCGCCAATCGTTTGTAGGATTTGATGGGTATCGGAAAATCACCGTGACTGCTACTTGCCTCAATATCGAAACTACAAATCTTATAAGGAACACGGGTTTCCTTATCTTTGATAGGTTGGATAGCATTTATAGCACAAACATATTCATAATTACATGTTGTTGTCTTTTGTGCAGGCGATTGCGTTCGGGATAGGAAAATTTGCACCCACCCGGAAGGACTAATTTCATAAATATGGAAATAACGGAGAAGAGGAGGGATGTTGCTTTCGTATAATTCGAGATTGGTTCCTTTGAAATTAAAAGGTTGGCGACAGCGTTCTCCGTTATGGTCGTTTCCATACCACATATTTTTTACCTTGTTCATTGCTATTGTGTTATCAAATGTAAATTTCACAAATTTATATTTTTTACCTGCTGAAAACCCATACAATTTTTTATGTTCTTCCAAATCAGCACTTAAGATAGACGATGCCATATAGCCGGCTCGTTTGCAAATATCCACATAGAGTGCTGTTGATTCTGCGCGAGTCCAATTGTCACCGACTTTCACATAAAAATAGGGTTGGAAATCCGTAATTGTGATGCTACATGTCTCACCCATTTCATTGATACCAAACATTTGAATAATGAACTGTCTTTGTTCCTTTTTTTTGGGAGCATCGTCGTCATCTTTGTGAGAAGATAACAGAGAACTTGGATAATCATCATATATATGAAAATCAAAAAGACGGAATGACTTTGTAACAGCAATTTTCTTTGATTTTACGAGTATTTTCTTTCCTTGATTGGTCGTCATTATTGTTAATTATTTGATACTATTTAGGTCTGTTTCTTTTATATTCAACATGATTGTATATAAAAAATTTCAATTTTTTTGTATTTATATTTTTTTCTTCATCGTTTTACTTCTCTTAGTATTCTTTTTCATATTCTTTTTCATATTCCTTTTCATATTCATCGTTCTTTTGGGAACTTTATGACTGTTTTGCATGTACCAATTCTCCATTTCATTGGATTCGCGATTACCCTTATAATATTCAATCACACCCGACTCAACTTTAAAGCAAGTCGGATAACCTTCAGCCGCAATTTTTTCACCTCCTAATAGTGAGGCGTGTTTTTCATTAAAATTATCCAATTTTTGAATGTTAGAGTGCTCGACTTCCAAATAATATGGTTTTTGATAGCGTCCTGCCTTGACTTTTTTATCGATTATTGCTTTCATTTTTTTCCATACAGGTTTTAAATGAACGCAGTGTATGCAAGAATCTGAATACACTAGGCCAATAACTGTAAATTTATTTTTTAGCGGTTTGATGACTTGGTTCTCATTAGTTCCCTCACTGCTCTGTATACCTTTATGTAGCGTGGTAGATCTGTCTTTGGAAACTAATATTGGTCGGGGGGCGTTTACGCCTCCAACATTGCGAAGCGATAACTCTGTAGGTGACCTACTGTCACCGGAAGAGTTTGGTGACAACATTCTATATAATATTTACATATTATATTATTATCCGCATAATTTTCCATTCCTAAATTCTTTTCCCATTTTACTATATATGAATTCCATTATCATCATTATTTTATTAATAGTATTTTTAGCAGGGTTGTATGTTTATTCCGTACAATCAGTTAGTTTAAAAGATGTATATATCAATAATAGTGGAAAAAAATTTGAATCATTCGAACAGAAAAGCGTAGCTTCTGGCAAAGTTGGCACATATGTGCAAAATCTTATTCCCAATGTGAATATTTCTAAGGAAAACTTTGAAAGTATAAAAACTCAAACAAAACCCAAAAAACTGTCTGATAGATGCCCTCGAGTTTTAATTAAAAGTGGAACACATATTTTATTGTATAATTCGAGTAATTTTCAAGAAGAAGAACCCACAGTGTTTTACAATTTAGATGAATATATCAATTATGTCAATTATCAAAAAACATTAGGGAACGATTGTCCTGTATTATTTTTACAACAGGAGAACGACGCGCAAGGTAATGATGTGTATCGTCTTCGTCCAAGTCCTTTCGAACAACAAGGTGGAATGTTGCCGCTTTCCATTTCTAACACTTACGAAGGCATGACACCAATGGGCGTAACAGGACCATCATCTGGACCATCATCTGGACCTGCATCTGCACCTGGACCTGCACCAGTACCTGCACCTGTACCTGCATCGTCATATACACCTATTAATAACACAATATCAATGGGTTCCTTGCTGGATGATTTACAGGGATTGGGTACGACAACTATAAACCAAACATCATGTGGTAAAATGATACATACTTCACAATGTGGAGGGTGTGGCAAAAAACAATGTGGTAAAAATTGTGGTTGTGGAGCTACCACTGTTCCGGCCTCTATAAATCCACTCATCACATCACCGGTTATTTATGTAAATCAAACCGCACAAAATAATTCATTATCAACCGCACAAATCAGCAATTCGTCATCAAACGCTCAAAGTATGCAACCTTTTTCCAAATTACCGCCGGTAACAAAAAGTAGCTTCACTACCGACTTACCAGTAGACCCTGCCGCGCTTGATTCTTTGGGTCGAACCGGATTGCAAACTATTCCCAAAAATCTACCTAAAGTTCCTACGGTGTCAGGGTACATTACCGACGATGCACCCTACAATGTGGGTGATTATCCACCATTTGATGCACATAATCAATATGTTGGTTCCTACACAAATTTGGATCAGATTCATGATGCCACAGGATTACCTCCTTATAGTGATAACGCTATGGACCCTAATTGGGGTGGAACAAATTACACTGTTCAAGCAATAAATTCGGACAAATATACGGATAATCAAGTAGCTAAACCAATGTATACAGCAAGTAATAAAAATATTACAGTAAATTTGGATAATCCTTTATATAACAATATTCTTCATACCCCCGCTGGTGTAGATTTTATATCTCATTTAAATAAAAATGCATATAACCCAAATGTAATCCAATAGTTATGCTGGAACCAAATAAGTAATAATACTTTGAATACATGTACGGTTGATTTTTCGTAGTTTTCCATTGGTTTCATATTGAATGTTCTCCAAACGGTCTGGATTCTTTTTCAATTCATCAATCAGATTTGAAATAGAAGTAAATTGTTTCATGATGGCTACGGCGGTTACTGAGCTTATTCCGGGTATTTGCGACAAAATGATTTCACCAATGTTCTCCGGAGTAATATTTTCTTTCTTTACTTTTTTAACTACAGTGCAATAATTAGCTACATTGGAAGACATACCATCGGAAGTATTAATTGTATTGCAATGTTTGAGAGGTATACCCTTTTGTAAATTACGCTCAATTTTATCTACCATACATATCAACAATGCAGATGTTTCTGCGGAGGAATGAGTACGCAGTGTTTGAAAACCTTTAAAAAAATGAAGAGAAGTCATGGCAGAATACACAAGTTTTTTTTCTTGTTCGGTTCTCAAAGAACTAATAGTTCCTTCAATCAAATAAAAAATAGGAATATCATGAACTGTATTAGCTAAACGATAAGATTGTTCCTCATATCGTCCATCTTTAATACTCGCCAAAAGGTCCTGTAAGGTTTTGCGTTCGATGATGGCTACTGGTTCGTCGTCATCCTTTGTAAGAATAAAATCACCAAGTGTGAGAACCTGCTTGATAAGATGAACACCTTTATAGGGATTATTCGTCATTGTCAATAACATATTACAATGTTCAAAAATAAGTGTTTCGCGTTCATCTACAATAATTTTCATAATATAATAAGCTATACGAGAACTTATTATATTACTATTTAAAAATGTTTAATAGTTTATTGGGCGACCTTCGATGGGGCGTGATTGCTGGACACGGGGGTTAGCAGTGACCATCAAACTAGACATTGTCATTAAAATGGGGTGGCGATGACGGAATGCCAAGTATCGGTTAGCGGTCATTGTTGCAGTAGGAGGCAGACCAGCCTTCTTGTCACCACCACCTTGATTTTGATTAGTGCGGGCGGTACTTCCCATACGAGAACGAGATGCATTAGACCTAAACGCGTTTCCACCTTTTGGCATACTGAATTTATATACTAAATAAACATATTAATTTGAAAATTGAAATAAATAAAAACACATAAAGATAAAACATATAACACTCTATTCGCATATTCATTTTATTTCCAAAATAAAATGAGTTCATTTGCTACAAGCTCACACATGGATGATGATATTCGTGTGGAAAAAAACCAGTACGGTGTGGAAACCTATATATTTGACCCATACAATCCCCTAAATAAGGAAATTCAAACCAATGAAATAGAACAAATATTGAAAAATTACGGTATCAGTGTTCCCGTCCATAATTTTCAATTATATAAACGAGCTTTTATCCACAAATCTTATATCAAACGCCCTATTATCGAAAACAAACAAAATAACATCATTATTGTTGATAAACCTATGGATTGTTTGCCATTATATACGAAATCAAATGAGCGTCTTGAATTTGTGGGTGACGGTGTATTAGAATGTATTACTAAATATTATCTTTATCGAAGATTTCCTAAAGAAAATGAGGGGTTTATGACAGAAAAAAAAATAGCACTAGTTAAAAACGAAGCCATTGGTAAAATGGCTCTGGAAATGGGGTTACATAAATGGTTTGTTTTGTCGAAACACGCCGAAGTAAAACAGACGCGCACAAATTTGAAGAAACTTGGTTGTTTGTTTGAATCATTCATTGGTGCGATGTTCTTAGATTTTAATAAAATCGAAGTGCACGACGAAGATGGCTGGTTTCAGAATATATTTATCACAGGTCCCGGATTTCAATTGGTTCAAATTTTTGTAGAGAATGTCTTTGAAAAACATGTGGATTGGATCACCCTCATTCAAAATGACGATAATTTCAAAAATATATTGCAGGTCAAAATACAGAAAGAATTCAAGGTAACACCTTGCTACTTGGAAATCGAGGAACATAATTCGGAAATAGGATTCCATATGGGCGTATTTCTATGTTTGGGACAACCAATTCATATGGCGTCGGTACAATCCGCTATACCAATTAATAATTTTAATTCATATTTACAAATACATCAATATATGTCACAAAATGGGAAGGTTCTGATTTTCCTGGGCGGCGGTCAGCACAAGACCAAAAAAAAAAGCGAGCAAATTGCCTGTGAAAATGCTATCAACAACCTTTCTACATTTTGAATTCGTATAAAATAAATAAAATAAATAAAAAATATTATAATAGATATGTTATTTTTATTTGAGAGAACCTTACATATATTTAATAGAATAATTCAATTTTTGTCGTTATTTTACTACGGAAGGGCTCGGTCTTAGTAAATTTTAACCTCATATAATATAAATAATGAATAATAAAAAATATTATAATAGATATGTTATTTTTATACTGGATTCTTTTATGGGTTTTTTTATACATTTTATTCAGCGGTTCGTATAAATTCATTCATAAACGATTAATCTCTATTCTGGGTTAGGATGCCCTTACTGCGTAGCGGCATCACTACGAAGTGACCAAGAGAGAGACATGCCTCATTCTGGGCCTCAGCCCAGAATAGAGGTTAAATCCATTATTAGTATTGTATTTTGGATTAACCGAAAATATAATTATGTTTATCAAATTATTATATAAACAACATTTACTGGATATATCATCACTCCAATTTTTATTAATGATTATAATAACAAAGGCAATACCAATTTATATATTACAAAACCATCAGATAAATTGGAAAAATGACCTTATAATTTTATTGTTAGTCATTACGGTGTATAATTTGTATTTATGGTTATTCAAAAAAACAAACATTTTTGAGATTTATGATGAAACCGAAAAATCTATAGCAAATCATGAAAATCGAACTCCACTGTTGGCCTCGGTTTTAACTAATCGTTGATATAGATAATAAATAATATATTCATATAATATAGTAAGTATCATATGAGTTCCAGCTATTTAGTTCAATTACAAAAAAAGAATCAAGCGAAACAAAAGAAGGGCTTTGAAATATTTTTTTATGATACCAATAAAGTTAAAAATATAGAAGATAATGCGGATGAAAACCCGAAAACGGATAAAGAAGAAACTCAAGAAAAGCCTATGGATGAAGGTTATAAAAAAATTATTGAAGAGAAACCCGAAAAAACAGAAAAACAACCCAGAATTAAATTAATTGATAAAAGTGCAACAGCTGTTATTGACCGCGAAGCTATTTTGAAACGCATCAAAGAAAAAACCATAAAAAAATTAACACCAATAGCTGAAAAAGAAGAAGAAATAGAAGAAATCAAACCTCTACCTAAAGTGGTGCAACAGCCTGATAAAAAAATCAAAATTACAATTAAACGACCTAATCTAAAAAAAGAAATTGAACCGAAGGACGAAGCCCCCTTACCTCAGGGCAATGATGATAAGGTAGAACAAGAACCAGCTGTAGAGAAACCCAAGCGGGGTCGCCCAAAACTCAAAATAGTAACCAAATTAAATCGAAGTGAGATTGTTCTCGATAAGAAAAAACTGGCAGAAAGATTACCGAAACATGAAAAAATTAAACATCGAGTTTCCAATTATTATATGAATAATAGAAAAATCTCCATAGAAAAAATAAATCAATTATTTGAACCTTTTCGTAAAGAACTCACAGATAATAAAGAACTTATCAGTTGCGATGCTGGCGCTGGCGGCGATTTTAAACCATTGTTACATCAAAAAATCATTTTGGATTATTTAAATTTACACACCCCCTATCGTGGGCTGTTATTATATTATGGATTGGGTGCAGGAAAAAGTTGCAGTTCCATTGTTATTGCAGAAGGTATGAAATCCGACAAGAAAATATTTATTATGACACCAAAATCATTGAAAATGAATTTTTTCAGTGAATTAAAAAAATGCGGTGACCCAATATTCAAAAAAAATCAATATTGGGAATTTGTAAGTACTACAGGACACACTGATTATACCAATCTTTTATCGAAAGCATTGTCATTAACAGAGGATTATATTGAAAAAAACGCCGGTGCTTGGTTAGTTGATGTAAATAAACCATCGAATTATTCGGAATTGACAAGCGCCCAACAAAAATCACTAGACGACCAACTTAATGCGATGATTCGTACAAAATACATTGATTTGAATTACAATGGTATGAGAATGCCCAATCTCAAAGAATTAACAAATGATTTTACAATAAACCCGTTCGATCATTCAGTCATAGTCATTGATGAAGCCCATAATTTTGTAAGTAGAATTGTCAATAAAATAAAAAAACCGAAATCATTTTCTTATATGTTGTATGACCTGTTATTGAAAGCCACAGATGCGCGTATAGTATTATTAACTGGAACCCCCATTATTAATTATCCGAACGAAATTGGTATTTTATTCAATTTACTACGGGGATATATTAAAACATGGACTTTTTTCATAGATGTTAAAACAAGTGAGAAAGTAAACCGTGAAGGAATATTAACCATGTTTGATAAGGCAAATTTCAATACCTATGATTATGTCGAATATTCAGGAAATAAATTAACAATCACTCGTAACCCATACGGGTTTATCAATATGAAAAAACAAGTTCGAAGTCGTGCTGCAAAAGGAGGGGAAAAAAATGGAAAAACCAAGAAAAGTTCAAAAACAACAAAAGGAGTGCGCAAAACCAAGAAAATACACGAATCCGAACAGATTGAAGAGGATGTAGGTTCTCAAATCAAAAAATATGAAGAAATGAATTTAAATCCTGAAATGACACAATTCCGCAAGGATATTTACAATGGTGATACAATGGTGCCAGGATTAGACAACCGCGTTCATGGCGGGAATGCTTCAGAAAATTACAGTGGTGTTCGTTTAGATTCTACAGGAAATCTTTCCGATTCGGATTTTATGAGAACTGTGGTTCGAATTTTGAAAGAAAACGAAATACAAGTCATGGATGGCGCAACAGAAATTAAACTAAACAAAGCATTGCCAGATAATTCAGATGCTTTTTTGAACATGTTTATAGACCAAGATTCAGCTTTATTGAAAAACAAAAATTTGTTTCAAAAGCGTATTCTTGGACTGGTGTCATATTTTCGTAGCGCCCAAGAAAATCTATTACCGAGATTTGTTGAATCAGAACCTACACAATCAGCAGATAACACTACCTATCATGTGGTTGAGTCAGAAATGAGCCCATATCAATTCGAAAATTATTCCAAAATCCGCAAAGAAGAAAGAGAACAAGAAAAGGCTTCCAAGAAAAAAACGAAAAAGGCACAAAATGAAGAAGAATTATATACGATTGCATCAACATATCGTATTTTTTCACGCGCGGCATGTAATTTTGTGTTTCCACAGCCTCCTGGTCGTCCGATGCCTGAATCTGGTGAAAAAGAAGTCATTAACGAAGCAACATTAGATGCTACGCCTGCAAATCAATTGCAAGATGTGGATAGTTTTGCAGATGTAGATGACGAAGACGATGAAGAAAAAGTTGTGGTTTCAAAAAGTTATAATGAACGTATTCAACACGCACTTAATTATTTGCGCGAACACGCCGATGAATGTTTGACAGCGAATGGTCTCGAATCCTACAGTCCCAAATTTTTAAACATTTTAGAGAACATCACTGATGAAGAAAATGTTGGATTACATTTATTGTATAGTCAATTCCGTACTTTGGAGGGAATTGGAATTTTGAAATTAATTTTGGAGGCCAATGGATTTGAACAATTGCAAATCAAGAAAGGGTCGGGTGATGAATGGACCATGGTTGAACCACAGGATATATCTAAACCGAGGTTCTTGTTGTATACGGGAACCGAAACAGACGAAGAAAAGGAAATTTTGCGTAATATTTATAACAGTCAATGGGAATATGTTCCTATGTCGATACGCCGTCGACTACAAGAAATTTCCGATAATAATTTCATGGGAGAAATCGTCAAAATCATTATGATCACATCTTCAGGTGCAGAAGGTATCAATTTAAAAAACACGCGATTCGTTCATATTGTAGAACCCTACTGGAATTTAGTTCGTTTAGAACAGGTAATTGGTCGCGCTCGTCGTATTTGCAGTCATCAAGACTTACCTGAAGAATTGAGAACCGTCAAAGTTTTCCTGTATTTGGCAACACTTAGTGAAAAACAGAAAACCAGCGATGATAACAAGGAACTTATTATTAACGATTTAAGTAAACTCGATAAGAAAACACCCATTACTACGGATGAAAGTCTGTTTGAAATCGCTCGTATCAAGGACAACATCAATCAGCAAATATTAACCGCGATAAAAGAAACAGCAGTTGATTGTAGTTTGTATTCAAATAATCGCAAAGAAACATTTGCTTGCTACGGTTACGGTAAAATCACATCTAATGATTTTAGTTCTATACCAGACATTGACGAGGACCAACATCAAAAAGAAGAATTCAATGTTGCCACACAAAAGATTCGGGGATTGGTAAAAATTAAATTGGGTAAAGACGAATATGCATTTGATAAGAAAACCAATAATGTATATGATATGGAAAGTTATAAGCGTGCAAAGAGTATTCCTGGTGAGAACCTAATATTGATAGGAAAAATAGTAGAGAAAAATGGCAAAAAAATGATAGAAGGAATTTAGAGCAACGGTCGGGGGCTCCATTAGTTCCTTTTACCATTTTTTTGCCAAAATCATCCTTTTCGCAGTCGCAAGGCGTTCTCTTGATTTAGTTGTTGAGAAGCTTTGCTACGCGAAGCGAGACCAAACTTATCCGGTGACATTAGTTCCGAATAAAACTAAATCATCAAATTTAGAAAATTTAACGATTTAGAAATACGAATTGAACCGTGTCGTGACATTGGTAATAAACACAAACCTTCTAAATCAGAAATGCTTTTGTTTTTAATTATTGTTTTAGGCACAACATAATATTTTCTTTTTTTGCTATATATTTTTTTTACAAATTTATCGAATTTATCGATATTATTTGTTTTTTTAATTTTGTATCTATTATCAGGGTGGATTTTGCATTTAAAAGATGAAAATATGTTACCCATTGTTTTATACTATAATTGTGATGCTTTTATGATGTTTATAATACATCATATTTTTATATATCAATTTTTGGAGATTACACTCTCTTTGGATAGCCCCCTATAGGCGGAGAATCTATGTTTTACAAGGGATTCAAACTCCTATACGCGTTCTCACTTGTCTCCACAAGGACATATTGGAGATGATTGTATTGTTTTGATATTGAGGTTGATTTGTTCGTTCATTTGTCAAACAATCGTCTTGAATTCTGTTATAATTGGGGCTATTTATAATCGCTTGTTCGAATGAACTATAATAGGTTACATTTTCTTTACCTAGCACAAATCTCATGATTTTATACAATAATAATTCTTCTTCTTGTGAAAATGCAGGATAATTGAATACAGAAGCCAAATTTTTGTTTTGCCAACGCACCTGTTTGTAGTTGCCTTCCACATATGTGGACATGGGTTTTTTTAATTGAATACGAAACCCATAATTCGTTACTTTATTGATGTCATATTCAACCAATTCAATAATGGAAGTCATTTCCTTACCTGTTTGTTTCAAATAGAGATTGTAATAACTTACAATCTCTAGCATATTTTTTTTATTGATAAAATCAGTCGATGTAATTTTGATTGGCATATTTGCTATATTGGTTTGGATTGTCGTATAATATACAATATTTATTACAAAATAAATCAATTTTTTATTTTGGAGCGAAAATCGTATCAAAGGATGGAGAAGTCGAAGATTTTCCGAGATTAGTTACGCTATAAGCTTCGCTTATAGCGTAACTAATGTAATAAAAATATATTTGCATGTTACATATATGAGTATATCTATACATAAAAACCAACATATACCGGGACGATATGCACCAAAAGTTTTGACAAAAAGAGACAGAGAAAAACAACTAAATAGTTTGCGTAAATCAAGAAAATTATACAAAAATGGTACATATTATACTCGACCTAAAATCGCATCTTTCCCCGGTAAAAAATCGCGTCATTTAGAACACGCCTACAAAATGTATGGGGTGAATAACATGGCACCTACAGGCAAATTAGTAAAAGCTACCAAATGTAATGCAAAAACATTAAAAAAAATTATTAGCAAGGGCGAAGGTGCTTATTTTTCGAGCGGTTCTCGTCCATCGCAAACCGCACAATCTTGGGGATATGCACGACTCGCTTCGGCACTTACAGGAGGAAATGCAAGTATCGTGGATTATCATTTGTTGAATGACGGTTGTCAAACAAATAGCGTGGCATTAAAATTAGCCAAACGACGCCGGGCGTCACGCGCCCACAATCGTTAGTTGTTGAGTGGTTTCACCCCTCTGACCAAACAGACCTGTCTAAAACAAAATAAATGTAAAAATATAAACTAAAAATTCCATATAAACGCATATTTGTAATATTGAATATTACAAATACATAAAATTATGAATGAAAATAATGTTGTATTGCTGTTGAAAACGGTACAAATTCAACCGGTAAGAAATATGATTACTGCTATAAAAGATATTTTAACTGATGCCACAATTACTTTTACTAAAAACGGTATGAAAATAATTAATTTTGATAAAACACATACAATTTTGGTAAATGTAATGTTACATGCCAATAAATTTGAACTGTATAATTGCGAACCCGACAAAATTATTGTTTGCGCTAATACTATTCATCTTTTCAAAGTGATTTCCACCATTTCTAATGAAGATACTCTATCCATGTATATAGATCGTTCAGATTACCACGACGGTGTAGTATCACACCTCGGATTACAATATGATAATGGTAACATTAAACAATGTTACAGTCAAAAACTCAGATTAATTGACCCTGATACTGAAGAACTCATGGTGCCTGATGTTGAATATTCTACAGTTATTAATATGCCCAGCACTGATTTTCAGAAAATAATTCGTGATTTGAATGGTATTTCTGACCGTATTGAAATCAAATCGGTTGGTAACGATTTGATTTTTTCTTGTGAAGGTAATTTTGCAAGTTCAAAAATTTTACGGTCTGAATCTGACGGAAACATGGAATTTTTACAAAAACCTGATGCTTCAGTAGTAATTCAGGGTGAATTTTCTTTAAAGAGTCTGAGTCATTTTATTAAATGCACGCCGCTATGTAGTCATTTGGAAATGTATCTCGGAAATGATTTACCGCTTATCATTAAATATGATGTTGCATCATTGGGTGAAATCAGGTTGTGTTTAGCTGGATTGCCGAGTTTATAATAAGTTATACTAAGAGTTTTTGCATATTTCTTTAATACATTGACCTATTTTCAAATTTGGATTATTTCGTTGTATTCTTACAGCTTCTGTCATTACTATATTGCGTATAAACAATAATTCTTGTGCGGACCACCAAACAGTATTTTTTAAATTATTATTTACATAGAATTCCTTATCAACAGTAAAACAAACATCATTTTCAGCCTCAAATTTTATTTTTTTATTATTTATTGATGGTTTCATATGACATTCTCTGGGGGTATCGATTTGCACATCTAACCCATTATATTTACTTTTTTTCAATGCTGATTTATATTTTGGCGGCAAAGAATTATAATATTTATCATACGATTTTATTCTTTCCGTTATTGTTCGTGCAGGGTCATTAGTTCCCGAATCGACGAAGCCGAGTCTTGTAACTAATCTCGATTTCAATTCCTCTACATGCGAAGCCTGTAATTCTCTTCGAGATGCTGCATTGAAATCTCCATATGATGATTGTGTTAAACTTATATAGCCATATGGCTGTACGGCAGCCGGTTGTAAATTATTCAATGGTTTTTGTTGATTAGGATTATAATAGTTTTGATTCATACGACGCGTTGACGCGCTGTCTGTTCTTGGTGATATTATATTTACAGTTGTATTACTATTATTACTATTATACATCGATGGAGTCATCGATGTCCTAAATACCGAAAATTTAGAATCCATCAATCAGATATAATATAGTTATATTTTCTTATCCTTATCCTTATTTTTATTATAATAATTTTGAAAACTTTCTACACCAATATTTATCAGGTGTTCTCGCTCTTGCATGGAAGACGCAGTATGTAAAATTTCTTGTATATTAACTGGATGACTTGTGATATTAATTTCATTAACAATATATTCATTCTTTTTCTGATTTAAAATCATCTCTAAGATCCGGTTGATTATTAATATTATATAATCAAAAAAACTTGATTCCTCTTTGATATTTTCTCGAATTGAATTGTGTATTTTATTTAATCCAAAAATTTCGTCAGGGTCCGCACCGTTAAGAATACAATGACTTACTGGATAATTCATTAATATCCCACCATCGATATACATTTTGTTTTCAAACGACCAAGGTTCGAAAATAATTGGTATTGTTGAAGAAGCGTATATGGTTTGTATTAATTGCCATTCAGGGTGAGTTTTATAGGATACATCTATCGTTTCAAATCGATTTATTTCTGTGACAAAAATATGTAGTTCTATTTTTGTAATGTCATAAAATTTTTGTAATGTCACATTCATTGGTATATCCGCTGCTAAAAAAAGTGGCTGCAACATTTCTTCAAATAATGATATAGAAAAAATTCCTCTTTTTTCAAATACTCTAAGAATAGAATATATATCAAAATTGAATATTTTTTGCCAAGGACGCTCGATAAAATATTTATCCAAAATATCCCATTCAAAATTTAAACACAAAACTACAGCTAAAATTGTTCCGACAGATGTACCATATATACTTTCAATATCTTTGATGTTCCACAATTGTTTTTTGTTACTTTCACGAAGAATACCATAAAAAGAGAATCCGGTTGTTCCGCCCCCTGAAATTACAATATGTTTGATTTTTTTAGGTATGATATTATTCGATATATCACATTCGGTGACCTTCGAAGTTAATTGTTGGGCTCCTAAGGGAGCCATGGCCAAAATCTCAGCTACTTCATAATGACAATGGTCTTCGATCACTGGATTTGTCGTTTCGGAATGTTGACAGAGAAGGGATTTGACTATAATATTGTATGATAAATCCATAAAATATAACAGTAACAAAATTTATATTTGTTTTATTTGAAGTAATAAAGTATGTACAAAATATATAAATTGCACATACTTTAGATGTCTATTTTTATGTATCCTGAAGAAGAAGAAGCACACGGAAAATTAAATATCGACGATTTATACGAAAAAAAACAGAAGCGTGAATTAAAACAGTTGTCTATTTTCAATAAAATAATTGGTAGAATTCATAAAAAAATCACTCACACAGCCAGAAACAAAACATTAGAAAATTTTATATGGTTTAATGTTCCTGCTTATATTGTCGGAGAACCGATATATGATAAAGGTGACTGTATCGGGTATATTGTTTCGCAATTAGAAAAAAATGGGTTTCTTGTTAAATACGTACATCCAAATACATTATTCATCTCATGGCACAATCACGTACCTTCCTATGTCCGTAATGAAATCAAGAAGAAAACCGGATTAATATTAGACGAAAAGGGAAATGTCATTGAAAAAATGGACGAAAATTACGAAGATAATCTTAATACACCATTAATTAATCAAATGAATGCTACACAAAAGGAAACTAAAGAATCAAAAGAAGCAAAACAATATAATTCTATTAAAAATTACAAACCTACAGGTAATTTAATTTACAGTAATGATATGTTTGAAAAAATAGAAAAGAAAGTGAATTTTGCGCCAAATACATAAACTATTTTGCCTGTTTTACCGTACTGTCAACTATTTTTGCATAATCAATAATTGTATTTGCGACAACTTTCACATATTCGTCGTGTCTATCTCTTAATGTTTTTATGATATGTTCTTTCAGTGTAGTTTGTATTGTTTCTTTTAATTTTTTTACAATATCATCATTATCATCATTATCATCATTTCC